CTTTTTAGCTGTAAAGAAACCTAACAATCTACCACCAAAACCACTCGATGTATCTAACACTTTACAATTATCTTTACCATATAACTCATAAAGAGCCTTAGCTGTTGCTGGTCTGAAATTATAACACCTACTAGAACCCCTAAAAGACATCATTTTAAACATCTCTAAAGGACTAGTGCAATACTTTAGAACAGTTCTACAATACCCTAGAAGTCTTTTATCATCTTTAAAGAAATCTCTAGGACTTGCTTTGCCACTCTTCACAACATCTAAAATTTCTGGAAAGAATTGTGTTAGTATATTAGCACCTATATTATTAAGACTGTATGCACCATCTTGATATGTTACATTTGTATCAATATCACATAAACTAGATACTATCTTATTGAATATATCATCACTCCACACATGCAAAGGAACTGCATTATCTCTAGAACGAATTAAGTTAAATAACCATTCAACTAATCTTTCTCTCTCTTCATCTGTAGTATTGATATCATTGTATATCGTGAAAATATCTCGACCATTTTTTATAGCGAAATCTTCAAAAGCATCGCTATAATTATTTGTCATTAACATATGCTAGAAAGCTTTCTTTAAAATAAAGGAACTAACAACTTCATTATCTAAAGCTACACCATCAAGACTTAACCTCAAAGTAGCAATGTCGAAACCATTAAATGTACTTAGTACCTGTTTAATTGCATTAGCACTCATTGAGATTGAACCAATGTCAAAAATACCACTAACATCTAAAGCATCTAATTTAATAACTGAATTACCTCTTCGTGAAACAATTTCAATAGAAACACTATCACCAAATGTAACATTAATATCACCTGTAGTTTCAGGCAAGTTACAAGCTAAATCGATAATTTTACGTAAATGGTCTAAAGAAACATCACACTTATTATCAACCACCATACGTCCATATACAGATTGTTGAATAGAGTTATCCTCTAGTGTAAAAGCCTCTGTTTTGAATACAAATGTATCACCACAGTACAAATCACCCTTAGCATTAAATGAAATATTATCACCACTATCAGAATTAGATAATAACGCTAACAACTTACAATCAGCTAAATGTAATCTAAATCCACTACCAAAGTTATCATCACATGTCAATTTTGCCATGTTATTATAAGACTCTACTGTAATTGTGTTATCTTTAAATGATAAGAAACGACTTCTACCTCCAGCTGTTTGAGAATAATTAAATAACCTCTTAATATAAGAGATTAAATTTTCCCTATTAGATGTGTTACTATAAGAATCATCATATGTATGATTAAACCTAGATTCATCCGAATTGTAATTATCTACACGAACCTCACCACCATGAACTGCAATCGTGTACTCTTTATTAACACCACCATCAGATTCAACAGTACGCTCAATAACTGTAAACACACTACCACATAACTTAACAATTCGTGCTAAAGAACCAGAGAATAAACAAATAAAATCTGTAATAAGATTTTCACTATTTAAAGGTTTAACAAACTTAGAGATACTCCGTTTGTTATCAGAAAGCATAAATCTAACATTACCCTCTTCAACCCTAAATGTAATCAGTTTACCCTCATAAGAGTTCTCACCACTAGACTTTAATACATTAGAGATATTTAGAATTGTATTAATTTCTTTTGTTGGAATAGAAATATGTACTTCACTAGCAAACTCATCAACAAATGAATCCTCTACACCACTATCAGTATTATCATCTAAACCTAATACACTATCAAACTCATTAATATCATCTAATAACATTTCTTCACTCATCTTTTGTACCTCCTATGATTAAATACTAATCTTTTTATTACCAAATTTTACACGATTATAACACTCTTCTGCTTTTTCTCGTGTAATCATACCATCTCTTAACAACTCAGTATAATGCTTAGCTACCCATATTGGCTCATAATTGTATGAGTCTTTTTTTCTGGTGTAGAACTCACCATCTTCACCTTTTTGAGTACCACTCATAACACGCAACAAGTACTTATCTTCCTTAATGATATAAAAGCCACAATCATTAAGAAACTCCTCTGTGTACTCTTTAATGTTATCAACTTTCTCAAAGATATTGATAGCGAATGTTCCATCTAACTTTAATGCATTACAACTATTATAAATTGTATTCCGATAAAACCCATCTATCCATAAATCATATGTGTTAAATTTCTTATATGACTGAGTATCAGAATCTGAATATTTCTCAGTGTCAAAGTATGGTGGTGATGTAAAGCTTATATCAAAATAGTTCTCATATTGAGGATAATTCTCTATCGTGAAATCCTCTGAACCTATTTTATTAACATATGCTTTTTTATTAATTCCAAAACGCATCTGCATAAACTCAATAAATTTGTTACAGCTATCTGCTGTGTTAGGGTCTATACCTACATACTCAGCTGTCTTTTTAGCTGTAAAGAAACCTAACAATCTACCACCAAAACCACTCGATGTATCTAACACTTTACAATTATCTTTTCCGTATAGTTCATATATAGTTTTAGCTGTTGCTGGTCTGAAATTAGAGCAATATCCTGCACCAACAAAGGCAAACATACTCCGCATATCATTATATGATTTACCATACTTCAAAAGCTTACGTACATATCTTGTAAAAGACTTTTCAGACCTTTTACAAAAGTCTCTCATACAACAACCTTTAACTTTATCAACACCCTCTAACTCAGGGAAGAAAGTTTGTAGTACTGAAACACCTATACTATTAACACCAAATTCACCATCAGAATAAATATCTGAAATATTCAAAGACATCAGTGAGTTTACGTTATACAACATGTAATCATCACTATATGTTAACCTAGCAACCTCATAATTATTATCAAGAATCCAACCCTTAACTACAGACTCTAAATACTCACGTTCATCATCTGTTGTATTTTTATCTTGATACCTCATGAATATATCATACCCATTATTTACTTGAAAATCCTCAAATAAATATGTGTACTGATTTTCTAACTTAAAAGCCATTTAGAACTAAACCTCATTGATATATTTTAGTAACAACTCTCTACAATCATTAGGTAACTCTTCGTCACTCATAATGATATTATAAATCCTATCTGAATCAGTCTCAGTAGTATCAACTAACTTATCAGCTAGATTAGATAATACATCCTGTAGAGCATTAATACTACTAAATGTTTTCTTATTTAAAATGTACTCACTAGCTACATCTTTATAATCCCTATGAGCAATCTCTATACGTCTAACTTCTTTAGGTTTATTTATGTCATCAATAATGACAAAATTAGGCTTTCTAGTGAAATTGTAATTATGTGATGTACCCCTAAGAACAGAACCATGTCTAACTATCTTAGTTGAACCTACAACTACATCATCATAATCCTCATGGTCATGACCTAACACAACCAAGTCATACCCTAAATCTAGTATATTATTATCAGTTAGATTATGTTTCTCATCAGAAAGAAAACCACTCTTACCATAGAACATATGTGCTAATAATATATTAACTGAATATGTATTATCTGCTTTAATAGGATATTCAGTATAGTCAACAGCTGTTAGTAAAACATTATCATTAAATATAACTCTAGTATCTAAATTAATATGCTCTAAAACACCCAACTTAAATAAAATCTGAATAGGACTTTTATCTAAGTTTTCTAGTGAATTTCTAACAATGTCATGATTACCAAGAATAGAGAAGCATTGCATCCCTTTTTGTTTAAATTGTAATAGTATATCAGCTAACATTGTAATAGGTTCAAAAGGACATTGAACCCTATTGACAACATCACCCTCAAAGAATACATATTTAACACTCTCATTAACACATTTATTAAGAATATCAACTAGTTTATCTTTAAGAGTTACAATGATATCATCAACACGTGAGTCAGGCATTTTACTATCCACATGTACATCAGAAATAAATGCAATCTTTTCACCATATTCTAATTTTAAATGAATATCACTCACCTGACTCACCCCCTCTCAATAACTTAGTATTCCCTTTAGAAACTTCGTAATGCCTAACAGCATATGAAGTAAACCTATCATCATGTGTTATTAAAAGAATCTTTAAGCCATTCTTCTCAGCCATCTGATTAATTAATTCCATGAAATTAGGTATATACTGACTAGATAATTGACTTAAACCCTCGTCAATAAATAACACAGGCTCTAACCTATAATGTGTTATAAATGCAATCTGTGATAAACAACCAACAACAGTACGAATACCACCACCACAGTTTTTAATATCAGGCTCTAACTTAACACCATTCTCATCATCGTACACTAAATGAATTGTTGCCTTAGAACTATCTGATACCCTAATCTCAATAGAGTAATTGCAATCATCGAATATAGATTTTACACCAAAATCTAATATATTATTTAAATGCTTAATGAATTTACCAGACTCTTCCTTAACTAACACATCTAGATAGTTAAAGGAAAACTCACTTATATTCTTCAAACTATTTAATTCTTTAAGAGAATCAGATTTAGTGCTAATCGCATAAGACATGTTAGATATATCTCTCTTAGCACTATCTATCATTGCTTTATGCTCGATAACCCTACGAATAATAGAAGTATCAACCATACTATTCACCATCTTTATCTAAGTATTCTGATAATTTGTTATTTAAATCATTTAATTTATTTTCGTACTCTTCTCTAAGCTGTGAAATATATACCCTAGCATCCTCTATTGTATCTTTATCTGTTAACTCAAATAACTTACTAACAGCCTTATCATATGAATCTTTAGCTGATTTCAACTGTTCCTCAGTACGAATTAACTCATCTTTAAGTGATTGATTAATCTTCTCAACACTACTAAACTTAGCTTTTACCTCTTCGATTGTAGACATTTTATACAAACTCCCTTCTACAGTACGGACAATATCCTATATCTTTCTTCAACTGCTCAAACTCGATATCACTTTCAGATAGTTTACTTTTTACATCTTCAACCTTAGATGCATAGGAATCCAACACTTCCTTACTATTATCTAACTCTTTTAAGCAACCCTCAATGACCATTAACTGACTAAAGTTATCATCTAATATATTTACTTCTCTAGATATATCATTGATAGAAGTACACAAATCACCATTAATGGAACTTAATCTAGTATCGATTATATCCTTAGACTTAATATTTTCTTCAACATCAACCAAAGCATTAGATACAATATCAATCTTATCATGTAAACACTCAGCATCATTAATGATATTAGAGAAATCTTTTATGCAAGTGTCATTCGTACTAATATTGGATTTTAACTCTTTATGCTCACTATCTAGTTGTGAAATCTTACCACCAGTACTATCGATGTAATCCAACAACTCACACAATGAAGATACCTCAGAGTCTAGAGAAATAATATCTTGATATAAAGCACTAACACTATCAATATCAATAGATGAGATTTTTATATCAATATTTAACTTTAAGTTATCAAGCTTTTTGATAGTATTGTTTGACATATCAACATCATCTAATAAACCCTCTACATTTGACAATAAATCGCCCATTGCGTCAACATCTATTGCCTCTTGATATACTAAATCAAACCCATCATTCTTAGAGATGAAGTCTTTTTTATCATTAATTAATGACTTGTATGTATTAATCTCTGTAGTTAACGTATTAATATCTGAATTAATTGACCTAACATCACTACCCAAAGACTTTAATACCCTAGCATAATTATCACAAGAACTCAATGATAAAAACTCATAAAGTTGACCTGCTGTCTTATCCATTAGGAAAGGCTTATCATTTTGATACCAAAAATTAATTTTCATCTTAGTACCATTATTCATCTTCACCTCACGTATATTGAACATACGTGAAACCTCTTCTAACTGACCTCTACCAACTTTCTTTTGAACAGTCCCATCATCAAACTGATAGGCAGTTTTCTCATTCTTCCCTACATTATCCCTAGCCATAAGCATTGTATGACTATCATTAGATATTTTAACACCATAATATCTCTGACCACCTCTAACCATAGCATCATCACCAAGATTAAAAAGTGCAGAATCGATGGCACGAATAATAGCACTTTTACCATTATTCGTAGCACCAGTGATAACTGTAATACCAGGAGTTAACTCTATATATGCTTTTTTAAGAGATTGAAAGTCTTTAATATCTACAGTTATTTTATCTGACATTACTCTTCACCATCATCCTCAGTAGGTTCGTCAAATACCTCTGTACCATCAAAAACCTCTTCATCATAAGATTCATCAATTAAGTCTACAGTACTAGCTTCATTTAACAATAAACGATAACCACCCTCAGACTCAATGAAATCTTTAACAAGACTTCGATTAGTGTTAATCCAATCAATAACACCATTCATACCTTGTACTTTAGGAGAATCTCCTAACTTAATTGTATACCACGCACCAGCTTTAACAATCTTGCCACGTTGCTCTAAGAAGTCATAATATGCATACTCATTAGAAATACCTTTACCAAAGATAATAGCTAATTTAAGAGGAATTTCTGGACGTTCGTATCGATTCTTAACAGCTTTAATCTCACAAATAGCACCAAAAGGAACTTTTTGCTCACCTACAGCTGTCTGTTCTGTACGCTCTAATGTACCTTTATATGCTTTCTTCATTGTTAAGCGAATGTCAGGGTAGAATTTAAGTGCTTTACCACCAGCCTCAACTTCAGCAGTTTGTTGACCATAACCCATAGCAATCTTAGTACGTAATTGATTTACGATAATCCATGAAGTTCCAGCACGTGTACTTGTAGACTTATGTCTTTTTAAGAATGTAGCCATAACCCTACTATCAATGCCTGGTAGCACATCTTCAGACGAAGATTCTTTTACCTTTTCAGTTAGAATAGCTGTAGCAGAATCTATAACAACTAAATCAACATTCTCAACCAACTCATCCAAAATCTTATCAGCTTCCCTAAATGTTTGAATTTGGAATAAGAAGAAATTACCATCAGGGTTTGTATTAGGGTCATACCTAAACCTAGATAATCCCATAGAATTAAGCTGTGCTAAATTAACACCACTCTCGAAATCTAAATACAAAACCCTTTTATTTTGAATACAATATGCCTTACTAACATGTAAAGCACCTGTAGATTTACCTAAACCACTATCAGATGATAACAAGATAAATACACCACGTGGAATACCACCACCCAATATAGAATCTAGTACAACTGAACCACTTTTAACAAACTCAGGAGCATCTAATGAATGGTACTCACTAGACAACTTCTTAATGCTTTTTGCGAAATCATCAACGGATGACTTTTCTTTTTTTGCCATTACCTACTCCTTAATAACTTTTCACCCTCATGAGATAATCCCTCTACCTCACTCTTTATCTTATTAGCTAAACCATTAATATTAAGTCTAACCATTAAACGTAATAAAAATATAAAAGACTCTGCTTTATCGTTATTTAGTCTTCCCTTTGATACTCTTCCCTTGTCAGAAACACTATCAGGTATATACACATCGAAACTATCAGATAATACTTCATCAATAAAGTATTTAACTAAAGCAGTACTCTCACTCTTCTTATACCCACGTCTACCATGAACCTTAGTCAAGAAAGACGGTGACAATATAAATAAATCCTTTATTGTTGTATACTTCTCAAATAAACTATTTAAGATAGTATAATCTAATGCATACAAACCAGCTGAAAAGTTGCCCACAGGTGGTGGTATTTCAGAAATAACAACATCAATAGATATGTTATTTTTTTGTATGTAATCATCTATTTTGTTATGCAACTGATACCACTGCACATGAACCGCATCAAATATCTTCTCAAACCCAATAGAAGTCCCCAAAGGATATGAAACAGTGTCTATGTAAACCTTTTTTGTATCACTATCATATAGACTAAAAGATAAAGCCTTAAAGCTAGGGTCTATAGCTAAAATAACCATATATCATAAAAATAGAGATACTATCATATAATGTTTTGTTATGCTAGTATCTCTATCCTTTCAACTATTAACTATTTTTATTATTTGAAGAATTCATCAAAGTTGCTAGTTGATGCACCACCAAAGGAATTGAAGTTGCTTTCACTTCCACCAAAACCTTGATTTTCTTCTGGTTTTACACCAAAATTAGCCTCATCATATAATTTAACAAATGTAGCTTCATCAACACTACGTGCTAATGCCCTATAGGCTTCACTTGCAGACTCTTGCCATTTATTATTCAAAAACTCAACAGCCTTAGCAGATTTTCTCCACATAGCCTCACCAATAGGGATAAGTGATAATTTTTGATATTTTTCGTCTGTACAATTAACAGTAATATCAACATGAGTAATGCCACCCAAACTACGTACATTACCAGCGTTAGCAATCATACCAATATTTTGATATAACTCATTACCCATAGACAACACCTTTAATTCAATATTACTAGATGCTGGGTCACCATTTTTAGTTGTATCATACACACAAATAGGTACTAAGTAACGAACAGCTGGGTCACCCATTAATTGACAACATTTACCACCTGTACATAAGTATGAACCTTTACCATCGATATAATGATATTTAATAGGTAATACTTGCTCAGAAATAATAGAAATTCTATCAATATTACCTTGTTTAGCTTTATACTTTTCGATAGGAACACGTTGAATCCTATCACCAAAAGAAATAGGTTTAATTCCCAAATCGCTTAACAAACTAGAACCTGCACTCTCAATGCTAATTACAAAGCTATCAGGAGATGCTACACTTGTAGTTGTAGCAGTTGCTACCTCATTTGTAACATTCTCTGTTTTTACTTCAGTAACAGGTGTAGATTCATTAGAACCATTAAACATAGCATCAAAATTTTCAATCTCAGACATAATAATTCTCCTTATTGGAAACTAAAATATATTGTAATAGCAATATGCTAACTACCAAAATTAATAATCTAAATCATCTACATTAACAGTAGGCACATCATCATATGTATCATAATCAGAATATGTCTCATATGTAGTAGTTGGAATATCTTTTGCTGTTGACAAATCAACACCATCTAATGTAAACGTATTAGATTTACTAGAATACTCTTTAACACCAACAGGTCTGTTTTGATTTTGAATATTCTGAGTATGCGAAACCTTAACTGGCTCTATCTCAAAACCTAAATCAAACCTATTAGATTCATACACAGTAGCTGTTACATTATTAGAAGTAGTATTGCTACCTAAAACTTTACTACCCCTCTTTCTTGTAGTTACATCTAACTGCTTTTTAACATCATTACTCATCTTACCAAGAACCTTAGTATAAATGCCTAATGAAGTGAAAACAGACAAATCTTTAATAGAATTCCTTAATACATCCCTATCAACATCAGATAAAGCGTAGTCAGGATTATCTTTCATAGTGATAATTAACGTACAAAAGTTTTGTAGTGAACTATCATTAGGAAAGTACTCTTTAAATTCATGAACTAATCTGTCTTTAAAAGCGTCTTCTCCCATAAATCTCCTTTCATTTCATAATACAAAAATTATTCATTAACAAACCTAACAGCATTAATTGTATTAAGTTTATTATTAGCATTTTTTATTAAGTCAGAAATCTGAAATTTATGCTCAGTAAACTCATCATAGTATCTACTAACTTTTGATTTTAAATTAGCTACTAACTGATAATCTGACTTTGTTGTTACTTGTAAATTTTTCATCTCTGATAAATTTTTATTAACAACACTAATACGTAACTTCAAATCATTTAACACATCTATAGTACGTATTAATCTCTCTGAAACCTCATACTGTAGTTTAGGACTACGATACAAAGCTTCATAAGTAGGCAAGTCTATGATTTTTCTATTTTCTACCAAATACGCGTCATACACTTGATAGATTCTATCTTGTAAATCTTTAGCAACCTTATTCATTTCTAATTCAATTTCAAGTATAGACATTACATCATATTCCCCCTACCTAATTGCATTAACAACCATAAAGTACGATACTCTCTATCAGATTCATTCTTACACTCCATTGTGTAAACTTTCTGAATAATTGGTACAATCAACTTATCATATGACTTATTAAAATCAACTAGTAATCTAAGATACTTGCCACTATTAGTAACAACATCTTCTAAATTTCTAGACTTTTCTAAGAAAGATAGTACACCACCAAATATCATGCTATCAGAATATACCTCACGTAATTCTAAATATGTCTTTAATATATCATGTCTAGATTTACCTAGTACGCAATATAAATCCCAAAGAGATATGTCAACAGAATCAATCTTAGACCTACCCAATACCCAAAAAGATTTAAAGTACTTAATGAAATCATATTCTGTCATAGAAGTTAACATTGTATGTGTCTTATCACTAGGCTCTTTATTAAATCTATCATATAGAACCTTAATAGCTATATCCCTAATAGTCATATCAATATCTTGAATACCTATGTTATTAATTGCTATAAAGCTTCTAGTGTTTTCTTTTAATGACTTTACAACACTAGAATTAACTTTACCAACAAATATAATATCAGTATTCCCATCTAAGATATTGAACTCAGTACGTAATTCATAGTTAGGGTACATGAAACAAACTAAATCTAAATAGTTTATTCCCTCTTTACTATCCTCAACTTTCACTACTTTATTGATTAAACTGTAATCTCCCACTGAATCACCTATTTTTTGTACCAACCATCAGATTTATTAATCTACTATTAGTATAACCATACCTATCACCAGCTTGCTGTTTGATGGAGTATAGACTAGGACACATATTAGCCATAATCTGTACCTCATCAAACTCACTCATCTTATCCTCTCGTGTTGAATTTTTCTCATTAATGTATGCTATTGTATCAGCTACACTAGAGAAGTTTAAATTCTTTACGACATCCCACCTTTTAACAATTATCTTCATTCTAGACATGATAATTGGTGAGATTTTATCACCATAAGATAAAATGATGATTGGCAACTTAGACTCCTCAATGAACTTTAATAGTGAGTTTTGACCTACATGAGATAAAAAACCAATACCATCTAATACCAAGAACTTACTATTTACATTAGAAATGCCATCGTATGAATCTATTAAATTCCTTACATCATCTAGTGTATACACACGTTCTATTGTATCTTTGTATACCTTTTTAAACTCAGTAACATACTTACCTATTAAAAGACAAGGACACATCTCTACATGTTCTAAGAGTTTTTCTATGAACACATTCATATCTAATCTATTGTAATCCATACAATGCACCTCAAAACATTAGATAATAAAATTTTAACACTATTTTTACTTAAAATCAAGTAAAAATTATAGTAGTTGTGATTTTAAGAATTCCTCTTTAAGAATACAAGCATCCTTTAATTTATCATATCTAAATCCGATAAATACACAATGTGCGAACCTACCATTTTTAGTAATTTGTTGCCCATCAATCTCTACAACTTTACCATAGTATTCTGGTTTAAGTACTGTCTTACCACTTACAACAGTTCCCATATTCTTACGCATATCAAGATTGAAACCACTGAACTTACCAATCTCTCTAACTTCCTGTGTACCATCTTCTTTTTCAACATACACAGAAACACAGATAGAACCTATCATGTTCTCAAACGCAGAACCCTTATTACCCAACTCATAGCCTGTAATAAAAGCATCAATAGTATCACCAAATGAAAAAGTTATATCGCCACTTACATCATCTAATGTATCAAAAGCACTTAAAGACGATTGAGAATTAAATGCACTCAGTGAATCTGATAAAGACCTCTTACACTTAACCCAACCTTTAAAATTCCTAGTTGTATCAGGTACATACACACCATCTAATCGTTTAGCAACTGTACCCTCTAACCCTAGACTAATTAAATGCTTATAAAACTCTTTCTTATTATCCACTACGTATTTAACAGGTCTAGCATTAAAGTTAGCACCAACTAACATATCAATAATTGATGATAAATATTCCCTACGCTCATACAAAGGAGTATCCATTATCCACTTATCATCACAGTAAATGCAATCAAATGCATTAAACACTAAGTCTAAATCATTAAAATCTTGAATATCTAATGCCCTATCAGTATTAGAACCTAAGATAGATGTAACTGCTTGTAACTGAGAACTTGTATCTACTCCATAACCATCTAACACAGTACATATATTAGGGTTATCTGATGTTAACTCACAATCTAAAATAAAAGTTCTATCTAACCCACCATATGAGAAATCTTTAGGTAATTTAACTTTTTCAGTAAACTCTATGGGGAGCAAGTCAATATCACTATTATGTCTACTATATAAGTGAATACCTGTACCATCGTTAATAATAAAACATCTAACACCATTTAACTTCTGTTCCATTGACCAATTATCTGAATCCCACACCTCTTGTTGCTGTTCTTCTTTAAAAGAATCAATCCTACCAGCCAACATAGGTGATTTTAACTGTAGCATTAACTTTAAATGCTCAGGAGTATTTTCAACACTACCATACCTAATAGATAGATTATGCCCTCTAATTGGTAGTATGTAATCTTCTTTCTTTAAAGATTTACCATCTTCTCTATTAGGAATTGTGATACCACAATCAAATGACATCTGCTTTAACTCATTTAAAGTTCTACCAACACTAATTGCCACAAGAAACAACCTCCTTTAAATTAAGTAAAGCATCCTCATTTAAAGAGATATCATTACCCATAATATCGCCAATCTCAATATTTAAAGATTTACACAGTTTTAAGATAGTAGATACAGATGGGCAAGTCTTTGAACCCTTACCCATCCTTAAATCTTCAATCCTACACACTACATCTCGACTAATACCAGTTAAATTAGAGAATTCAGATATTGTTGTTTCTAGTACATTAACCCTAATGTATCGAACATTCTTACCTAACTGAACTAACTCTAACATATCACTCATTAGCAACACCGCACTTAATAAAAGAAATTAATGAATTCTTATCGTAATCATTGTCAACTTTGTTATTGATAATATCAAGAATATCATCAGTAGAACCATCTAACCTAATACCATATCTAGCTAATTTACCATTCATTAAAGCATTTGAAGTGATAAACTCATAAACATCATCCACAATATGATAAATATACGTAGATAGGCTAGAATTATTCTTATCTAATACCATATTAGACATTCTACGTAAAATAACTAAACAATCATCAATATCACCAACATCTGATAATAACCAACTCAATGGTACTTCATTAAAGCCTTCAACTTTAGTCATATCTACCAAAGACCATTTATTACCAATGTGATAAGCAACATCTAAACGCTCAACTGCACTACCTAGCTTTTCATCTTCATAACTTGCTAGATATACTTTAACTTGATTAAATTCACCTTTAGTAATGTTAAATACTTTTGACGTATCAACATACTTAACCAAGTCATCAAGTGTTAAACTATCAAAAATAAACTCTTCCATGCTAATCTCCTAAGCTAAATCTGGCTCAAAATGATACCCTAACTCAGAATCATCCTCAACCATATGAAAATCGTATACTCTACCCATAGACCATCCAACAGATGGGTCTGTGATAATCTCTACTGGCCACTCTGGTAACTTAACAGATTGTGTTTCTTTAATAATCTTTAATATACGCATTAATTTAGTAGCACGTATTGTGTAACCAATCTCATCATGAATAGCTACCCTCCAAGCAACATCGTTCTTGAATTCTTCATTATTAAATAATGCTCTCCACAACTTAATCATTACCATTTTAAGAATATCACCAGCAACACCCTGTACACTCGTGTTACCAGCACTACGATTAGCAAAACCTACCTGTTTATTTTCATAATAAGAACGTAATCTACGTGGTCTACCAAAGAATGTTTGTAGCATACCCTTACGTCTAGCACTGTAGATTAACCTATCTTGCCACTGAAATAGTGTAGGTAAAGCTTTCTTATACTTATTGTAGAAATCCTCAGCTTCTTGTAAAGATTTAAAACCATATCGACTATCTGCATACAAAGAATGAGAACTAGCACCATATAAGATAGAGAAGTTGGCGTATTTAGCCATCTTACGATAATCCCTATTATAATGCTCCTCACCCCAGATAGCTACAGCAGTATTACCACATACTGATGTCTTACCATTTCTACGTACAAATAGCAACGTACTAGGTACTGCAAAACACACGGATTTAACAGGTTCATCATACTTAATAATTTTAGTATTCTTATTTGAACCCCTAACATCCCTCTTACCACTAACACAATTAAGTTTGTACAAAGAAACATTATATCTATGAGAAACATCTTTAATATTAGTTGAGTACCCTAAATTAATAAGAATTAACTGTAACTGCTCTACTAGTTTTTTAGATTGTACTAAAATGGTTTTAGAGTTCTCTCTACCCTTTCTGTTATCATGTAAACCATCACCATCATACATAGCTGAGAAGAATTTTTCTAATAATCTATCACTAAAATGTAACATCTTATCAGACAAAACCCTATCTTTTTTAAGATTACCACCTATATAGCTAACAATAGTATCAAATAAAGATGAACTTGTAACAGAAAAGACATGAAAATCGCCATTTAATGTAGAAGTCTTACCACAAATATTAATTTCTTTACCTTTACAGATAGTGACTTTCTCATCAAAAAGATTTCCTAATCTAGCATTAAGTTTTTGCATCTTAGACAACACATCTGATTTTGCCTCTGATTGAGAAAAGTATACAGTCTTAGAGCCATTACTACGTAAACATGTACCACCATCAGTAATAACATACCCAAGAAGCTCTACAAAATCATCAACTGAAATGTCATACCCCTCTTTATGATATGTACTACCTATATGAATAACTCCACTATCTACAATATCATCTGAACTTCTAAATACTTTAGTAGATACAGGACTACAGATTGTACGATAGGAATGTTTCTTATATAACTCATCTGCACGTTTAATATACCAATTATCCCTACCTTTATCATACATACGATGATTAGGAGTAACTAATAAATCAGTATTATTACCAACAAAATGATACATTGTATCTGTTTCATTGAAATATGCATGACCAGCTTTAACAAACTCTAATTCTTTAGTATCTTCATTATATTGTGCAATCTCAGTATCAATACCAATATGCTCATAAGTTTTCCAACCATCTCTTGTTAAAAACTCAGTATCTAAAGAATAACACCTCTTATGAATGTCATCACCATGTACAAATGCATCAACCCAATTAGGCTCACGGCTTAAATTAGCGGCAATACGTAACTCTTCGGCGGCATAGTCAAAACTGGTATATAAGAATTCATCATCATTGCTATCTTCTAACATTTTAGGTGAAATAGCCATACGTATATTTAAGTCATCATCCATACCCTCTACCCAACCAATATATGCTGGGTCATCAGGTATAATATGTTTTCCTTCCTCATCATAAGAAGAATACACAAACTTATACCCCATAATGATATTATCTTTTTTAGAGAATAAATTTCTATCACCTAAGTCAAATACGTCTTCCATCTTTACATGTGGCTTGGGTAATGACTGGGCGTTAATGGGACTGAAGAAAGAATTCTTACCATCTTTACCAGAAGCAAGCCTTCCAGTTGGTACTTCTGTAGTTTTATAAGCGAACCTACAATAACCCCTACGTTCATACTCTTTCAGCAAAGGCTTAATATATGATGATATCAATTTAGCTGTTTTCTTATAATTAATATATGATTTTAAAGCTGGGAACTTCTCTACATACTCTTTAGGTAAATCTGCCAATATTTTAATACCAACTGACATAGTACCCTTAGATGTACGCTCACCAGTATCGATACCCAACCTCTCAAAAGCTTGTGCAACCTGTACAGGTGAATTCAAATTAATCTGTCCACCTATCATAGCATACACATCTCTCTCCATCTTATCTACTCTATCTGTAGCTGTAATATATAGATTTTTGAGTACATCACCATCTAACCAAATCTTCTCATTCTCATAGTGTAATAAAGGATATAACATCAAATTGTCAAACTTAGCAGAATGTTTAGCCTCTGTAAAATACTTAACTGTTGCAGTCGCAAGTAAAAATGTACACAACGCATCTGCGGCGGCATAAAACACTGTATCTTCATTTTCAGACGGGTTTAAATAGAAGAATGAGCCAGCATTTTCAATTACCTCATCAAAGTGTAACTGTTCAATTCCTAAGAAATGTAAACTAGACCATTTAAGACTAGGATATTTCTGATTAGTATCTGCTAACCACACAGGAACAGAAACATCATAATAATCAACTTTAGACATATCAAACTTAGCATACATCCAACGTCTTTTATCTAAATCAGCTTTATTCTCTTTATACCCATAGTATTCCATAATCCGTGCATCATAACGCATATTATACATGAATACCTTCTTAGCTTCACACATACGCTCATAGATGAATTTTACAGATTCCTCACCTAAATTACCCCCATACTGAAAATGATATACAGGCACATAATATGCCGTTTTACCATCTAAACAAAAAGAGTAGCCTACCAAGTCAATCTCTTCAAAATCTAAACCTGTTGTTTCAGTATCAAAAGCCATATAGTAGTCTTTTTTATCTTTAAAGATACTCTCTAAGTCTTCCATACTTTCAACTAATACAAAGTTAAAATTTTTATACCAATTCTCTATTTTTGGAACAGCACCTACCCAATGTTTATAGTCACTCTTAGCTTTCTCATTAGCCATAGATAGATTTTATTCCTTTCTATTAAACCTACAATTAAACATAAGACCAACATAGTAATCTAACCCACCACCACTCATGAATACATCTGAAATATGTACACATAAGTCATCATCTTGAAGAAGAAAACTAATTGTCTCACTTATATCTCGTGATACATACCCAACATGATATGTTCCACTATAACCATCAACAGACAACATAACTTTTACAGCATGCTCATCATGAATATTGTCAGGCTCACGTACTAACTCTAATATAACCTTATCAACCATATTATTATCTAGTATAACCTGTAACACATCTTGTGCTTTATACTGAAAAGTGCTACCAACCAACTTTAATGTGAATACACAATCAGTAATATCACATGATAAATTCTGTAAAAACAAAGGTAACTCTCTACTCATTTTGAAAATCCACCCCTTGTATTTACTAATAACTTAGTTTTAGAGAAAAGTATCTTAATTGCATACCTCTCTGACAATACACCCATTATAGGATTTTCAACTATAACACCTCTAGACCTAAGAGTTTTAGCAAGCTTTAAAAATCTATCGCTCCTAGCCAACAATACTATTTTATTTGTACCTAATGATAGACATAAACGATACAGTTCTTCAGCAACTATATTACACCAACTAGTATTTTGTATGATATCCCTTAAAGTAACAGAACCATCTAATATATCGTCTTGATACATTACACCCATACCAGTTAAATATACGATATCCATCTTCTCTATATCTGAGTATTCTACCAATAACTTTAAAAAAGTACTCCTAGTTAAATAATCAGCAACTCTTTTATTTTTCTTCTTACTTGTACCCCTAGTATGTAGTGGTATTACTGCAAGTCCATTACCTATAACAGGAACATTAGCCATTGATTGACTCTAATAACACACAATCATTTTCTACACCTGTAGATTCATTAATTGTTTTATATTTATTGAAGAAATCATCAGAAGAATTGAACTCTTCCCCAATAATACCACTAATATCTGAATTAGTAATCTTAACCTTACCATTAGGTAAACGAATAGCTGTAATTTTAGCCATAGCATTTTCTCCTTTTTAAAATAAAAATAGGTATTGTAGTTAATAATATTTTCTACATTACCTATTATACTTAATTTTAAGTAACTTTACAACTACAAATTACTTAAAATTCATACTATTTTATTCTTGAATTAATGATAAGACCTTATATAAAGCGTTTTTATACTGCTCATACGATACCTTACCAACTTTAAAAGTAGATAATACATTTTTATTGTAGTATTCCCATCCTGTATCCTCTACTACAACATCCTTAACCTTTTCATCATGCTTACCAATATATGATAATCTCTCTTCCTTAGATAGGGTAGACCATATCTTCTTAAAGATTAAATTTACATCCTTACCAAATAAAATCTTTAAAGCGTGATAAGAACTGTAGACTTTGTTTTCAGAAAAGCAATATAACAAATCTGTATCTGAATGATACTTAGCAGACGGTTTACCTGTGATATCGTCATCATGAAAAGGACAGTACATAGTAGAGCCATCAATGTAACATCCATATTCTTTCAATAAATCACTAAGCCTAAAGTAATGATTTATTACATCAACTTTAACTAAAGGATTTATCTCACCAACTAATGTTTTATCAAAATCACTACCACTAGTCTTATTTGTATTAACTAAACTATTATCTACTTTAGAGATATCAACCCCCATGTCAAATGAGTTTTCTTTTTTAGGTTTTTCTTTATTTTTATTTTTAAACCCTATGCCATCAACATCAAATAGTCCCATAAATCAATCCCCACGCATAAAAATAAGAGTGTACCATAGAAAGATACACTCTTATTATACACTATTTTTTTCTAATGTTAATACCTAATTTTTTAGAGTTCTCAACAATATCTTCAACTTTATTAGATACATCGTCAATTTTATCATCTACTGTATTAGTAATGTTATCTACTTTATCAGTGATATCATCAACTTTTGTATCTACTTTAGAAGAAACCTCATCAACAGTATTATTAACTGTATCTACTACTTTATCCTGTGTAGAAGTAACAACACTATCAATACTCTTACCTAAGAATAAAACTCTAATACATTCTATTAACTTATCAATGAAACCCATATGAATCACCTAGATTCCTAACTCATCAGACAACATTTGAATAGCCTTAGCTTTCTCTTCCCTAAACCTATGATTTAAGTTTTCCCTCAAAGAAGAATTATTCCACTCTGTAGTCATACAAACGTCATAGATAGATGTGATTAAATCATAATCAAATCGTTTCTCATCTACATAAGAAAGACCTTGTAAATCAAGATTTAATTTCTCACCCATAATCACTAAAGCATCTTCAAACATCTCTACAATGTTACCAGTACCATACTGAATTGCCCTAGAGAAAATTACATCTTTCATAGTCTCACTATGATTTTCAATGTTAAATAAATGTTCCCTTAACAACTCAACTGATACATCATAATACTTATGTATAGCATATGAATGTTGCATGTTATAAAAATTCTCATAGTCATTATTAGCAAAATACGTCCATGCGTTGTCAAAGTCATATGAACCAATTTCATATTTATCTAACTCTTCTGCAATCCAGCTATATTCTGAATTTAAACCCCATACAATAAAATCATCTACTGAACCTACATTACTAGCTAATTGATACATACCATATGACTTACCACCATAATCTCCATCACCTGTAGAGATAGCACCAATATCTCCATTAGATTCATACTCTTTGCTTAAATCACCAATCATAAAATATCTCCTATAAAGCATACGCATACTAAAACAATACCTACCAAAACAAATTATTTATCAATGTGTAATGGTAACTTAGGAGATTTACTCCCATCAGAACCTACATTGACTTGAATACTATTATTTGTTACTGGTGTTTTATTATCCTTATCAACAGAATCAGGTATACCATCACCATCTGAATCTGTAAATAAACCGATAATCGCCATTAAACACGCAACAGCAGAAACACCTGTGAGTATACTAATTAACTGCTCCAACCTCGGTAAAAATTTTAGTATCATATCAGGCTTGTAATCATAAAATACACCTAAAACAACAAACACTATATCTAACACTATCGGTAATAGCCAAATGAGAGCAAGTATTCCTATGAAAACTTGAATTTTCTTAGGAATACCACTCTTAGCATTATTTAAAAGTGTTTGGAAGATAGGTGTAACATTTTTTAAACCGTTAAAGTCCATAAGATACACCTCTCACCAATACTATCTATTTTATGAATATCTTATGTATATTTAATTGTTATCTATTATAAGTGGTCTACTTGCGTATAGGATTGACCATCCCATGTCTCGAATGTTTTTGTTTTGAGATTATACTTATTTGTACCTTTAGGGAATACTACAACCTCACCTGTCCACAAAGTAACACCAATAGGCTCCTTAGCATCAACCATACCTACAAAACCCTGTTCAGTGGCAAGGCTAACATTAGCAGGTGTGAACTTATACGTATACCCCTTAGATACAAATGAATTTACATAGTCATAACTCATCTTAATGCTAGGGTATACACCACCAACATCACGATACCCCTCAGAAGTAATAACTTTAACACTAGAAGGTATTACAGTATCATTGTTTACAACACCAAAATCTTCAGTGTACATTTCTCTATCCCTATAAAACTCAGGAGAATCCATATACGTAGTTAAAACAGTCTCATCATCATTTAAAGAATAAATATATTTCAACTTCCTATACAATACATCCCCAACAATAGAGCTATCATAATCCATATAGTATTTTATACGTTTACCATATGGATTATATCCACCCAAAACATTAGAAACAACATTAAAAGTATCATCATTTCTAGAAGTAGAATATTTATTAAACCTAAGACTATTACCATTAACAAAAACTTCTACCTTACAACTAGTTAAGTTGTTACCAACAGATTGAATATCAGTCAAGAATAAAACAAGAGTCCTTTCATCCTCTTTTCCCATTAAAGTATCATTATATGCTGGGAGTGTTTTTATAACACAATTTACACCATTCTCAGGATGAATAAACTCACTTGTATACAAAGAATCATCAGCTCCAAATAAAGTATATCTATAAGTTAGTCTTGACATGTCCACACTGTTAGAGATAACAAACCCAACTAAACCCAAAGCCCTTGACATTTCTTTATGAGTAGTTCTACCTAAAGTTGCTTCAACAATACCCAGTGTTTCAGATAGAAAATCATATGCACCCTTAATATCACTAGGGCTATTATACCCTAAACTCTTAACGAACTCTAGGATAATCTCTCTCTTATTGTCCTCTGTAATAACTGAAACACCCCCTGTCTCAATAGAGTCAATTTCACTATGATAATTAGCTAACTCGCCACTACTATGAACACCTTTTCGCTCAATAGCCAAAGCAATTTTGCTGATGTTATCAACTAACACAGAAAACTCATTATCAATTTTGTTTTGTACTGACATAAACTTACCCCACTAAATAAAAATTAAGAATATAAACATAAAGATTTCTTTAGTATGCTAAAAGTATCCTTATATAAACCTATACTCCACCAGGACTCTCAGTATTATGAGTTTCAGAACTTGTATGCTCTGAAACTCTGTTGATATTCTCTAACCTAGAAAGTATACTATTTAAATACTCATCAGTATTAGGGCCTAAGTTGACACTACTAACTAATCTATATGTATTTGTTTCTGAGTCTAGAACGTATAATACACCATTCATCTATATTACCTTTTTAAACACCAAGTGCGTTTAATTCTTCATCAGTGATTGTAGAACCATCATTTTTTATAATTAGTGTCGCCCCATTATAAACTATAAAATTATTCACAATATTGGAATCTGTCTTAGACGCATACTCTGTTGTTGCGATAAGATATCTTTCATATAATTTACCAGAATCCTTAGTATAGTGGAAATACAATTTATCATTTTCAAGTTCTAAAACACCTGCATATTGACCATCGGATAAGTCAACTATTTTTGTGTAGAAAGTCATCATAACTTTAACAGGTATTTTTATCTTTTTACCAAATTTGATTATTGCATTAGGGCCTTCCCCAAAATTCGAGGAATTTAAAGTATCAAATACTTCAGGTTTTTCTGTATAAGCTTTAATTGTAACATTACTTGACCCAATTATAACAGGTCTGTCCATAGTATTATTTACATTAACTTGTTGCCCTAAATCTACATTATCTTCATTAAGCCTAAACATATTTTGTTTCAAAATATAGAAATTATCATTGAGTGAGCGTTTTTTAATGTCTTGAACTACCATTTTAACACTATGCTCTTGACCATTCACAGTATATTTAATCTCAACCTCACCATTAATGTTTTCAGATTCTTGTGGCTGTATACTTAATGTTAGAGTATTATAATTGATAACACCACAATTTTCACCATCAGCTGTTAAAGTATAACTACTATATTTTGGAGTTTGAGTTATACGATTTTTATATTGTCCATCTGCAATTTTAACACTCTCGATAGTATATAAAGAATAAATCTTTACATTATTAACACCTTTAGTCTCAAATGTTTCAGTTACACGACCAACAGACTCAATTCTACTTGAATTTGTCTTCCTAAACACATTCGCAATACTCAAATTATCTATTAATGACTGATAGTTAGAACTATCACCTGTAGGTGGATTATAACTATTAATAGAACTTACTACCTCTGTATCTACAGTAGTATTACTAATAATTCCTTTAGAACTTAGTGCAGTCTTAACATCAGATTTAAACTGAGTTAATGTTTTGTATTTAGTAATAAACTTATCTAACTCATTAACAATATCTTCAACTATCATATAGTCCACTCCTACAATTTACTATTAATATCTTTTAACTTATCTAAAACATCTTTAAACATCTTATCAATCTCAGAAGTCCTATAGATAACCTTTCCATCTTTATTAGCACCAACACCATCTAACTCTTTAGTTGATAGAATAGTTCGAGAGTTATTTCCATCCCACCAAGTTAAACGACTGGCTGAAAAAGCTAAAGGTTTGTCTTTATGACCTACCTCAGTGCCATTACCACTAGATAGTTTAATCAATGCCCATTTACTACCATCAGTATCTAAACCATACAAAGGAACATTATTCTTTAGAGGCGGTAATTCAGTTATAGTTGCAGTCCCTGTATCACTACCACCACTTAAAGAACTAACATCTACTCTTGATTTAGTATTGTTTGAATGAGTTAGTACTAATTCCCTAGCACCACTATCATATTCAATAGATACTACTGGATGTACATCATTTTCACCATCAGTAGGCTGTATCCATAACAAAGGTTTATTTTCACCTGTAGGCTCTGTCTTAGAGAACTTAACTAAATCATCACGAGTAGGTACTTTTATTCTACCTATTTTAACTCTTGCCATCTACTTAATCTCCTTCCAAAATCCTATAATATCAAAAATATACCTCTTATTATTTCCCTGAACACCCCAACCCTTAATATTTCTAGAGTTAGGTTCAACATAAATACTATTGTTATTAACATCAACAGCTGTTTCTATCAACCTTGTAGGAACAGGAGCATTTGCTGGTAATGTAGCAATAGTACCACCATTACCACTATTCTGTGTCATCTTGATATCCAAGTGTAGCTTACCAAAACCACTGATAGGACTATATTCTAAATAACCCCTACCTGTACCTGCTGCACCAGGAACTGCAACACCCCACACAACATCATAAATCTTAGTAGTACCATAAGCAATAGTACCAGTCTGTGTATTTGTTGTTGGTGTATTACTTACCTCAGGATATGTAATATCAACATACACATCACCATTATTTTCTACAGTAAAGTCAAGAGTTGGAACACCACTAGCTTTAGGTATTTTATTCTCTACAACCTTTAATTCTTCTTTAGTAGCTAGTCTAGAAGTGTCAACATTAGAACCACTACCACCACTAGAAATAGAATTTACCCTTGTCTTAATATCTTTGATATCTCTACCAACAGTCTGTGCTAATGTCTGTATATTCTGCACTAATTGTGTGTTAGTATCAGCCATAAGCAATCACCCACTAACTATCTCTTGCGGTTGTATACACACTCACCAAATCCACTGTAGGGTCACCAATACCTAAATTAGCACATGCTTGTTGTTTTTGAGCCGTAGATAAAGACTGTGCTTGACTATAATCTAATTTGTTAGCAACAGATGTAGTTAACGCTGTTGTAACTGTTTTATCACTCTTTAATGCTTCTTGAACTTCCTTAAATGTATCCATAGTCGCATCAGCACCATTAACAAGATTAGTAACAGCCTCTTGAATTTTATCTGTTAACTCTTGTTTAGTTGCCATAGTACTTAAATCAACACTAGCTTTAATAGTGCCATCTGCATCTAATGTAATACCACTGCCAGCTGTTAATTTGTTTTGTTTAGTATCTAGTTTAGTATTTAAACCTGCTGTAGTTGTGTAGTCACCTAACTTAGTTGTCAAAGCACTGTTTTCAACATAATCTGACAAGTCTACAGTAATCTTAGTTAAACCTGTGCCAGTATCCTTATTAATTGAAATTTTACCCTCAGCAGTTAACTTATCCTGTTTAGCTTGTAACTTTGTATCAACAGCTTTCTCTGTTACAGCACCACCCTGAGCAGTAACGATATTAGCTTTAACCTCGTTGATAGCTTCAACGATTGAAGATTGATTAGTCGTAGACAAAGAGCCTAACGTACCAATTTTATCATCTGTAGTTTTTACAGATGCTTTAATATTTTTTACATCCGTACCCAACTGAGTCGCAAGATTCTGTAAATTATCCTTTAAATCTGCCATTAATTTTCACCCTTAGCCAGTAAATACAACGCTGTTAAATCAGAAATATTCTCACCCTCATTAACAACAATCTTTTCTGTTGAAACTGATATCACATTTGTCTCTTCATTTAATAAGATACCATTTCCAGCAATTAACTTATCTTGTTTTTCCTTTAGCATATCTTTAACTTCATCTTTAGTAACCTTAACTCTATTAGAAGTCTCTAATGTACCATTATTAGTATTTATCCCATTATGTGAAGTGATATTAACATAATTTGAGTTGATACTAACTTTATTGAACGTACCACTAGATTTAATTATACCCTCATTCATTCTGTAAATACCTCATCACATATCTGTTTTAATACTCTGAAAGGATAAATCCGTGTGCTATAAATATTTGTATCATTTAGTAACTTATACCGAAGTTGTACATTAACAACACTAGGACTGAACATATATGTCTCTAACTCACTTAGAGGTACATACACTAAATTAGTCGTCTTATTAATTTTTACATCTTCAAGTTTTTTCTTCAGTACGGTGATACCTTGTGAGAAATACACAATTAAACTATCTATATTCTCAACACTAATACCCCTACCCATGCTAATTTCAAGAGTAGGGGTAGTACCTCTAAAAAAAGTATTGCTTTTCATGGAACTACCCCCTACCTTTGTAACACTACCTATATATAATTTAATAACAAACAATGATTATGAATTTAAAATTAAAATCTAATCAATCCACAACTCAGCACCATTTGTAAATTTAATCCTGTCAACAGCTTCTAATGGACTAGAGCCACCACCTAAAGGCTTCCAACCATCAGTGCCTGTATTATTAAGTGCTATATAAGACTTACCACCACTCACAGCTAACTGACCAACAAAGTCAGGTTTAACTTCTATAGACAACTTAACTAACTCAGCCTTCTTAACAAATGCATCATCTGTTTGTTTCTTAGAATAAATCGCACTCCCATAATGTTTGGTAGATAGTAATGAATATGATGCATCACCACCATCCCACGTTTTAACATCTTTACCAATTAAAATAGTATTAGTCGATTTATCACCAATTTCAGACGAACCAGATTTGCCAACCTTAGCCAAGCTTATCTCTTTACCATCAGCAGTTAAACCAAGCAATGGTGAATTGTTAGCAAGCAACAACCTATTTACTTTCATATTATTGATGTGTATAGAGTTGAATTTATTGTGCATACCACTAAAGATATGAACATTATGTCCTTCTAACACAGCAAAATATACTACACCATTCTTAATATCAAAGTCCTCAATCTCATAAGCCTTATCTATATCAACTACAGTCTTAACATTACCAAACACGTCAAATTGGAATATTTCATGTAAACTAGCACACATAATTGTACCATTATAGAACATAGCACCATTGTTATTATAGTCTTTTGTTAAGAAATCAACATCAAACTCTTTTATAACAGCAAAATTGCTATCTAGAATATATACATGTCTAACTCCTGTAGTTCTATCGCCAGGCATAATAGAACAATAACACTTAGTGATAGGGTCATATGCAAAATTATATTTCTTAACCTGTGCAGAATCAGTATGTACACCTGTAATTGAGTAATTGTTATCCAACTTAGCCATCCTAAATGGATTAGAATTAGTATCACCATTACAAACATATAAAGTATTAGTATCTTTATTATATGTCATCGTGTTACAATGACCTAACTTTTCTACATCACTAAAATCTACTCTACGTTTTTGAGTATTTAAATCATCACCATCTAAAATATACAGTACTTGATTTGTATTGTCTGAATTAATAGTCGCAAGTACAAACTCATTTCTATTAGAATTATAAGCAAAACCCTGACACTGATTAACCTTATTTGTATCTAACTCCACAGACCTTACATATTCAATATTAGTAGGTGAAGTAATGAACATATCATCATTCTTAATGAAAGGAACTTTATTATTAAAAGAACCTAATACAATAACATCCTTACACTCACCAATAAAGATGTTCTTAGACAACTTATATACACCAGGACTAATAATTAAGATTTTACCCCTAGCATCATTAACGCACTGCTCAAACTTAGCTGTATCATCAACAACACCATCAGCACCCATCTTATACTCTTCTGTAGCGACAATGTCGCTATGACCAGTCCTAAGATTAGCTAACCTAGTATCTACAATATTATCAATCTTAGTGTTAATTGCCTTAGAGGATTCTTTAATCTTATCATCTACATCTTTTGCAGTAACAGTAGTAATAGCACCTAACTTCCTCTTAGCCTCATCTATATAGTTATTAACTGTATTAGATAAAGTTGAAGTTGCTTCTGTAACCTTTGTATTTACAACTCTCTTAGCTTCCTCAGTAATAGATAATACTTTAGGGTCTACCTTCTCATTAATCATCCTAGTAACAGCTGTATCAGATAATGTACTACTTAACCTACTATTAATGATAGGTGTAACTACTGTATCAACCCTCTTAGATACCTCTCTAGAAAGACTGTCATCTACAATACTAGAAACCTGTGTTGGAACTGAACTAGCAAGCTGTTTAGTAACCTCTGACTCAACCTTACTAGGAACTTTAGCGTCAAGTTGTTTAGTAACCTCACTAGACATCATAGCAGGCCCCTGTAAACCTACCTCTTTCTGTACAAGCGGCCCTATAGAAGAACCTACATGAGATACTACTAAATCATCAATCTCACTAGAAGATAATTGCCATATAGACTGTTGCGACCATTTACCACTAGATGTAGCACTACCACTCTCTTTACAGAACCACATAGTACATTTATCATCTGAATTTAAGATATCTAAGTTATAGATAATATCCCCTGCTTGCCAAGCATCACCTGTATAAGGACGTTTCTCTGTACCAATAGGATATCTGTAATCATTGTAAATAAAATGTACTACATAATCTTGAAACTTATTCCTATGTACATCGATTGTTAACTTATGAATAGGTGGATTCTCAGGTATAGTAAACTGACCACCACCATTAGCTTTAAGATAGTCGACAACATCCTCTATCTTCTCTTTAGTAAAGTCATCATTTCCTGTGTATAATGACATAGGCACAGTAGGTAATGACTTTAACACATCTTCAAGTGTTAAAGTCTCACCACTATCTGTAACTATCTCAACCATTTTATACGGAATTTTATACATCTATACCTACCTTAAAAATCAAAATCATGAACCCTCGGCCACCCAGTAACACACATTAACTTACAATTCTCAGACCAAGACATTTCGCCAATATTAGTTGAACTTATCAAGCTATCACCGAGTTTTAATTGCCAAAACAACCCATTGGAACTCAGCATATAACCACCAACATTAGGACTTGACCTCTTACCTGCCTCCACAGCAAATTTTAACTCTCCAACATGGAATGAACACGGTGCCATCCACCCAAAACCATCATCAGGTACTAACCAAAAAGTAATTATCTTATAATCTTTAAAAGGTGCTCTAAGTCTCAAATTTCTATTTTTAGCATCATCAGGAGATTTTACCCAATCAAAGAGTAAAACATCAACTAAACCAAAGTCATCAGGATAAACCGGTGAAAATTTTCTATCAGCAACAGGATTTTCCCAATTACCACCTCTTGTATACATCTGACCAGAGAACTGTTCAATCCATATCTGCATACTTTCATTAGTATCGTCTATACCAAGAGGTAAATTAATCAACTGACCATATTGTGTAGGCTGATTCTTAAATGTATTATTCTTAGTATAATATGTAGAAAATGTGCCTAACTTATTAATCTCAGAATTTGTTGTTGGTAATGGGAAGTTTTCAGGTTTATTATGTAACATAGCGAAAGATGTATGAGCATGATTATTAGGGTCAATATTTACAAATCTTCCACCTAATGACTCAATAACTCTTAAATCGCCACTAACCTTAGTATCAACAGAGGTACCACTACGATAAGAAATATCCCCACCTCTATAATAGAATAGATTGCCTTGTGAGTTACTTATCAAGTCACCATAACTATAAGTCCCACCTTGTTTCCACTCTTTAACACCACCAATACCATTATTAGAGGATAAATCTAACCAATCTGATTTATTTGAAGAACCTAAAGCAAAACCTAAGCGTTTATTTGTTTTATCATAAGCGAATTGACCTTCAAAATCAGGTTTGTTATCTAAATTACCACTCCGATTAAAATGGTCTATAGATGCATACCCACCAGTACCATCAGAAATGTACCCAAGTTTTCCACCATACTTGGTAGCAAGTTGTGTACCAATAACCTGACCTCTCGTTGTATTAGGATATGTTGGTGTAGTGGCTACGTCTTGAAATCTAACCTGCCCACCACCTGTTGTTTCACTTGATGTGTTTTTAGTTGCGGCACCATTAACATTAATATCACCCTCAGTAGCATAATACATAATACTCACAAGATTATCAACAGTATTTGAACCAACAACAGTTACTGTAGAACCCTCACAAGAACGAATACCATACTGAGCATTACCTTTAAATGTACATGTATCAACTGTAACTATAGACCTAAAAGCATCAATGTGTATAGTTTTAAATGTTGAAGTATTGCTTTTATTTGCAATAGCACTATTAGTGATAAGGAATTTACATCCCTTAAACATAACTGTAGCATCTGAAATTCCAACACTATTGAAACTATAACTTAATTTACTAACAACATCATTTGTGTATAAATTATCTCCTATACTGAATGTGATATTATCAAATGTAACATTATCACACATCGTAACATATGTAGGTGGTAGTATAGCCTCACTATTACCTGTGTTAACAAACCAAACTTTACCTCTCAGACCAGCAAGCCTAAGAATTGTTGATGTACCACTAGCAGGACTTAAAAAATTGTAATTTCTAACGTCTCTAGTATAATCACCAGGTGCTATATTAACACGAATCTCACCCATACTAGTAATATGAGCATACCTTACAGCATCTGTTAAATATTTAAATGGCTTATCTTTATCACCAGTACTATCATTCCCACTATAACTAGCATCTACAAAGATATGACCACCAGACTCAGCTGTTAAATATGCACAATTATCAGGATAACCAACCTCTAATTTTTTATTGTATGAAATATTGTCACTAAGTGAGCTATAAGAAATATGTATATCCTCTTTCTGATTAGCTAAGAAATATACATTTGAACCCATATCAAATAAATAAGCTTGATAGTTGAATTTAGTACACAAAGCTAACTGCCACTGATTAGCGGTAATAACAGCATCCCTAGGACGCAACTTTCTAAATGATAATGGCATAGATGCTATTGAGTGATGATTAGACTTTAGCAAGTCAATATTAGATGGAAGTATATCTATATACTCTCTCATTACTTCTTTATCAGCATCACCCTGTGTTAAGAAATTCCTACCAATATAAGAAACTAATAAACAAATAGATGTATTGTTATAATTCTCATTAACCCAACTAGAATTATGTTTGGCTATAGCTGTTGTATCATTATTATGGAATAACAACTTAGCACCATGAAAATCAACCTCACCTGTAGGTGCTGAACTAAATGGAATATTTCTAGTTGTTGCTACATTTTTATGCTCGTCATAAGCATATTTTAAAGCATCACGGGTCATACCATAAGCACCTGTAATACCATTAGGATATTTGGTTACATCTTGTACATAAACCTTACCAACTAAACCCTCATTCATTAAGCGAATTGCATTCCCATAATGGTCTTTGTGCCAATGAGTGATTAACAAGAATTCAAACTTAGTAATACCATTCTCACCCATAGAACGTTTAATTGAATTATAACCACCATCACCTGTTGATTTAGAGAAAGTATCAACCATAAACCAATACTTTTTATCAATACCAACAAAGATACAATCACCTACATCAAAAGTACTAGCATCATCCCCACTCTGCTTAGCACCAAACATAGGGTAAACGACATCTAATGATTTCTCTGATGACACCTCATCTATCTGTGCTTTAATACTCTTTACCAACTCTTTTAATTCATCAATATTTAAAGTTGTTAAGATATACTCACTACTACCAATTAAGTCTTTTAACTTTTTATCTAGAGCAGTAACACTTGTATTTACTTTTTCATACTCACTTTTTAGTCTTGTCAAATCAGTAACAAGACTTGCAGTTGAATTATTTGTGTACAATGAATGAGTTTGTTGTAAAGAAGAATATAACTCAACAAGCCTTGATTCTAAATTTCTAGCAGAATCATACTGTTCTTTAGCATTGGCTACCACAGAACTAATATCTTGTAAATATTGATGTAAATCATTCTTAATAACATTAGATTTAATTGTTACAACCCTTACATCATCCGTAGCTTTTCTATCAAATAACAACTCAATCTCTGTAGGTGAGTTTTCTCGATAATCCCTATCTTTCCACTGCAACACACCATTACAATACACAAATACTTGATTACTATTATAAGGTGTATTTAGTGTAATGACCTTATTATCACTACCACTAAAGTTTTCAACCTGATACTTATCACCCAGAGATAGTATGATATCTCGAAGAATATTGAACTGTTCATCATAAATCTTCCATATCTCTCTAAAGGAGTAACCATTCCCATTTATTGTCTTAAAAGGTTTAATTTCCACTAACTACTACCTCTCTTATACCTTTAACTCATTAATAGCACCAGTAATTGTCTTACTAGTTGTCCTTAACGCATCAGTACCAACTAATGTATCTATCCTATCAACTGTGCGGGATAATCTATCAACTGTACTAGATAATGTATTTACAGTCGTAGATAATGTGTTTACAAAATCCGATATAGACTCTAAAGCTACAATGCTTTTATCTAATCGATTAACAGCATCTACTACATTCTTTGAGTTACGTACTGTTATATTACCACTACCCATTTTATCATTAACAGACTTTAACTCTTCTTTAGTTGCTATCTTTGAAACACTAGAAAAAGAACCATCTCTATTTGTCTCAAACACAACATTCATAGTATGATTTATTCTTGTATCAACAGAAACCATCTGAGTCTCAACCTGTTGTACCCTATCAGGTAATGGAGCGATACTCATACTAGCTAAATCTTTAATTTCTGTATATGTCTGACCAAAACATGCTCTAGTTAAATAATTAGAAACTTTCTCTAATGTCCTAACATCTATAACACTAGCAACACCCTGAGTATTAGCTAACTCTTTAAGGTAGCTAGATGCTAATGACTTTACCAAATCACCAGCAATATTATTAAAATCACTCTTTAAAATGAAAAGAGTATTACTTTCTGTTTTTGTATACACGTCATCATCAGCCTTAGACTGATTGATAAATGTAATAGGATTATCTTTGAATACACCCTTTAATATTTCAGCAATTACTTTTATCTTATCAATAGAGTACTTACCAAAAATATCAGGACCCCAAAGCTCCTCACCATTCTCTGATTCTATTCTCGTAGACATTATATAGCCTCTCCCATGATACTATGTGCTATCCTAGAGAAATATTGATTATTGAAAATATAATCTCCAATATCCCTCAAAAAACAGAAAGTATCATTATCTCTTCCCTCTAACTTAAAGTGCTTAACACCATTATCTATTAATAAATTAATCTCAGATTCAGACATTGACACACCCAATAAAGGGAAACGCTCTCTGACATCTAAACACCATGTATTAATTGTATCTAATTTATCTTTCTCTAATGAGCAATCCCCACCACTCAGTAATTTCTTACTTAAATCTACCTGAGCAATATAATGCTCACCAGCCTTTGGACAATCAGGGAAACATCTGTGATTTGTTATAAACTCAACCCTATCAATATGCTTTAACCCATGAATTAAATTAGCATCATTCCATTTATTAGGGTTCACTACAACAATATCAAATAAATCAAACAACCTATTATAATAATCTACATTATCCTTACCTAACCCAACTTCAACAGACGGCTTAACTTGTGATGAAATTAATTCTAAAGAGTTGTAATTATTGTAGATGTATTCACCTAACAACTCAGATGTCAAAATAATACCATTCATCCTAACACCATACTTTTGATTGTTATCTTCTAAATGTTTCATAAGTTGATTAGAAACACTATCTTTCAACTCATCTTTAGTTACATACATAGAAGAAAATGTTAGCCTACAACCTACACCCAACTGATTATACCTATCAATGATATTAAAAGCCTCTTCAATAGATGAAGTATCTTTAGGTGTAACCCTACCACCGACTAAAACAGTTGGTATAGTACCAAATACATATTTAATAGGATTAACTAATCCTAACTCTTTCATCACAATAAATAACTTTTGTATATATTCATCATGTGAATATAATGCACCAATATTCCAATCAATGTTGTCAGAATTGTATCGTTTTAAAACACCCATTATTTGTTGTCCTCTTTTGTATCTTTTAACTCTTCTCGTATAGATGATAACTCACTAGATAAACTCTCTATCATCTGCATTGCTTTATTTAAAGTATCAGTTGTTACTGCTAAATCCTCTTTAGCCTTAGCCAACTCTAACCTAGCATCATAATTCTTTTGCTCTTCCTCTGTCTTCTTAAACATCGTACAGAACATTCTTTGTACTCTTTCAGGCATATTAAACCTCCACTCTATCCTATGTAATAAAAATATAGAGATGTAGCAATAACCACATCTCTATACTATCAATACTATATATACTTGAAATCTTAAACTAAAATTATAGATTAAGTCCTATATTCTTTTTCTTTAAAGATACAAGCAAGCTTTTTAACTCTAGGACGATTAAATGCCTGTGTAGTATTTAAGTCAATTCTAATCTTGAAGAACTTAGAACCCCTAGATGCATTATTAGTAACCATACTATTAATCTTATTAATATTCCATGTATACTGTTTAAACTCCTCATCTACATTTGTAATAGAATCCAAAGATACAGTTTTAACAGTATTACCACTAATATTAACAGTAGTATTATCAGTTGCTAATTTTACCCAATCACCATCTTCTTTATCCATATAAAATACTTCCATAGATGTATTTTGTGGTAAAGCGGCTTGATAACTAATCTTCAATGCTTGATAAGGGTTAGCGAAGTTTGTCTCATCAATAGATTTAGAAATATATGTAGATTGTTTACTATCTAAGAATGTACGTAAAGCAACCCTATCTCTAGCAATAAATGGTGAAGTACTAAAATCAGTTGTAATTTCAGCCTTTAAGTCAATATTCCTAGCATATGACTGTAAATCCCTAAATACCAAAGTATCGATACTTAACCAATCAGATGGAACCTCACCAGCACCTGTTTTAGTGAAACGATAGAACCATTTCAAACCTGTTCTACTAGAAGATACATCTTTACTATCACTATCGCTATCAACTTCATAAGAAGCATCCAACATAACACCAGTAATATCAGTTAAAGGCACGTTATTAAATACAATCTCACCATTACCTGTATATTGAGTACGATATAATTTAAACATCAAATCAGTACCTTGATGTGCTGTCCATGTACTAGCATTAGAAGAACTGAATAATACACCAGTAGCATATGGGTTAACAACTAATTGCTCATTCTTACCTAAGAATTTATCCCCCATATTAGCTACGTACATTTCATAGTCGTTACTATCGGAAAGTACTACAAAACAATAATACTGCTTAGCATAACAATATACAGGCTGATTCAATACTACCTCAGTAGCTACAGGAACATTCTTATCTGTAGGAATTTTAACATCTTTAGGGTCAATAACTACCTCAGCATAAACTTTTTCACCAGGATAGCCATTAACCATATTACGAATTTGTAACACAGCAGGTCTTGTAGAAGATTTTTTAGCAAAGTATAAATCCAACTTAACTAAGTTTCTATCATACACATTATCCATAATGAATGACTGTGCCAATGGGTCATTAGCATATAAGTTATCAACCTCAACCAACACTTTATAATGTTGTGTAACAGCTGTTGTGTTAGTTACAGTTGTTGTTAAAATAGTACCATTAGCAGTATAGTTAGCGGTACCTGTATGAACCTCACCACTAGAATTTGTAGCTTGCATTTGGAAAGCTACTGTACCACAAGGAGTTTTATCCGGTACAGTAAACTTACAAGTTACAGTACCATTACCATCTGCATTAACTGTTGTATATGTTTTACCCTCAACAACATAAGATGTACCTGTTGTGCTTGTGCCTGTAGAAGTTAAACTAATAGGTCTACCATTAAATAAACCTCTAATATTTCTAGCGTTCGGCCCAAAAGCAAAACCTTTAACTTTTACATCCTTAACACGCATATACTCATATACTGACTTAGCTACTGACTCAGAAACACTATTAGAAGTTGTAACCTCACCCCTAGTTGTTGTTTCCTTACGTTCAGTACGCATATAACCCCTAAGATTTTTAGTAGCATTTCTAGACCAATAACCATGACTATATACTTTAGTTGTTGTATCGTATTTAACATCCTCAACAGTATTAAATACATTAATTTTATTCGTGTTAACCCAATTATCGATAGCAGGGTCTAACTCAATCTTACAAAGCGGCCCATAACTAGCATAAGGGTTAACATTCATAGTACCTGTAGCATATGTCTGACTAACAGCTAAGACATTTTGATATGGTGCAGAAATAATATTACCAAATGTAGCATAACTATCACTTGACCTATCATCAATCGTCATATCAACACTACCAATAGTGGCAGATGTTGTCAACTCACCTCTATCAAAGTCAATACAAGCTGTATAGGATAATCTACTAGCTGTATCTGTATATGTTAAGTCAGATTTATTGATATTTTCAAAGCTATCAGTAAAGTAACCAGATAGACTTGATAAATCCTCACCAGCCTCAATACTACGTTCCATATCTAATGATGCAATGCTATCCTCTAACTTATTAATCCTACGCATCATTAACAACAAATTATCTTGTGTCAACCTAACACCATCATAATTTGTTACGCTAGACAACTTAGTGCCACTTGTACTTGTACCTAAAGCATCAGTAGGATATACATCTACATAACCTAATTCTAAATATGCTGATGAACCATTATAAGGAATGATTAAATCCTCAACCCTATCAGGTGTACCCTCAATAACACTCAAATAACCATCGCTATCTAACAAAATTAAATCACGTCTAGCTAGTGTAAAGTTATATGTAAAGTACATCAAAGAGTTTTCTGTAGGTTTACTACCATTATCTAACAATACAATATATGAGCCATCAACTGTATTTTCAACCCTAAAATCTGTACCCTCACGCATAGAATAATTGAAAATATAGTCAACATAATATGTAGTACCTTGTACAGGTTCAGTAGCACCATCACCTGTCAAAGACCAATCCACTTGGTCTGAGTATAATGAGTAATCCCTACCAGCAACGTATACAGTTTCTTTATTGTTTTGTGCGTTTTTAGTATAAACACTAACAATACTTTGTACAGGTGTATTATTTAAAGCCTCTTGACCACCTTTAACATTACCCCTAAACTTACGTTCGCCTGTTACAAGAACACTAGCAGTAAAGTTTTGAATTGATGCTACTGGTGAATTAGAAAGCTTATATTTACGAATTGAAGATTTAAAATAGTGAGATTCACTTGTAACTACCCTAGTAGATTTTGATTTATTCAATAAAATACTACTCATAGCTGGCTTAGTTACGTCATAACCACGAATATAAGCCTTACCAGCACTCACATACAACCGAATCTTGTCACCTTCATCTTCAGTAACAGACTGTAGGTCTAACCCATCTACTTTATAGTTACCATTTTCATCATATGTACGTTTAGCAAGTACATCATTTAAAATGGAATAGTTATCTGTTTTAGCCTCTTTTACTACAACTCCATCATTTAAGTTGTATACTACAGCAGAATAATCACCCAAAGCACTAGAATCGCTAATAACTGAGAAAGCTACAACTTGTTTTAACCGATTAGCACCAACTTGGTTGTAGTTCTCAGCATTTTGGGCAGGGTCACGTAAAGAACTATCTTGCGTAGCAGTAACAACACTAGTAACTAATGTAGCTACAACTCTCTCTTTACCAACACCTGTGATAGCTAATTTAACCTCTTCTGTATTACGAATTAAACCACCTAAATAAATCCTACCAGCACCAATAGTAATAAAATTATTAGCTATATTTACTTCGCAACCACTAATGACAAACCCATCTTTATATAAGGAATCGCCAATACGTGATAAATAATCCTCTTGAATAGACTGAATTTCATTAAACTCAGATGCCTGTTCTGCCCTACCAGGGATAGCTAAAACTCTAGTATACCCAGCTTTCCGATGCTCTGAATTTACGTCATCATACCTATCATAATAAGGACTTTGTGAAACAACGCTCATCGAATTCTCCTAACATTATAATTAAAACTCTAAGATAATTTTCAATTTTTCCCTAACATCACTATCACGATATACAGGCTTCCTAAAGTCAATTACCTCTAATAAACCTTTATCTGATACTTGATTAGGTAGAAGATTGTACACATTACCCTGAACAGAACCAGCTTTCTTTAAACCAGTATAAATACCAACCTGACGATATGGTTTATCTGTTGGTAACTCATCATAAGATAACTCAGTTGAGATATATACCCACCTAGCACCCTCAGTTACAGCATCTGTAGGTGAAACGATTCGCCAATTCACACCACGATATTCCAAAGAACCATTATCATCTTGAACTACCATAGCCTTAAACTCAGCTTTTTTAAAACCAACAATCTCTTTCATGTCATCTGTATTTTTAGGTACAGGTGGATTATTTTCATAATCCCTCGCTGTATCAAAATTATCAATATCACTAGCACTCCACGGAGTAGATTTACCAATAGCGAAGTAAATGTCATCTTTATTGTAAAAATCTAATGCCCTAGAAACATGTGCCTTTAACGTACAAATAGCCAAAATTAATGTTCCCCCATTAAATATATTTTCTATATACTAAAATAAATTATACTATTATATATTACTTAAACACCTAAGAAATACTACTAAATGAAGTATGTGTAAACTCTAATCTAACAGGTAAATCTTTGTCTGTATTTAATTCAACACCATGAGAATAGAACTCATCTCTATAATCCCACTCATGTAAATCAGCTACATCATCAACTGAATATAAAGAGTCACTAGGTAAAATAGGCTCTGCTTCAACAAAAGCATCAACAACACTAGTAGTTATACCACTCATCTTACCATGCTTAGACCTTATAGATGAATTCTCACTACGTATTGCAGTTAGACGTACCTCTTTATGTACGTCTAAATCTAAACTGTTACTATAAACACTATTAATATCACGTGTAATAGAATCAATACCCTTATTATTATACGTATCTAAATACTCACCAGTATCAGCCTTTTTATAACTACTATCTGTTAAACTATCATTCCCATCAACAGAAAACTTATGTGTTAATACAGAAATAGGTAACGTAGAACATGCCATATTCATGATATATTCGTTGTTTGTGATATTAGTCAAATGACCACTATGATACCTACGTCCCCTAGTCTCACTATGAATAAGAATATCCCAAAGTTCTTCCATATCAACTAACATATCTATCTCATAAGTGAAATCTATGTCAGTATCCCTATCATATGGTGGATTTTCTTCAAACACATTCTTAGGATATATCCTCATTTTCTTGTAGAAAGATAATTCATTAAAAGAACCTATCTCTAAATTATCTATCCCATCATTAGGAAAGAATGATGACTCAATCTGAAATATATACTTCCTACCAGCAGGGGTTACCTCATAAATCCTACGTTTAACTTCCTTAGTTAAATTAGGAACAGACAATAATATAATGCCAGGCATATATGTTTTGCCATCTTCAAATACATGTGTACTTGAAAACTTAGATATGCTATGCCTAAAGATTTTATCACGTGGCAACTCAAATGTAGCAGACTGTGATGGCTGATAATAACCAGGAATCCATAAGTCGCCACCAACCCAACCAACATTATCACCCCACGTTGCGGCGTCTATAATTGATTTTTTAGAACCCCTCTGCTCCCAAATGTTAAACATACGCATTGAAAGTTCTCTATTGAAATCATTCTTAGCTAAATGCTGATAAGTATAATTATTAAAAGCACCCAAAGACTGTAGAAACTTCATAGGTACTTTATCATTATTAATTAATGAGGTGAAATTCCGTATGTTCTCTTCATTAATATCAAACTGTTGTGTTAACAAGTAGAAGAAAACTAAGAAATTTTCATTCTCTCTATACTTCTCAGGTATTAAAGTCATGTATTTACTATTTTTTATTCTATCAATTAGTTTCATACATAACCCCTACAACTCTTCTACAATCCTAACTGTTACCTTACCCAATTTAGGGAATTGTATATTACCAACCTCAACATCTTTATTAGGTGTTCTTACCAATACATCTTTAATATAAGGAGAATAAGCCTTAACCCTAGATGTCATAAGTGAATAAGATATGTCTCTACCAAAAGACATATTCTCAGCACGATATGTCATATACAAGTATGATGCTATCTCAGACCTAAGCCTTTCTCTAGCTGTCTCATTATCTAGAGATAATACAACGTCAACATCAATATTAAAGTCAACACTCTCAACCTCTAATACATGAACAGTAACATCAGCAATAGCCTTAGACATTAATTCTTTCTTTAACTTTTCTCGTGTTAACTCACCTAAAGACTCACCCAAAGTATTAACTGCCCACACCTTAACAATATAAGGCTCTGTAACATAATCTGAATACTTCCAATCTTTAACTACAGCTTGAAACACATAAGGCTGCTCATATACTGCCGTCTCAAAATCCTCTAAAGTAATATACCTATCCATTGTGATAGCATTACGTCTAGCAAGAACTTTCATGTTTTGTAAATCAGCACTACTAGGTGAGTTTGATGCATCATATGATTTTGTTGTATTATATATCCTTTGTACATCTTGTATATTCATATTAATAGTATCTATCACATCCATATCGATAATACCATTAATACCATTTGTTGTTACAAAATTAATATCTAAACTCTCACCATCTTCAATTAACTGTAGAAAGTTTACAGACATTAAAACGTATACCTGACCATCACTATCAACATGTACAGAATACCATCTACCACCTTCATATTTTAGTAATGCATCATCACATTCTTTCCACACATTACCATGTTGTACTATTTCAACAGAACCATCTGAAACATTCTTGTATCCCAAATAGATACGTCTTGAAATATCTCCATCAACATTCTTATTACTAGTGAAATCATCCTTAGACCACGTGATAGACCTTGCCACACCTTCCATGACAGGAATATCAATGTAATCAAACTGACCACTACGTGTAATTGTATCTTTAGCTACAAAGTTTACAATACTAGAATTAATACTACTCGTAAAAGAAGTATATTTAGGTATAGTAATCTCCCTATCATCATTATTAACAAATACAATCCTTACCTTACACTCAGATGATTTTGCTAATGGTATTCTATAATTCATAGAACGGAGTAACGCTCGTACATTTTTATCTTGAACAGCTGTATCTAAATATGTCTCAAAAGCCTGTGCATCAAGATAAAAGTTTTGCATATCTTGTACACCAGCCATTAACTCAATAAGTGTAATACCTAAGTCAGATTCATTAAAGTCTGTCCACTTATCTGTCAACTTAGGTATAGCGTTAATCAATTCTTTACGAATACTAACAATATCCCTATTTGTATAAGACAATGTGTTATTACTATTAGCCAAAAACTAACCCCCTTTCTAGTATGATGTAGTACTAACAGCACCACCAAACCCATACATATCTACACCATCAATCGTCCTATTGAATGGATATACATATGAACCTATGATATTACTATTAGCTAACCTATATGTTATATGTACTGGAACAATATTTGAATCTTCCCAATTATTACCAATACTAACGTCTTCTACAACAATCCTCTTTTCCCAATTCCCTAAAGCTTCCTTAACATAAATAGAAACTAGGTCATGTGCTACAAATCTATTTTGCTCAAATACAACTAAATGTAATCGACTACCAAATTCAGGTAGAAAGAACCTCTCTCCAACCCTTGTAGATAGTATAGTATAGATACTTTCATTAATCTTATCTTCACCACTAATTACATTCGTTATACCTTTACCATCTCGTAAATTCTGTTTAAATGTTTTTGATAGGGATAATCCACTACCAGCTATTGTATCTTTAAATTCCTCGTTATAATAAAAAGCCATATTATCACCTATACCCCTCCCATTAATATATAATTAATTCATATAGTGAAATTAACACAAAAAATAGCGTACACATATATAAAAACGTGTACGCTATTTTAAGGATTGTATTATGTTATATAATCGAAAGGAGCGGGAAGTTCTATCGGAGAACTCCCCATAGTTAAGAAAAATGAAAAGAAAAACTTAACTACAAACAAATTATAACATAAAAATATATGTATGTAAATACCTACTCTATAATCTTGATACTACCTGCTTGCATCCGAATACTGTTAGAATTAACCTTAAATGAACTAGACTTAACATTAACACTATCAGCTTTCATAGTGATAGAATCCGATAATGTAATAGTGGCTCCACTTGCTTTTAACACAATATCACCACTATCAGGTATAACTTGAATACCTCTACCACCCTCATAGCCTATATCAATCTTACCATCATGTATCTTAACTAATACATTATTTTCACCCTCCATGAGAATAAATTCTTTACCCTCAGCAGAAGAAATCTTAAACTTCTGGTCATTAGCATCTTCAATACCTACTGAGTTTGTCTTTTCATCTGTATCAAAATATAACATAGAGCCGTGGCGTGATTTATAAATCATCTTATGTGTAGGTGACTCACGTTGAGATTCCAAAGGAACTTCATTAGCACCAACTACACCACTCCAAACACCAGTAGTCTTATCACTACCATATCTCTTTTCCAATGTAGAATCAGTTCCAAATACAGAACCCAAATATACAGGTTTATTTGAATCCATATCCTCGAACATCACCCATACATACTCACCTATCTCAGGTACAATAAATGAACCATAATTGTAACCACCACCAATAGAGGAGCAATAAGATGCCCACGGAAGTGATTCTGTAGCTGTGCCTCCACTAGCGACTGTTCTATGTATCATAGGTACACGTACTTGTACTCTACCAATCCCCAAAGGGTCTACATTATTTTCTACCCTAGCACGAAATATACCACCCAACTCTGTAGGTGCTTGTAGACTCCCATAAAAGTCATTACTATTTATAGCCATGAAGTATTAACCTCTATAACCACCATTATCTTTAGCACCACCAGGATTGTCCTCATTCCACTCTTTTCCGTCCATACAGATATCAATATGGTTATACTCATAGTTCATGCCTAACCCCAAAGACCTACCATATTCAATAAATTCAACACACAAAGAACCCCAAGAACTTTCATCAGGAGTAACAATCCAACCACCTGTCAAACCTTCTGGACCACCCCAGTCGTTAACGTCCATTTTCCACCCAGTAGCATGACTATGCTCACCAGCTGCGTGGTCACCATTAGTACCAGCTGTACATACTAGCTTCTTACCAGTCCTATCAAAGAACCACTTACCTAAATCTTCTAAAGCGTTTGGCACACCAGCTATACACCCATCTAATGTAACCCAAGAACCCTGTTTAACCCAATACTTACCATCTGTATCACTAATCTTATTTTCGTCCAATTTCTTAGCACCTTCACCTTTCAATTTCTTCTTAGCTTGGTCACTATTTTTCTGTAAATCTAAACTCGTAGTAAACATACCACCTGAAATAGTATCTGTAATACCTTGAATATGATAGATGCCACTTGTATGATGTAAAAACCCAAATTTAGTATATACAGCAATTTTTATATGACCATTAAACTTAACTTTAGTGTTGCCCATTATTTCTAAACTAGCACCATACACAGAACTAAAGTATCTAGACCACATACTAGCGGCAGATGATTCTAAATTTTTAAATGAAGAACCACTCATACCTAAGACAACACCAACACCAGTAGAACTATCTGCCCTATCTTTATAAGCATCACTGGCTAAACTACCACCAATACCCTCAATAGTACACTCTAGCATCTCATTTCTAACAGAATCAATACTCAAAGCGTTTGTAGGTACTTTATCTGTAGCAATCTTATCAGACTCAAACTCAGGAGAGAAACTAATAACCTGACTATCTCTCCTACCTGTGTAAATCTCAAACTCACCACAAATCTCCATCTTTTGCTTTTTACCACCAAAAGTAATAGAGCGTACACCTTTTTTCATTTCCTCATCGGTAATACCATCTTTACCAATATCAACCTTAGCACCATTTGTAGCATTATTTAAAGCACCATTTAACCCTGTAACACCACTAGCCACATCTTTAGGTAAATTAGCTTTAAGAACCTCACTAGTAGAAGTATTAGATATACCTGTAGTTGATGCAATAATACCACCCAAAGAACCCTCTTTAGTTAGTTGAGGTAATCGTTCTTTAATGATACCACCTATACCATTATTAGTATCAAAAATCTTAGTTCCTATCTGACCTTTATTGACAATATCTAACATAGAACTAGCACTATCAATATATTTAGATATTTTAGACTTTTTACCCAACACATCAGACAAGTTACGAATAGCACCACTTATACTAGTAACATCTTTATTACCATTTAAAGCACTATAAATACTCTGTGCTGTATCTACATACTTCTGCACTTTTTCTACTTTTTCTTTACCAACAACACTTGATAATAAATCTTTAGCCATAAACTTAGTATCTTTGATATCAAAATACTCTTTATTTTTATAAATTTCAACTAAAGCCTTAGCAGTAGAAACATACTTATCTAACTTTGTATTATCTATACCCAACTCTTTAGATAATAAAGATTCTATCTCAGTATAATCACCACTCTTAATCTTATCCCTATCTAAAGACATAACAGACGTTATTTTATCTTTAATTTTACCTATATTAGCACTTTGACTCGGCAATAATTTACCAACAATACTATCAGCTATACCACCATACAACTCTACTTTATTAGTATTCTTGTTATTTAATATCTTATCTCTATTCTCTGATATTAACTTAACAGCATCTGTGATAGTTGAAGATATTTTAGCAACATCTTTATTATCACCAAACAACTTACTAACAACACCAACATATGTATCTATTGATTTTTTATCACCTTTAACACTACCAGTGAAATTATTAACCAAATCTACATACTTTGTTACATCAGAAGAAATCTTATCCTTACCAATAACTCTAAGAAAAGCCTTTGTTATATTGTTTATATCAGGTTTTTCTTTTAAAGCTAATGCAGTAGAAACAGTTTTATTTAAATCTAACCCTAAAACATCATGATGTACTGTGTTATCTCTTACAGATAAAAGATATGTCTCATACTGTTTTAACCCAGAAACTAATTCAGCAATATCACTATTATCAGCCTCTGAAATTGCAACTGCTAGGTACTTTGTAATTGTATCTTCTAAGAAAGCATCATCACCAAATATCTCGTCATCAGAAACACTACCTTGATACGCAGAACGACTCAACATATCAGGTACGCTATGTGTAGTAAACTCTACACCATTAATAATCTTACCCTTATTAGCAACATCTCTAGTAGAAACTGTCTCAACTTGTATGTCCTTATAGTACACAATCCTACTGTACACGTCTTGCATTAATCGTTTGTTATAAGAAATGCCATCAGACTTAGTATTATTACTTTTGAGTGCTAGTAGAATTGGATTGTAGATATCAACGTAATGTAACTCCCTACACTTATTTTGCTTTACAGCACGATTAAAAGCAGAAACCTTACTATTCTTAATAGTTGACTTAGCCATGAATACTGGTAATATAGATACTACAAAGAACTGAACACCTATACTCTCAAATTCTTTTGCTAACTGATTGTAGTACTCTACATAGTTAATAATGTTATCTAAATCATTAAGACCTAACATCATATAAACCCTACTACCCAACGTAGTTAATGATTTAATCTTATCCATGTTGTCTTTTAACCACCTATAGTTAGCTTTATCATCATACACATAGACTATATCTTTATTATTAGGTACTGAATCACTTAAATCCTTAACTCTAACATCACCAACAAAGACAACTTTACCACTACCTGTAACACTAATATCATCATGATTATTAGCACCAAGTACAGGTGTTGATACACCCATGACTTTTAAATATGCATCACCACTCGTATTTCCCTGTGCATTAGCCGTAGTTGTAGACGTTGAAGTTGTATTTTCTTCCATTTTCTTGTATGTAACAACAGTCATATCACCATACATCTCATTAGGAACAAAGTATGCTTTCTCTACACCATCAACAACTTGTGTAAAATACCTATATCCAGGCTTATCTGAATCTAAAGGCTCAGACTTCTCTAACAACTCATCTGAGATAAACTCCCTCATATTCTTAGTTTCAGTCTTAAACTCTTTAGGCTTACCATCCTCACCCAAAATAGGTTTTGTTTCTACAATACGTCCAATCTCAATGCCGGCTTTTTGACACATAGCACGTACAATTTCAGATGGCTTACCACCATAAGTAGCAACATCAAATGTCATATTTAACTTTTGTGTAGAAGTAACATCAGCTTCAGCCACACAGTTCAATGTTAAAGTTAATGCTGGCCCTTCAAAGTTTAGCGTATACTTCAAAGCCTTACCAATTAAAGATATATCCTCAATTACTTGCCCCTTTCTGTTACACCAACCATATCTACATCTAACATTTCCCTCTTGCTTAGCCTTTACATTCTTCTTAGTACCCTCTTTATGGTCTTTATCTTTTTTCTCATCTTCTTTTGTATATGTATTTGACTTATCAGCCTCTTCGTCTTTTTTCTTTTCCTCAGACTGTTTCCACGCTATATTACCTTTAGTAACATCATTACCTGTATCTTTTAGTTGTTTAGCTGTTTTCCAATTCTTACCTACAGGAATAGCATTAGCTAACAACTCCTCGATACGTAAAGCTGTATCATCATACAACTCAATATCAAAAGTAGAACCAGATAAGTCTTGATTAGACTTACCTTTACGTTCTACATTTAAACTCATTACAGATTCATTATAGTCTTTATTACCAAAGTATGAAATATTATGCCCATCTATAGTCAAGTCAATGAAAGCATAAAGAGGTTGATGACCACTCAAATCCCTTGTTATTTGACTCTCTTTAAACTCACTCATATCTGAATAGCACCTGTGTCATATATTGATTCAATAGCTGGTATTCTAAGAACAACACCAGCTGGTATGTCTAATGGGTTATCAATCCGATTCATAACTGCGATTGCCCAATACATTAAAGGTGTACCATAGAATTTATTAGATATCAAATCTAACCTATTCTCATAACCCTTTTCTACTGAATAATATATGTCCCTATTACTCTCCTTAATTTCTATCTTATTAGGAGTCTCAATGTATGTATTTCCATCTAGATTTACTAACCTCTTTAGGTTAGAATACCTAGATATCTTATCTTGTCTACTTGTAAAAGATTGTGTTATCTCAGTTTTTATCAATGACGGCTTATTCATTAGCACACCTACCTAACAGGCCCCTCATCAAATACATTATCAGCTTGCATTAATGACCTTGCCCTAATCTCTGTAAAACTAAAACTTATTTGAACATCAGAATATGTAGGAGAACTATTACCACCCAATGATTCACTATCAAGTGTATCACCTAGAATAGTACCAGCGGCACCACCCCATTCAATACTCACTGAGTTAACGATAGCTGTGATATTAATCATAGCACCAAATCTAACATAACAATAAGGTGGTGTAACTAAACTACCTGTATACTTTGGATATACTAATTTCTTACACTCTAATACAACATTCTCCATATCAGGTACAATATCCTTATGAAGTGTAACGCTATAAGAAACAGTTCTTGCTTCACTACCCTCATAGTTAAAATAAGGAGATGACCTACCCATAGGCTGTTGTTGACCAAAACTAGCACCATAATCCTCAGACACATCAGTAGGTAATGTAGCAAAATTAATCTTAGTGCCTGTAACTAAATTAACAATATAGCAAGGAATAATTGTAGTAGGATTCCACTGCATAGTGGTAACACCACTCTTACCTACCGACATTGAATAATTATCAGAACTGAAATCATTAGCCATATACTACAATCACCACCTATACTTTCAATAAATTATTAACTGAGGAATCAGAACCAAAACCATTACCTCTATAATTAGAATTACTACTAGCTACTACATTAATTAATGCATCTAACTTGCTTTCTAACCTAGATACTTGCCATTTAATAGCATCAACAATATCATCAGAACCACCATTATCTGTAGGTAATCCAACAGCATTAGAAGTGCTATCTGAACTTAAAGGATTCTTATCAGCTGGTACTACCATCTCACCCTCATGAATTAACGCTACTTGTGTATCTGGCACCCACGGTGTACCTTGTGCATACTGAGGTGTCCCTTTAGTGTTTTCTTCATAGAATTTTTTAGATTTTTCTAATCGACTAGCGGCAGAATTAGCACCAAAACCCTCATAGTTTGTACCAAATATATCAGATGCTTGGTCAACAGTAATATTTCCCTTTAATGCATTTGATGTATCAGAATAACTTTCTTGTAACTCTTTTAACAAGAATTCTAACTGAGTCTGGAAGTCAGCAACACTAGTACCCTTAGACTGTGCATAATCCCATAAAGCACTCTTACGTCCACTATCAGTCCACTGTGCTAAACCAAAACCACGTGAATCGGCAAGAAAAGCATCCTTACTAGCTGTAATCTGTTTTACTAAGTCTTCATTAGTAGTACCACCATCATTTTCAATAGCACCACTTCTAAAGCCACTCTCTTCATGCAAGTTACCTAGAATACCAGCAATACCCTCAGCAGAATAACCAGCCTTAGCTAAGAAATCCCAAATCTTTTTGCCATCACCATTGCCTGTAGACATGTTAGCTGGCTTTCCACCAGAAGAACCACCACTAGATGAAGAACCCCCACCTTTTAAGAATTCTTTTAGCTTATCAAAGATAGAACCACTATCGCCCATCAAGTTACCTAAGATGCCACCACTACCTAAGTTGAGCAGATGCTTAAATATATTACCAAATAAGCCACCCTCACCATAAGTATCTTGACCTGTAATACCGAACACACCTCTAAATACTCTTTCTAGAACAGACCTACCTTGTCCAACCTCACCATCAATACCTAAAGCTTCAATTAAACTATTACCACCTGTAATAGGTATACCACCATCAGACCTAACAGCACCAGCCTGTTGAGAAGTCAAGACTGCCTCACCTTTATGCAAGAAAGCAGGATAATTATCATATGGAACTTCTGATAAACCATCAGCATGAGAACCAAAAGAACCTATAAGACTAGAAACCATTCCAAAAGGAGTGGCTAAAGCCATAGTCTTCATCAATGTGTTAGTGTTATCACCTGTACTTGCATCAGGATTATTTTTAGTCATACCTAACAAACTTCCTATCCATGAATCTGCAATCAAATCATGTACGGCGTCAAATGCCGATGTGAATACACCAATAATCTTATCAGGTATAGTAGAAATATATTCTGTTAAAGAGTTAAATGCACTAGCTATCCTATCACCACCAATAGCATTAGCTATAGCACCTAAAATAGCACCAACTAAAGCACCTAACGGCCCACCAACTACAAAACCAGCGGCACCACCTTTTAATGCACCACCCATTACAGTAAATAAATCGTCCATAAAGTTTTCACACTTTATACCACTACCAGTACCGAATATAGCACCAATAAAACCACTCATGATAGTTTGTAATAAGTTATGGTCTTTACCAAACCACTCATCTGCTTTACCTAGACCACTAAAGAAATCTAGTATCACATCAAAGAAACCACCAACAATAGGTATGACTTTACCTAGTACCTTGAAAATGCCACCACTGAATAACTTAGATGCTAACTTTCCAATCCCTGTGCTACCAATCTTATCAAATATCTTTCCAAAGAAACTAGAGAATACTCCACCTAACTTAGAACCTACCTTAGAAAACGCTTTTATCATCTTATCAGGAGCATTAGCATAGAATACCTTACCAATCCATGAGAATACACTCTTGAACTTATCAACAATAGTTGCAACAAAAGAACCCTTACCTGTAAATAAAGTCCTTAATCCATTCTCAATACCTTGACTTAAAGCACCCTTAGAACTGAATAATGTCTTGAAACCACCACCAGACAAGAACTTACCGAAACTCTTAAACGGTGTAGCTACCATTTTAAGCATATCCTTTACATCACCCCATCTATCAGAAATAGTATATGCGATGATGGCGTAGTTTGCCATATTGGCGGCTTTAATATCTAACTCACCAAAGAAATCAGAAACCATCCTAACAGGGAAAGAATCAGATAACCAATTACTCAATTTTTCTATCGGCCCATTAGCATACCCAGCCATACTCTCAGCATTAGAACCACTTCTATCAGAATTCTTATTGATATTATCTGTAACCTTTTTCAAATCACCTGTTAATGAATCAGCATCAGCGAACATCTGTGCTACAGCATCAGAACTGAACCCCATAGACTCCCTTAACTGATTTAAAGCATATTGGTCATCCTTATTAGCTATAAACAAATCTTGCATTTGTTTCATTACCACATCTGACTGACCACTATCAATAGCACCTCTAAATTCTTCAGCACTCATCCCTGACCTAGCCATAAAGTTCATGAAATCATCATCTTTAAGCAACTCAGGAACAGACATTTTAGACCACTCTACAATCTTACCCCCAGCTTCCTCAACACCTTTATTATATTGCTGTTGTTGAATACCTTCCATAATTGCAAGTGATTTTGTCATACCCTTAAACTTAACGGAATCTTTCTTAGAAAGACCATATAAATCCTCGATATGTTCATTCATTGACGATAACATAGCATTACTATCTACAGTTAAATCTTTATCAGAACCTAACCCAGTAGCTATATTTGACATCTCTTTGAGTAACTCACCTTTACCACCACTATTAATATCCATTTTAATAATGCTTGATAAATCACTAATATTGGCGTCTATTGCAGTATGTAAACTTGCAACCTCTTTAAGATAAGGGTCTAACTGTTTAGCAGTTTTCATTCCCAACTCATCCATGACACCATTAACTAACTCAGATGCCTCATTCCTACCCATAGAATATGAAGAATCTACTACACTACCAATCATCTTTTGATAATCACCTTTGGTGATATTACCATTTAACTTAGCACTTCTCTCACGGAAATTATCAATAAATGAATCAGTAATATCAGTTAAACTGCTTTTAACACTATCAGCCATATCAGTTAATTCCAATGCCACAGCGGCGTCCCTAATACCCTTAGAGAAACGCTTAATCCTATCTGTGAAAGATGCTGTCATACCAACCATCTCTTCATCAAATTCATCTGATATCTCACCAAAACGCTTAGCAACAGTCTCTTTCATAGTTGTCAGACTTTCATCTGCAACTGAAATCATACCCTTATAATACTTACGTGTTGTATTATCCATATACTTAGCATAAAGATTAAACTCACGCTTCATGTCTGCCAAACTATCCTCTAAAATAGCTTGTTGACCATCCATGCTATCTTTAAGCATACCTTTGGCTGTTTTACTTGAAGTACTATAGAATGACTCTAACATCGTCATCTGAGAATCTAACATCTTAGCAAAACGCTTTTCACGTTTAGCTATGTTCTTCTCAACACGTTTAGCTTCTTTTTCTTCTATCTGTTGTATACGCTTATTCAGTTGTTTTCTATCCTGTAACTCACCCATATATACAACCTTTTACTAAAATATAAAGAGAAGAGGCTATCTTCTCCTACCCCTAGAAGCTTTTTTCTCTTTGGCGGATTTGATAGCCTCATCTTGTGCTTTTTTCTCTTCTTTTTTCTGTTCAACTAGAATCTGATACATTGTCCTTCTCTCTAAAGAACTCATATTTTCAACAGATTCATATGATATCTTACCAAAATATGCTAGTTGAAACTCCTCTTTCATCAAAGAACGAAAAGCAGTAAATCTTATATCTCTAGCCTTTTTATTATATTCGTCTGAATTAAACTCACTTAATTGTGGGACGAAAGAACTCACTAGTAATAGGCATAGCAAAATCATACAACTCACCACAAGAAGTACATTCATGGTCTACGATTGTATCTACACCAACAATAATACTATTAATAACTGTCTGCATTTTAGCACTATCCAAAGACACCATATTCTCTACATAACTACGTGCATCTACAAAATCAACCGGTTTACCATTAATAGCTGTAATGTATTTTGCCATTCTACAAATATACATCACCTCTTTATAGTTTTGATTAAACTGTTTAGCGAACCTACGTGCATATTTCTCTACATATTCTGTATCTGAATTTCTAAGTAAACGTAATGACAAAGTATCACCACTAGCAGGCAACTCAACATTAATTGGTTCTGTGAAATTATCATCTAAATACATAATATCAAAATCAGATAAGCTAATCTCATGCTCATCTACAGAACCACAATGAGGACAAGTAGAACGTACTTTATATTTATCACCAAAAGTAACCATACGTAATTGAAGAATCAAGAACATCTCATCAGCACTAATCAAACGATTAATATCAATGTTCTCAGGAGAAACAATACAGTTCCTCAAAATCTTCTTAAATACATCAGCACCTTGACTAGCATACATGATTTTCTCATCTTTAGTAGTCATACCACGTAATGTAATATTAGCAGGGATATTATCCTCTTTATATAAAATACCCTTAGATGGCAACAACACAGTAGACTCATATGCTAACTTAGTTTTCTTAGAGCCAGCCTCTGTACTCTCCCTATCTAATTCTTTAGCAATCAAATCCTCTTTATTTATATTTTCCACTTTAACCTCTTCTTTTGTAGAAACACTATCAGCAGAATATGAAGTAATATCTTTCTCTACAACTGTAGATGTAACGTCAGATGTAGTATCACCAAAAACATCTGCACCTAAATTAAATTTATTATCTTCCACTTTAAAACCTCTTCTTTTGTACTATTAATATAATATCTAAAAAGTATTGAAACTACCTAACCTTATATATACTATAAGACCATTTGACAATTAACATGAAAATAGAGATAGTAAAAAGTATTACTATCTCTACTATATTCAATATAACCATTAATCTATTTTAAGAAATCATTCCTTGACAATCGCTTACGATATATGTCCTCTATATTTTTAATAGCCATATCTGAAACATGATTATGAAAATCTGCATGCTTTCTACAGAAATGCTCATAATACGTAATGTCTGCCATTATATGGTCAAAACTTTCCTTAGACTTAGCTACGTTATGTAGTAAATCATCATTAAATTCCAATAACCTAGACCTTGCGTTAATTGCCCTAGTCTCAGAAACCTCATAAGATAGCTTGTCTATTCCCCTACTGTTAGACTCCCCTAACTTTTCCAATTTCTCAACCCTATCAATTACTTCTTTATTCAACTCTCTACCTATAATAGACAATATAATAGATAAAGGATTGAACTCAATAGGAGATATTTGTATGATTGTCAGTAAAAGTAATGTTGCTATTGAAACATCACCTATACTTATGTTCATACCCAACACAGATAACATCTCAATTAAATTCATAAAACACCACCTCTACTACATGAAAACATGATTATCTGCAACTAGCTTTAGTATTTCTATCGAAAAGTACTGTGAAATATACACATAACCATCTTAATGTAAAAGTAGAATATGATGCTATTCTATCTGCTATGAACCCCTCACAAAAATGTATATAAGATGAAATTAAGATATAAACAACAAGAGTAATACCCCAACCCCATGACGTTTATATATAAAAGACAATCACCAAAAACACTACAACTTAATATAAACAATTAAATTTTTATTAAACTGCTATACAAAAAGAAAAAGAGTGTTACATTGATAAGAGCCGAAGTAATCAATGTAACACTCTAACGGAGAAAAATATATGCAACAAAGCATACTTATCATGAAAAACCTAATCTAATCTTTATCCAATAAGAACGACAATATGTAAATTTACTGTTACGCTACGAAAGGAAATAAACAAACGTAACAGTAAAAAGGGAGGTATATGTAGATGTAACGCAATCATCCACATACAGTAGATGAGTAACCACTCTCATCCACTACATACAATATACCACAAGAAACAAAATATGTAAACCCCAAACAGAAAAACCATCCCTAAATTGTATATAAATTAAAAAAAGCTAACACCATATTCTGATGTCAGCTTTTTTAATTGACCATGGCTGTTAATCAACATAATTAATTATAGTACATGTAATTAATTATGTCAATAACCAATGAACCCACCTTAACCTCATAAACTCCTTAATATGAGAACACATAAAGATAAGTATGAAACCACACACAAACATTATAACACAAAAATAGGACGTAGCATACACTACGTCCTATAAAACTAACTAAATTAGTCTGTACCATAAATATGAGTATTTTGACCATCACGTACAAGATACGCAGTATCTACAGACAAGTTCATACTAATTTGTTTCTTATCACCACTAGAGTAGTCTAATTCACCTAAGTCTAAACTAGTCGGCCAACAACCATCACATTGCCATTTCCTCAATACTTCACCATTCGGACCATATTGAACAATCATACATGTACGTTTATAGTTATTCGCCCAACCAACTTTACCAGTCTTAGGATTATAAACTTTCATCCTCCATTGCCATAGAATATTCTCTACGTCAGGTTCGATAAAGTCTTTTACAGCAACTGTAATATCATCAGTAGTTGCTTTACCAGCTACCTTAATTTGTGAGTTGCCATAATCCAACTCAATAGGGTCATTAGATACAGTAGGTAGACCTGTACTATCACAAGCCAACTCAATAATATCACCACTTGAAGATGATGTATTATTAGAGAACTCACTTAAATCTACAATAAACCTAAAGTTATTGGTACGTTGAACCTCATACGTTGAGTCCATAGACATAAAGGCGGCATTTAACTGACTCATATCATATCCCCCTTATTAGTTGAAACTAGCACTATAATTCATTATGTTGAAAGTCAAACTAATGAACTCAGCGGCTTTAATTGGTTTAACGTAAATACTGATAGGCATACGATTGTTTTCATAATCTTGTGCAGTAGCTTCTAACACAATTTTATAATCATACAACCCACCATTATTTTTAGCATTAATCAAAACTGGCTCGATAAGAGTTTTCCAACGCTCCCAAGTAGCATCATAGTTTTGCTCGAATACAAAGTACCTAGACTTCATAGCAATGCTACGTTCTAAGAAACTCATTAACCTACGAACATTAACCCTATCCAATGCAGTTGGTTGACGTTGAAGTGTTTTGTTACCCCAGATAACAATACCTTGACCGATAAAGTTTGTGATACAGTTTACAACATTCCTATGACCATACAAAGCATCACGTTCACCCTGTGTAGGTGAATACTCTGTATTAATAGCTTTAGTAATCCTACCACGATTCAAACCAGCAGGTGCTAACCAAGGGAAACCTACCTTATCATTATATGCATACTGACCAGCTACGAAACCACTAGGTGGTAGCCAAATGTTTTTATTAGTGAAACTATCGCTAATTTGTAACCACGGCCAATACAATGCACCATAAGATGTATCAAGACCATTTTGATTAGTGTATGAACCCTTACCATTTGACCAATTAACCATCTCTTGTACACCCATACCGAATGGTGGGTCTACGATAAAGATAGAATCGGCACGGTTCTCAACAATATGTAAACCAGCCTTAATAACACTAGCATCACTCCAACCACTAGCAGTTAATACATCAATAGTAACTGTTTCAGGATTAGAGAAACTTTGTAAACCACCACCAGAAACATCACCAATGATGTCATTAGCAGTAATTCCCAAGATACCATCATCACCACCACTAAAGATTAACGTATCTTCAGCATAGTTAACAGATGTATCTGTATCTACTTTAGCATTAACACGAATAGAGCCATTATTAATAATAGTCTCAACAAATCGTGGAGATTTAGGGTCTATAGATAATGTACTGAATTGCTCAACAACATTACCATTTTCATCAACAATGCTTACATTAAATGTTTGAGTAAACTCATCAATAGCACTGAAAATAGCAGAACACCCATTTAATTTAGAATCAAAGTATTTTGACTCTAAGAGTACTTTATTTGTACCCTTTTTACCTGCATGTGCATTAGAACCTGTGTTTCCACCTTTTACAGCATCACCCAACACAAATTCTTTTGCAGTTACATCACCTGTAGATTGTAACTCAACACGAATCAATTTTGATTTAGCATTAATTACAGCTTCTACGAAGTTTTCTTCTGAGGAAGTCAAAGTTAAATCTTCAAACTTTTCTTTCTCTACATCCTGTGCATCTTTAATAGTCACACTGAACTTACCACCAGTCAAAGCAGACTGAATGATTTTAAGACCATTACTAGCCTCACCAATTACAGCAGAACGATAAAGAACTTTATCAGTACCGATTTTACCTGAAGTAGCTTTAGTACCACCACGTACAACACGTGTATAGATAACTTGACTTGCATGTGTTAATGCCATTAGGGCACTATACAAACCATACTCACCTTCAACAGGCTCACCAAAAGTTTTAATCAACTCTTGTTGTGAAGAGATAAGTGTAGGAACACCAACTGGACCGAACCTAGCACCACCTACCATACCAATAATACAAGTAGAGGAGTCTGTAGTATATTGACTTTTGTCAACCTCGTTCATGTATACACCAGGACTTAACATTGTTAGTGTAGCCATTATATCCCCCTCAAAATTGGATAATTTATAATATATTATAAGTTATTCACTTTACCCATCTTTTGTACATATAACTCTTTTCTTTAGTATACACAGATATTTATTGTTTTTAATGTTTTCAAAACCTATATATAAAAGAACGTATCCAAATACTTGAATACGTTCTTACTATATCTATTTAATTTTATGATACCCATCTGATGTCTCATCATTAGCAAGATTTAACTCATCTCTAGTTCTAACACCAGGACTAATACCATCTGTATTGAAATCAAACCCATTAGAATTATTACCATTCTTAGGTTTAATTTTATTTAAATCGCTATCATCTAGTGGTAAATCATGAATATCTATAATAATTTTATCAACCTCTAATGCTTTATCTACACGATAGATATATGCATGGTCAATATTAATTGTTATAGATTTTCTATAAAAACGATTTGTCTCAGCAAAACCACTCACATCAGTATTATCACTAACACCATCTTCTAATGCTAATTGAAATTCTTGTACATGGTCACCAATGTCCATAAACTGAACCCTAAGATATGGTCTTTCAGAAAACTCCATCAATAACTCAGAAATGATACCATCACACACATCACGTTTAGTAGCATATACATCTATTTGATACTGCAACATTACTGGTAATGAGTGTACCATAACACGTTTATCCCTAAACTCTACACCATCTTCATTTCTAGCTTTATGATTAGTCCAACCTCTTCTAACTTGACTATCATTATAGAATTCATAATTAATAGAGAAATCAGGTAATCGACTTATACCAATAAACGGCATAACTACTTTACCTTGATGCTCTCTTGCATTAGTAATGAATTGCTCATCTACGTCAGCAAAAAATACCTCATCATATAGACTATGTACCCTATCGTACATAGCTAAATCATATTGATATAAAGGACTATGCATATAATACACCTACTACCTTCTATTCCTACCTTTAGAAGATTTAATAACAGATTTATTTCTAAGATACAAATATGGAACTCTACTATTTTTAATCTTATCTAACTCTTTTAAATACATCTTATAATACCTAGATATATGTTTTGAAATGTAACTTGCTATAGGTCTAAATAGAGGGCGAGGAGGCATTGTCTTTTTACCATTTATAGTATTCCTATTTGTACCATACTCAACATATCTAGCAATAATATTAACTTGTACACCACTATTAGGATATACCTGTTTTTGTTGAAACCCAACAGCTATAAAGTTATTAAACTTTTTGAATACAGTAATATTATTTTTTAAATACCCAGTTGCCTCCGTTACGATAAATATGTACATATTTTAAATATTACACACTTACACTTTGATATACCTCACAATATATCTTCCTTTTTCATAGTGTCCCATTTTGCAAAAGCTACTCTGGCTTATATAACACTCCAAAGGCTTAAATTCCCTAGTAACGATAGGTACATATATAGAATATCATTTATTTGATACTTTCTATATTATAATTAGCTAAATTAATAGATGCATTGACATCTCTATCAATAACATTCCCACAACAATCACATCTATATACTCTGTCAGATAATTTTAAGTCTTTCTTAATATGACCACATCTATGACATGTCTTAGAACTAGAATACCATCTATCAGCTATCACCACTTCAATTCCATATAACTCAGCTTTATATTCTATTTGATACCTAAATTCATACAACTTCTGACACATAAGAGCCTTTGATAAATGACGATTTTTCATCATGCCACTAACATTTAAATCTTCTAAAACTACTCGAGATGGTTTGTTTTTCACTACCTCAGTAGTTGTTTGATGTAAATAGTTAGTTCTGATATTTGATAACCGTCTATACAATCTCTGAATTATATGTTTTTGTTTTTGAATGTTTTTACATAAATCTAGTTCTTTTTTATATTTAGGTCTATTCTTATCATCACAATGACTTGTATTTATAAGAATCTTGCGTGAAAACTTTCGTTGCTCACGTTTTAACTTTCTCTCTAATCTCTTTACTTCATAAGTTTTATTGATATTACGATACTTCTTAACTACAGTACCATCTTGATTAGAAACAACAGCTAATTCCTTAATACCCAAGTCTATACCTAATTTATCATCTGTTAACCTAACATCTATTCTCTTAGTCTCAAAACTAACAGATAGATACCAGAACTTACCATCAAAACTAATTCTAGGGCTACGATATTTTTGATTTTTACCTATTTTAGGTAATGACTCCTTAGTCTTTACAACACCAATCTTCTCACCACGAAATCCATTTGATGTTCTACTTAAACTTTCATAATTAACATAGAAACTAGGCTTAGACCTTTTCTTAGATTTAAATTTAGGATAACCCTTACCATGTCTAAAGAAACCTTGTAATGCTATGTTGGCGTCCTTGACACCTTGCTTCATAACATTACTACCTACATCTTTAAGCCATGTATGTGTTGTCTTTTTAAGATGATTATTTATGTACTTCCTAACTTCTTGCTCAGATATATGTTTAGGTTTACTATTATCTTCTAACCACTCTTGATATACCCTATAACTCTCAGATAAAAAGTAATTATATGACCATCGTGCTACACCAACACTCTTCCAAAACAGAACCTCTTGCTCTTTTGTCGGTAATAACCTAATCTTAACTGACCTATATATTTTATTATCGTTACTATTTAATTTTTCTTCCAAGTTGACACCTCCTTCCTATACAACTTAAATTATATAGAAAACATAGAGAATGTCAACTCTACATGTAATATTTTAATTTAGACATATTTATCTTATTCACGTTAGAACGCAACCTCTAACGCAGTCTTACTGTCACCAGCAGACCTCTTATGCTTTCACATAAGCGTAGACTATATCTTCATCCTGTCTATCTTAAAACAGGAGCAACATTTTTCCTCCGCCATTAGCTTGCGGTTTTACTCTCCCTCAAGGAGATAGTCGTTGGAGGTTTTCCATATCTTATTATCAAGACTTAGGACTTTCCCTGCTAAACATCCATTATTACAGCACTTAGAACATACGTCTTCTGAGGTTCACTATTTTATCACTCAGACACTGATATGCTTTTGTTTCGTCATATGCCATCTCTACTATTTTTTCTGCTTTCGCACCTTAGATTAATCAATCTCAGCTTACCCTTTCGAGTTACTGTTTAGGTCGTAGAGCTTTAGGAATTAAAAGCAATTAACGTTGAGTCTGCACCCCTTACGAGATACAGAGGGTATTCTGTTCAAATAAATTTTAACTCTATTGTAACAGTTTTGTTACCCATGTATTTAAAGAGAAACCCATACGCTTTTTATATGTTAAGTATGATACAGACAACGGTGCCCACTTAGTACCTTTATACCTCTGTGTATCAATAGCACGTTCAAACTCTTTAGCTAGTGTTACAGCCATAAAGATTAGGAAGTCTTTGTAATAAAGACTTCCTAACTCCTTTTGTATACGCTTAGAACCTAACTTAAACATATGCTGTGAAACAGTGATATAAATCCCATCTATATGTTCCATCTCAACAACACTACGTAGTATCTTCATATGATACTCCTATTAGAATTTACTTTTCCTTACTGTCATAGAACCACCACGAACAGCATCTACTTTTTTATCAAAGTCTTTTCTGAAATCACCCTGACTTAAATAATTTTTAGGTGCTTTAGGGTCTATTTCATTTCTGCCAGTTACAACCATAACCTTACGATACACTTTATCAGGTACAACAAATGTAGAACCTTTTTTCTCTAAAGCAATAACCCTATTCTGCTCTAAAGCTTTCTTTTCTTCAGCAGATAGTTCTTTAGCATCTGCACCAGAGCTAAATACAATCCAGGCAGAATCACAGAATTTAGCACCTTGACCTTCTAAGAAACCAAATACAGATGCTTTAACATTATTATGTGTTGAGTGGAATACTTCGTCAGGAACAGTCCTGTCACGTTTCATATTCCTAATGAAAGCCTCTTCCCTATTAGCTACCACCCATACCAAAGATACTTTGTAACCAATAGTTTTACACATCTTAGCAATATTAGTAATCTTAGACTCTTCATCACCTGTAATATCAAAAATAATATTAGGTAACTTGTCAGCCATAATGGATTTAAAGAAAGCTTCCTCACGCTTATCTTTAAGTTTTAAATCTTTTACTTTTTGATGTAATAGAGAAACATCATCAGGGTTTTTAAAGTTGTAATCACCATTACGTTCGTCATCAAAGACACCACTCTTAGCACCTTTAACATACAACTGTTTCAATTCATCAACGTCAAAAGTCTTGCCTTGTAACATAATTATGTTTTTTAAAGCAAAACCTTTCCCACTCCCTGCTCCGCCAGCCATAATAACTGCATGACCAAAGTTAGGGTTTACCTTACCATCAAATGTAACTACCTTAGCCTCATTAATATCAGTACCATCAAACTGACTACGTAAAGACTCTACAATCAAATCACTACTATATCTCATCTTACTCTATAAACCTCAATTTATATTAAATCTACCACCACGAACGTCTTTATTCTTACTATCTTTCTTAGGTATTTTATAATCATCAATAACATCAAAGTTATCTATATACTTTTTACCATCTACACTCTCAAAAGTTGTAGACATATTATCTTCTGATTCTTCATAACCAACATTATTGCTTTCTGTATCTGAGTAATTTAAGCTATCAGCAGAACCACTACTATCATCATTATCTACAATCTGATTAACATAAGAATCATGCTCATACGTCCTATAATCAGATGTGTTTTCATAATCAGAACTATACCCATCTTCTAATTGCCTACTCATATACTCAGTATGTCTAGGTCTAACCTCACTACGTTTTAAGAAATGCTCACCATTTAATTCTATCATAGTAAAATCATTCATACGCTCAGGTGCTAACTTACAAACCCAATACACACCATACACACTATCAAGTTTTTTATCAGTAACCCTAAAATCAGCTGTAGTTATACCACCAAAATAATACAATCGTATAATTGAATTTTCTTTAACGTCTAGAAGTTCTTTTGTCATCCAATCTTTATACATCGGTAAATATACCAACTCAGGACGTTCATCATCTTCTGTATACCACCCAAGATTTTTAAGTACCTTAACTTTAGGTGCATCATCAAAAATAACAGGTAACCTCACAGCATCATCCCACATCAGATTTAAATCTTGATTAAAATCTTGTTTCTCATACACACAATTATAAAAATCAACTGTAATCCCTGTATGTAATGCAGATTCCCAAAACATTCTTCTCTGTAACTCAATATCTTCATTGACAATAATAGGATTATTTACACTATGCTGTCTCTCTAACTGATATCTCCACTCTTTACCATATTCATCAGCCATAACAAACACACCTTACCTAGAAGCCAATGTCATGAAGTCTTTAAATGAACTAAAACCAACTGCATTACCTGTTTTCTTAGCAATGCCTTTATCTAAATCCTTAGCTTTTAACAGATTATCAAATAATACAGTTGAAACATCTGTAGCAACCTTATCAAATTCTGTAGACACAAATGTATAATCTTTAACACAATCAATATCGCATTTAATCTTGAAAGGCTTAAAAGTATTTAATGTTGTAACAGGAGCATCTAACTCTTGCACAATAATCTGTTTAGCTGTAATAGTTACCATACCATTTGTTGCATCATCAGATGTATATGAACACTCACACCTAACAACAACATTAATCCTAGCATCTAAATCATGCTTATCAACAAAATATTCTACATCCAATGTAAAAGTATCAGCTTTAATCTTATGAATTCTAAAACCAACCTCTACTCCATTAAATTTACCACTAAGTATCCACTTTAAAGGAGTGAAAACCTTACTGTTACCAACTTTACGCAAGTCACCCATAACAGACTCATTTAATCGTTCTCTAACCCCCTCCAAAATTGAATCATATTTTGTTTTCTTTGTTAAAATTACCATATATTACCACCACTAAAAATGCACAAAATCTCAAATAGTTCATACATTATATATAATTAACTAACACACAGAAAAAAGAGATACTAACTACTAGTATCTCTTTAGATTAATACTTTTACTCTTTAAAATAAAATTCTTTTCCTAAGGCTTCCATATCCTTTTTAGGGAATTTGCCTACAACTCTATATAATGTAGTCCCATCCTCATCTGAGAAGAACTTCCCAAATTCAAAATATAATACATCCGTACTTACTTTATCAGTAATGTACTCCCTCTCTTCCTTAGCACATACTAAATCAATGCATACATCCTTGAAGAACTCAGAAAAACTATCGTGAGAAAGAAAACCCACTGATTGACCATTCTGATAAATGCCATACACAGTCTCAACTGATTCCATATTTAGTACCTCCTAGTATACCCACTGACACTCATAAAGACCATTGTCTCTATTGTAATGTTTTAATGCAATTTGTTTGTAGCCTAAATTCTTAGCTACATTAACCACAGAAACTGTAGCCACTGTTAGACCTGTAACATATAATACAAAAGTGTCAGATGTCTTAACAATGTTATTCATTGCCACTCTTTCTAACTCACCAAATCTAAACATATCTTCAATTTCACTAAAGACATACTCTTCTACTGGCATTGCATGTCTACCACTGATTAAGCCATAAACATCTGCATCAACCTTTATAGCTTCACAGTCCCAATACCCACAATCATAAATATGAATAAAGTCTTCTACTTCAGCCATATTTAAAGCTAAGAAATTATGATAGTTATATACGCTCTTTTTCATTTTAAAATCTCCTTTTATTGTAACACATTATTTTAAATCTACTAGGTAATGCTGAATTCCATCACCATCCATAGCATGAATGGAATTCTTATGTACCAACTTCCATCTGAAAGTTTTGTACTTTGTAGATTCAATATAATCTAACAACTTACAAACCTCTTCATCAGAATAGTTACCTTTAGTAACTAACTCATTTAATGAAATTTCGTATTTAGAATTATCTTCGTTCGATACTGCATAAATTTTAAAGTTTTTCATTTTTTATCTCCTCTTGAATTATCACCCTTACCACACTTATAGTATACCATATCTATACTAAGTTGTAAAGTTTTGTTAAGTTATTTTTTTAAAAAAATAAGAGGTATGATGTCAACGCACCATACCTCTAAACTATCTAAAGTATATACTCTTATTCAGTTGTCATTACAATACTAATATTGCAAGTCCATGTAACGTCTACCATGTTGAATAGCATCTTCATAACTATTCATTACGATATCAACATGATTATAGTCACCACTACCAATCCTATCACCAACGATGTATGGAACACCATCCAACCACACCTGTGTACCCAAAGGTAAAAAATCAAGTGCAACATATCCTTCTTGAATCCACAAGCCATTAGCCATATAGCCAGCTTGCTCATGTGGAGTGTATGCAGTAGTCATTACCATACGTGCATCAGCACTACCTACAAAACCAAAAAGAACACCACACAATGTTAGAATTGATAATACAGCCTTAATCTTATTAGACATAGATTAAACGGCCTCCTTTCGTTTCGTTATGCTTTTGTTATCTATCATCATTATAATCGGCTAAAACTTGCTCCCTATAACTAAGATAATAAACATACGCTTCACTACTTCTACTTGTACAGTCGTTATTCTCATACTTCCTTATAAGAATAATACACTCATATTATACAACTTTCTAGAAAGAATGTACAAGTTCTATATATAAATTACTTTATATCAAAACCCTAAAATAACACTCATCTCTTCTATCATAGAAGTGTACTCTAGATAAGCCTTATATAAATCAGAATTCCTTGGAATATTATTAGAACCAAAGTATTGAGATAATATATCCTTAATAATACTTCTCTCCTCCGTTACATACCTAATATGACATTTTGACACACTTGTTGTACAACTATTAAGACCTCTATGAACTCGAACTTTAACAAACCTATGTCCCCCTAAAGAAATATCTAATGTACCACTAGTAAATAAAAATTTATCACTCTGTCTAATAGGTAAAAGATGTGTACCAATATTAATCTCACCAGTACCACCTACATAGGTAAACTCTCTGCTATATTGAAAGTTACCATTACCACTTACATAGTCTAAAATATTATCACATCTATCAATCTCATATAACATAATAGACGATGCAATTCTGGCTAATAGTTCATTACTATCCTTATGTAATTCATTAAATCTACAAGCATTAATATCCTTATAGCTATACATCCTCATTACCCCTCTTAATAATCTCAGACAATGTAGACCAATGACCACCTACAAATGACTTTACATCTTTTGTATCTAATCTATGATTAGACATTTCATGTCCAGTATAATGAAATCTCCACTCTTCCATACCATCACAAATCTCATGACGATAGAAATACCCTTTAGTAGTGAATATCTTTAAATCCACAGCTACTTCCATAGAACCATAACCACTATTATAATAATCATGTCTTGCTACTTTACAAAAATCTTCCCATGACATATAACCACAACTAGTCATGATAAATAATACATCTTTTGTACGCATATCATACTCATGTAACTCATAAATAAATCTAGTAATTAAATGTGTATTACCACGTCTTTTAATCTTATTAATAACCTTACTCATAACTTAATCTCCTTTTAAACATTATAAGTATTATATCTACAAAGTAATCATGACACATGTGTAAAGTGTTGTAAAGTAAAAAGAGTGTATGAACAAATCATACACTCAATTAATTAACTTTATTTAGTGACATACCAAGCTAAACAAGATAAAAGCGTTATAACAGTAAAAGACACTAGAATATAAACTATACATTCCCTATTACTATTAAATTTTTCAGTATCACAAAATGTAAAAAATGTATACAAAAATGACACAATAAGAAACATAAAAACAATGATAAAAATCATAATCTAACCCCTAAATAATATCTGTATACCAACCATAGATAAAATCATAAATAATAGAATTGTAAATACAGAAAGAAGATAATACCATATATTTTTATCAACAAAATAATCTTGTACAACTGCTAACACTAACACAGTTAATGTCAATACTAATACAAAAGAAACTAATTCCATAGACCACCTATATACACAAAAATCTATTAGCATACATAATCACACGTTTTACATTTTCAAACTTAGTAATATGATTAACACACTCTTGAACATGAACTTGATTATCTGAGAAGAATATAAAATTAATTGCCCACTCTTTAACTATATAGCTAATTGTAATTGTGCTATCTTCATGTACAGACACATCAACATCAGTACATGACATAGGTCTTTCTAACTTAGTACCCTTGACAAAATCTACTACATTTTTACATTGATTATTTAAATCTAGTGTATTGTATTCTTTCTTAAAGAACTTAACCAACTCAATAATATCTTCTTCTGAATGTACTACCATAATCTAATCTCCCCTTAAAATAGTATCTAAATACCACTATTATCTAATACTTCAGTAAACTCTTTAATAGCATCCTCAACTGACATAGAATCAATATACATCAAGTCTACCACATTATGCTCATCACTCAATGTATCATAATGATACATGCTAATAATATCAGTAGGTAAAAATTCAATATCTAGATGTGTACCATTTACAGCTTCAATAGAAATGAGAATACTCCCAATAGTTGAAGATACAATCCTAACACCACATCTACGATACCACGGATTTGTCTTATCTAAATCGTACACAGATTTAATAAACTCTTTAGCATTAGTAATTACATTAGATGCTACTGCATGTCCATCTTCTAACTCAATAAAACTATCAATCGTATCCACCCAACCATCTAACTTAGACTTCTCTTTGAACACCCTTTATCTTCTCCTTTATATCTACATCTCTATACATACTAAAAATAGAATCTATAACAACTGACACATCTCTATAAACAAAACTAGCCATAAACTTTGTCATAAAAGCCTTCAAAGGTATTGTGATATAAATCTCATACCCCTCATATGAACTTAACGACTTAACCCTGACATCAAAACCACTACAAGGCAATACATACGTATAATTATCATCTAAGCATGCATACATAACCATATATGCCAAGTCTCTAAGAGAAATATTGTTATAAATATACGAATCCTCAAACTGTTTATCAAACCCAACTGAATCTAACCCTAAATAATCTAAATAAGGTTCAGATGGATATTCACCATACTCACCCTCTCTACCAATACTAAGCTTAGCTACTATATTGTACTCTCTCAATGAAGTATTAGACTGATAACACTTCAAGAACTCATCTACCATGAATAATCACCTAAAACTCATAACCATTTTTAATTAAATTTCTAAAATCACTATCAAAATAAGGTGTAGCAATTCGATTATGCTTATTACCACTCATCTCACATAAATAATAACCACTGACACTAGGCTTATAACCAGCACTCTTAGCATAATCAGGGAATACTTGAAAACTAGATTGATAAATATCCCATACTTGACGTGCTACAGGTTTTTTAACAAACTTATTATGCTCAATCTTAACCCTTGCTCTAGTCATAGGTTTATGCTTATGCTCAAACCAATTTACATCAGCATTAAAGAAATCATACGCACCCTCTGTAGACCTATGTTTATGCAAAATTTGATGTACGTATAAATTGTCATTTACATTAAAGTAAACAATGCCCATACAACCTTTATACAAAGATTTATCTCCTAACAAACTAGCAATCATCTCTTCAATAGTAATATATGCTTCATTATAAGCACGTTTAGGGTGATTACCCTCTACAATGCCAATCAACTGACCACTTTCATATAAAGGTCTAATATCTTCTACTAATGTATAAATCTGCTCACTACCACTACACCACTCTTCAAGTACATTACCTTTAGAGTTCTTAGTTGTTGTATTAGTGCAATCACCACCAAGAATAACTTTACACCTATCACCTAATGATAATAAGAATTTAACAGTATCCTGTAGATACTTTCTATCATTTAAACCTTGATGTACATCTGATAATACGGCAAGAATTGCCCTATCACCCTCTACCCTACATTTAATAATATGCTGTTCGTAGCTTTTAGTTAATTTATCTAATTGTCCCATTAATTGTATATCCTTTTAATTATTATAAAAATAGTAGTGTTACTAGCTTTATCTAATAACACTACTACTATATATAGATAATTAGCTATATACATAGATTATAGCACAATTATAATATAAAACAATATAACTAATTAATTTCTGTAATAGATACTAATTTACCATCTACAAAAGTTAACTCACAAGTTATATTATTCTCATCTGTCAACGTAGCTACACACTTACCATTAGAATGGACTTCTACATCCTGTGCAAAATTATATGTCTTACCATTATACGTAAAAGAACTCATATTTCCACCCCTCTATAAGAAATCAAATGAATCATCCATACTAGCGAACGCACTTTCAACACTAGCTAGACCATCACCACCAAAACTACTATTCATACCATCTTCTGACATGAACACGTATGCTTCACCATCTGCATACACAGTTACTGGGTCATACATTGTCTGACCAGCACGATTTTTAAGTATTTGTACTTGTGCAGATTTTCTAGCTTTCAAATCCTCTGATGTATACGTAGTAAATACCCTTGCACTACCACGTTCCAACTCATTCGCATCTGCTAAACAAGTAATATCATACCTACCATCATTACGACTTGCTTTTTGCCAAGAACTACGATTAATCTGTGCTAACAATATCATTGTTAACTGACGTACTTCCTCAGTACCATCTTCCTTAATCTCTTTCTTGAAATTTTGTGCTAAACGTCTAAAGAATGTTACATAACTATTAATCTGAGAGTTAGCATCATATGTAACACCCTGACCGCTAAACTTACACAACTGAATATAGTCTACGATAACACAATCAAGCTTACCACCTAATTTATCGTCTACCTTTTCAATAACACTAGAAATCTCACCAAAAGAGAAAGTCTTGAAATCAGACTCATCTAAGATAATAACCTTACCACGCTTACGTGTATTTCCCTCATCATCGATATAATCATTCTTTAAATCAGGCTCTACTTCATTAAAGATAAAATCTTCCTCATCAGCTGTCATTGTACCCCAACGCATCTTAGCATGTGATACAAAATTATATCGTTGGAATTTAGTGCTATAGCTATGACATGATAACAAGTTCCAATTAATATCCTCTTTAGGAGTCTCTAGTGATAGGTAACAGATATTATACCCTAACTCATAAGCGTTAAGATGTGCTATATTTAAAGACATGGTTGTATTATGTGTTACATACCCATTTAAACAATATGTAGGAGAACCATCAACTGTTAAATCATACATATAACACTCAGACTGTTCTATATCTGTAACAGTATTCCATGTTAACTCAGCATTAACATACTCTTCAATATCCTCATTGCGTATAGAAACTGACTCTTCACTGCCAATATATTCATCATGTATTGAAGATAAAGAGAAACTATTGCTAACACCACTATATGTTTCAATCCCCACTACTTCAATAAAACGCATTAATGAGATGGAACCTCTAATAAATAACTTATTATTAACTAATACTGTAGAAATACCCATTGCAGATAATAATCGACTTACAGAATACGCTTTATTAACATCGATGAAATACATAAATGTTTTTATAAATATATCTCCACCCTTAACAACATACCCTATATGACTAAATAATTCACTAATAAAAGACTTCCAACACTCAACACTCTCAGTATAAAGTTTATCATCAAAACTTTCTTGTGTTTTAGCTACCAACTCAGCACTGTGTACCCATGAAGAAATATCACCACAAGTAACATCATATGTAGATTCTTTTAATGACTGTACAATTCTATCACCACATTTAAGATTTTGTGCCTCAACCCACTCTAAACCATTATCAGTTAAAACCCTAAATCTATGTACAGGTGATGTCTCAATAGGTATACCACCAATATAAACAATATATGAATTTTTAATACCTTCATCATGTACTGCTATGAGTTTACGCATACCAAATTCAGACTGTACCATTAAATCACTATGTACACCAATATTATAAATCTCTTTCATTGTTAAAAGACCTCTATTAGTATACACACGTTCATTTTCTGATACGCATTTGTATTGAGATGTGAAGCCCGCAATCGTTGTTACAGTTCCAGGACTCATACCACCGATTTTATCATCAATCTCAGGTATACCTGTAACTAAACCAACAGGTCGTAACTTCTTATTATCATACTCTTGCTTAGAATCTATCTCAATATTGATATCCTTAGCTTTATTTCGATTAGATAATGAAGTTAACTTAGTAAACTCTTGTGCAATATCATCTGTAATACCATCACTCTTTACTTTAGCATTTAATTCATCTAACCGATTAGCAATATATTTATTAACCCTCTTATCAATCAGATTAAAAATATATACCCTAAAGTCATTGATACCAATCTCTTCTGCTACACGTAAATCATCTTCTACTGGATATTCACTAAACATCTTAACAAACAAATCTAAGCTAGGAGTCTCACCACTTACTTCATAAGACTTAATAATAAAGTCCATGAATTTACGCTCCACATCACTAAGAACACCATCAATCTTGAACTGTTTCTTATAGTTATCAGCTTCCTCTTCAAAGATTCTAAGATAATCCACGTAATAAGGGTCTGACTTAGATAGACATGAATATATTACGTTCCTCACTGAATCACTCCCTTATCAATATAAATCAGAAACATTATTAGAAGTCTCTACAACCTCTTCTGTCTTAACACTTTTACGCTTTTTAGCTGTCGACTTAACAGTCTTTATATCACTACTAAATAAATTCGGCATATCTTTATTTAAATCTATAATAGTGAAATTATCACCTGACTTAAATAAATCATAGATAGATTTATAACCATCCCTATCTAACATATCAGATGTGAAGCCATGAAAATACAACCAATTTACTTTATTAGGTAACATACACCTATTAGTAATCACTGTACCAACTACACTAGCATTACGTGTAGGAATCATCTCACGATTGATATATACACACAATACACGTTCTGTAATATCCTGTAGTGAATACATCTTATCCTCATCCATTAAATGAGTATTTTCACTACCCCTATTACCCCAAAAGATATCATGTAGTTGCATCATACTACAATAGTAATATGACTGTAATGTTTCAAATCGACTTAACATAGCTAAGAATAACTCACGATGAATATCATGACTACCAATAAATAAAATATTCTTACACATATCAATCTCTGATAACTGTTTAGATAATGTATCTATACGTTTACCATACGCTACCCTATCTGCTTTAAATTTATCTACATCTATTAGATTTTTATAATGCAGAATAAAATTCTTAGTATGAAAGTTTTTATCGTAAATTACACGTCCATATCTATCCACTTTATTAATCTCCTCTTAAAATAAAAAGTATTTGTATATTATTATAACACAAAATTGAATGTTACACATATACAAATACTTAATTATCTAATCAATCCATCGAATTGTTGGCTCGCCTATGTAACCTTTTCCCATACATACCAACAATAGCACACAGCACTACCACCTAATGACCTATCATCATTACGATAAGAATTGGTACGTTTTCTGAACACATACATATACTTTAAAGGATATGCATCAAACAAAGGTTTACGTTTTTGACTCTCTAAAAACTGTACTTTAAGAAAAGCACATAACTTCCCACCATCTTTTAAAATACTCATACCATGTGATACATGCTCCATAGCGTATTTATATGGTGGGTTCATTACGATATCACCATCAATTTGAGTATTATCAGATAAGAAGTCTTTTGTATAACCAAAACCCCTATCAATTAAATCATAAGCATCTACCTCATGACCATGAGAAAGTAATACATTAGCAATATTACCATTACCACAACTAGGCTCTGTTACCTTATGCTGTAACTCAACATATCGCAACAAATCTTCTACTGCTCTAGGCTCTGTAGAATAGAAGTCATGCTCTTCCCTAGCATCTTTACTATGAGAACTAGCGGCTAACATTTTAAAAATATAATCTTTACTTGCCATTACATCACCTCTCAATTACATATGTACACAACATATGCACCAACAAAACAAATACTAAATATGATAGCATATACAATTAATAAATGTATAAATCCACTAGAAAATATTATATCATCTCTTAATACTCTAAACAATAATTGAATCATAACGTATAGAAACAACACTGTAGGTACGATTAAAACAAAACCACCTATAATACTTAACGCTAAACTATTCAATTATCTCACCATCTAACCCAACAGTCTGTGTAGGAACTTCTACTTCCTCTACACTATTTAATACTGAATTAAGTTCTTCCTCTTTTGTTTCAATCACTTGACGTTCCATTAACAAGAAATTTAACACCTCAAAACTTACAATACAGTCATTAATTTGTTTCTTCATTGTATTTGTATCTGTATCACTTAGATTATCAATCTTAGACAATAACTGCTTAGAAACCTTAATTCTCTCCTCCAAAGTACCAATTTGTGATGTAATTAACTCAACTGACATATTTTAACCCTCCACATATACAATATCTGTATTAACATTATCTTTATATTTATTAAACATTAACGGAAACATAGTTGTATCTTTATTATCTATATCCATATAGCAAAAACCATTACAACCCTTAACAATGATATACTTAGTATTATTTCTATTAACAAAAGAAATGATATCACCTACAAACAGTAACCTACCATTACTATCTAATACACCAGTAGACTGCCTAATCGTATTATAATCAATCTCTACCCTAGACACACTTGCATCTTTTTGTAATGTAGATTCATCAATGAGTAACAGATAATCCTTACGCTCATCAGTAAAATGACTATGCTTAATGACATACCCATAATAGAAACCCATATATTCTTTTGTAGCATCATCTATATCTAATGCCTTAACAAGATATGGTCTTGTTATCTCGTTATTAACAATATGATGCCTAGTATTTACTTCATCTGTATAAGAGGACACCATTACCAACCTCTAAGTATTTACCACTAGTAATAGTGGTAATGTCTTCAAAAGAGAATACTGTATATACAATACCATCTTCATTTTTAACCTTATACACATTAAAGATTAACGCATACAAGAAATTCATATCTACACGAATTGAATAGAAACCAAAGATGACAAATACAAATAAAAGAATAGCACACCAAGTATAGCTTTCTACTGTCAGAATAGCCATAGGAAGTATTAACTTACCAATAAAATCAACAATAAAAGGAATTAAATTAGTATCCCTTTCGACTGTTATCACCTCAACATAACTAGCATCTTTGAAATGATAATTCTTTCTGATTTTAAACAATGTTACTGCTACATAAATAAGTAACAACAACACACACAAACCAATTACAGGTAAAAACATAATTAACCCCCAATCTTTTTAAGAAACTCTTTATTATTTTTAAGAGTGTTATATGTCTTAATAGAATCATATCTATCACACTCTTCATGAATTTTACTTCCAATCATAGTTATGTAAACCATAACTACAACCACAATAAACGCTACTATAATCATTTTATATCTCCTTTTAATATATCCTAAGTATTAATACTTAGGATATAAATCTGCATTGATAACAAATACATCTAATAGAGATAATACTACTAGAATGATACCAATTAATTTATACCACTTAGTAGGTGTATATCCTTTTGAAATAAACCACACATAAGCTAAACCCCATACAATAACTAAGATACAAGGTAAACCACTTAACATTGCTAACATTTCCATTTTTGTTTCTCCTTTTGAAAGACAATATATTTACTACCTAACTGGTACATATATAGTATAACATAGGTGTAAAGTATTGTAAAGTATTAAATAAAAAAGAGGTAGATTTTTCACTACCTCTTTTAACTATTTCTTATCTACATACATCTCATCGCTATCCTGTAACACATGCATACAAACAACTCTAAAGAATTCATCACAAGAAATCTTTTCACCACTATCTGTAACCATATAGTAATTATTACGTTCATCACGTCTAATATACTCAATACCTAAACGCTGTAATACATCTAATACACTTGTAGAAATACTATTCATACACTCCCCCTAAAACTACTCTAATATAAATGATATGGTATTAATAATAGAAACAACCACAACAAATGCTAATGATAACAATATAGATACTTTAGCATATACTCTACAGAACTCATCTAACTGATATGACTTACTAATACCACTCACAACACTTATCAACAATACAACAAACACATATAATGAAATCCCTAATATAGAATACACACCATATGCATAATTTAATATAGCATTAACACCATCCATATCTCACCTAATCAATTAAATAATACAACAAAGGTAACTTATCAATCGTATCTGCATTATAGAAGAAACGATGTAATGGTTTAGCGATAACCTGACACTTACTCCCATCTGTAGAGTATACTTTCATCTTATCGTCTTTTACAACAATATAATCATAGCCATTAAGCATGAACTCATTAGATAATACCCTAGCTATATATTTGACATCAACTTCATTACTATATTTAGTTAATACCTCAACAACAGGGTCTACTTCTGTATCCATATCTTCAACCTCTTTTTCATCTACAACTTTACTAGAACCTAATGATTTTTTATATCCCTTAGCATGACTCATAATAGACTCCAAGATATCATACTCTTCACTACTAATCAAATCACCACTAAATGTATAGAATTCTTTAGCAACAGCATTAATCCGATAAGCCATATCTTTAATTGTTGTTTTTAAAGAATAGATATCCATCTTATAATTAAACAAAGAAGATTGCCAACCAACACTCTCACAATACAACAATAACCCATACAGGTAATAGAAATCTGCTAGGTTAAACTCAGTATGTCTAACCACTGTCTCACCATCTGTAAATGTAATATGGAACTCCATATTGTAATTATAGTCAGACATATTATATCGTAACTCTATGCTATCTACCTCTTTAGTAACATCTTGTAGTGTATCATCAACCACTTTCAACAAAGTGATTAAACCCATTCTAGCCTCTGTGAGATACCCACTATTAACAAACACAGTATCTTTTAATATAGTATTTCTATCATATGTCCCATATGTAGGTAATATCATATTCCCATAATGATACCAATTAATAGGTATATCGTCATCACTATTAGTACAATATGTGTCTGGCATTAACTTAAATGTATCACCACTTGTATAATACTCACAAAACAGATTATCATAATTCTCATACTTTAATTCATACATAAGTTGAACCATATGCATAGGTGTAGTAAATCTTGCATGATAATACCACGTAGAGCCAATAACCTTTAATGTATCTAACATAGTAATTAATATACTAGGAATAATCTTGTTGTAGTCAGACGATTTAACTGGTAATGTATCAAAATTAATAATACTCCCTATTAATTCTTCCCTCTCAATGTATCTACGATTAAGAAATATATGCCCATTCTTACATTCTACATCTGTATCTACTGTACCATTATCAAACTCTAATGCATGTTTCAATCGTTCTAATCGAAGATATGTATCATTCTTAATTTTATATCTATAGTAATAAATAATATACAACATCATAGCCTGTGAGATGTGTTTACTAAGATTGGTACATCCCATCTTATCTAAGAATACTTTAACAGTTGCATCATAATTTGTATACCCATCACCATATGTATCACGTAATAATGTATCAGAATGACATACCATAGCACTTACAATATCAAACACAGTTAATTTAGATTTTTCACATGAGTAATTAGAACTCACACCAATAGTAATTGCATCAACTACATCTTTAACCATTCTAACAGTATCGATATGTTCTACATCTGTACTCTTAATCTCTTTAGGTAAATTAATATACAATGTATTAATCAATCCTACATCTCTAGTATCATTGTAAAGTACACGAGTCTGATACCCATTGCTAACACTCTCTAATTCGTCTTGATATATCTTACGTAGTGTTTTAAGTTTATCAAGATGTAGTTTAGACAACATAAACATAACAGCATGTAGGTTTTCCATAACTTCATGAACTGCTATTTCTTTGTTAGATGTAAATGCTACATGTTGAATAATAGGAGATGTCATTAAAACATCCTCACCTTTATTATTGTACATATGAAAAGGATTTTTAAAATCATCATGTACATATCGAATACAACAGTTGAAGTAATCACCATCTACAAAGTAATTATACAATCTATTACATTCTAATAAGTATTTAAGAACATTCTTAAAAGTATTTCCCTCTAAGTACGCATTAAGAGTAAAGTTAGGACACAACCGATATGCTGTTTTATTCTGTTTCAATAACCCCTGTACTTCATACAAACTATAGATAGCATGAGTCATAATAAAACGTAACTTATCTAACACAGATTTAATCGTCATATTAGATAACATTTCAAACTGCTCAACGATACCACCACTTAAAGGGAACACAAGATAATCCACACCATGAAAGTCTATACCATCCTCTTCAATAAAGGTAATTTTAGTATCATACCCATAACTAATTCCCTTATGTTTTAAAGCATAAAATAACTCTATACATCTTACATAATCCTCTGGTGTTAAACGTATCTCTTCTGTATTGTATATCATAATATAATCTCCTTTAAACTATTTACACATATACACGTAATAAGACAATGGTAACAAATCTAATTTATCTACGTCATAGAAAACATTGTGTAAAGACTTAGGTACATATTCTTGCATTGATGTATCAGTATTAGAATACACTACTAAATCATCACCATCACGCATAATCACATCATAACCACTATCAATAAACTCTAATGCTAAATCTTTAGCTAACATAAGATTTCTAGATTCATTAGAGCGTACTAGCTTTGTTTCTTTAGTATGTACTACTTTCATCTTTTCTCCATCACACGAATCAACTATTACAGACATTGTACGTAAACTATCAACTACTACAAAAATATCTTCATCAAAATCAATGAAATTAAAACTAGTTACCATCATATCCTTGACTTCAGATAGAATATCATATACTTCCTTTAATGTAGCATCATATATCTGATACCCACTATCCTCATGAAATAGACTATACACAGCATAGCTAAACATATCAGTAACAGGTAATGGATATGTTTCAACCCTACCATCATATGTCTTAACAATGAATGATAACTTACTATAATCTTTGAAATCCTCTACACCTATAGATACTGTTTTAATATCACTAGCATTAATCTCACTAAAGATACCATACAATTTATCAAGTATAAGACGTAATACAACTCTCACCCCTTTATATCGTTTCTCAACTATAGATACTAAAGGTTTATAGTTACTTACATCCTTAGTATAATAACGTACACCATCTAAAGGGAATACCATATCAGAACATGTTAATAAAGAGTCACTATTAATAGTACCAAAGTAATTAGTATTGCAATTAAGATATTTATCAATCTCATAATCTAATGTAATGTATGTATCGTCTTTAGATTTAGCAATATCTGAAATCATTCTAAACCCATTCAAAGCATCAATAAATACAACATCTTTATCTGCATTTAATGTATTATAGAAACTCTTTACTAAACCCCTAGATAGTTTTAGTAAATCTAATACATCATCTACATCTAAATTAAAACCAATAGAGTTGTCATCAATATATTTATGCAATGAAAGAACTTCATCTTCTTTATGCTTGTGATGAACTACCATAACATGTCTATCGTTGTGCCACGTAAAATCAGAATTATAGCTATCTTTACAAAAATCAATATAAGACAACAACATATCTAACCTATCACTATTACCTGTATCAACAAGATAACTATGATAATGAATTAATTGCATGTTAACACTCTGATGAATATGAATATACCCTACAGAACTAACGCTAGTAGCAGATAGCAACAAACATACATATGGCATGTAATTCTTATACCCACTAGAACCCATAACACTTTCATACTGATAACGTAAATAAGACTGTATAGCACTAGCAACTGTCACATAGTTATCAATAATAGGTGTATTTAACAAATGTTTATGGCTTTCAATAGCTTTAAAAAAGCACTCAACCTTATGCACATAATTTAGTTGACTGACTAAGCGTTTAACTCTATCATCAGCAACATATACAGAAAACACATTATCACCGAACGCTACAAAACCATTATTCTCTGTAACATAATTAATTGACTGTAACCCTATACTGTGTATCACCTTATCAGTAGCATCTTTCAAACCATGATAAGCAACTTTAAATGAACCAGCATGTAATCTAATTAAGTATCGAATAACAGTATCAATATTATTCAACACATCTACGATTTTTACTACTCTAGAACCACCAAATACAACTGTAGGTAACAATCGAATAGCTATATTATCTCTAACAATAGTACAAGGAGTAACTTCATCTACACTAGTATGTTCTATGACAAAATTAACACAACCCATATCAACATCATACTGTATCATAATAGTATCATCCATACCTCTGTTAGTATTCATATTACAATGATTATTAATATAATCATACAAATATTGATACTCATACAACAGTTTAACTTTATCAGAATCATCCTGATTATCAAACTCACGTAAATACACGAAACTAGGTACTAAGTTTTTATCTTCATTGGAACGATAATGTCTCGCTATATTACCATAATCACTCACAACAGCATGACATACCTTATCATACAATTCCATTACAGTTGTATCTAAACACACAATACAATCAGAAATAACACTATTATGTTTAAGTAAAAGAGTCGTATCTACACCCAATCTCTTTAAATCTTTATATTTAGAAGTGATATCTTCATCTTCTGCATTATAGAAACGTAATCTATTATTAACAACTTGAATACCACCATCTAAACCAACCATATCAATAGAAGATTGTAGTTGAAACACCATACGTACATAACCAACATACTCTTCTGCTGTGATAACATCAGTTGTAAAATATTGAGTTGACATTATAAACCTCCTATAAATCTATCCCATTCTTCTTGATAGCCATCTGTAAACATATTACACGTATTATTTTTCTTAGCCAAACGAACTTTATATGTCATCTCTAAACTATTAGGACGACCTAACAACTCATACATTTCCTTATTCAAATGATTAGGATATAAGAAATACTGCGTACCTACATCATTAGAAGAAATGCTATGTAAATAATATGGCTTATCACCCATATACACAATATCTCCTACATTAGGTAAATTAAGTATATCTTTAATAGAATATACACCTCTACGTAGTGGTCTGTACAAATCTAATAGGTCAAATATAGACGTGATATTTAGGTATGTTTTACGCTTAATTGTATGATTGTCTACATCATTCTGTGTATAGTCCTGTACTACTGCAATAATATTATCACCTACCTCAATCGTATTATACCCTTTCATATACAATCGTAATAATGTTTCTTTTAAATAGGTAAAATTCTTGCCTAATCTCTCTGTATCTAATGTAGTGTTTTTATTGACTACTTCAGTATCATCTAGAATATTTTCAACCTCTGACTTCTTAGCTAATAAACTATCAACCAACTTCAACACATCCACTTTATCATACAAGTTCTCAGCATACATACGTACACACTCAATATCTTCCAACCCAATAGGTACAATATAACTATTATCTTGTAGATACTTCATTAAGAAATTAATAGAATAATACTCATCTCGATAAAACGTATGTACTCTTCGAAGCACACGTTTAAATACCTTACCCATAAATGTATCAAATGCTACAACATATCTCTTAGGTAAATTCTTCATGACCTTACTAACGTCATCAAGTTTAAGAAAATAACCATCAATTCTAACTCTGTAATAAACCTTGCTATGATTTACATGTCTTACAATATCCTTAACCTCAAGGCTTTCAAGATAGATTAAGATACTCATAACTCTACGATATGTATCAGAATCAAATCTCTTGTACGTCTTATTCTTTTTCATATCAATTCTCCTTTACCAACTTTTCTAATTCTTTTTCTAACACATAGAACTCATCAGAAATATGTACTACGTTATCTACTTTATACGTATACTTCATTTTATTCTTTTCATACATCTTCAATAAGATATCTAACATGTACTTATTAAAATTTACATCCCTATTTGTCTTATAATACTCTTTTGACTCTTTAATATACAACGGAATATCTAATGCACCATCACATACCTCTTCCATTAGATTAGAGTATATTTCCCCATATGTACAACTCTCACACTCATCATTACCACACACACTCTGTAGATATGATATACACTCCTTATTAATTGCATACATTAAATCGTAACTAGGAATCATTTTATCATCTCCTCACAAGAAATACTATTACATCTATAGTATACCTATTATATGAAAAAAGAGATAATACAAACTTTTTTAGTTATTTGTATTATCCCCATAAAAAACTTTTATACCCTAAGCAATATTATATTTTACAATACGCTTATGTAAACACTCACGATACTCAACCATAGCAGTCAACTGTTTACACAACACATAATAATCCTCATGCTCTTTATGTTCATCTAAAAACGCAATCAGATTATGAATACGTTCTTCTAATGTATTAAACTCTTCTAATAAATTCTGTTTCCACTCTTCCATAGTTTTAACCCTCCTACAATGTAATCGCTACGTTTAACTTCTTATCATATACATCTACATATACTTCATTTTTATCACCATTATAAGTTACTTCAATCAATTCTTTAATTTCAGTACCACCTACAATAGCTTTCCAATTCTGTAATGTTTTACAAAACCAAACAATAAACATCTTATCTGTAGTGATTTTGTCAGCACTATACCCACAATTACTGAATAAAACTCCTCTTGCTGAGTTAATTGCTTTTTCTTGTAAATCTTTCATCATTGTCTACTCCCACTCATACGTTAAAACTGGTTGTCTCGTAACCTCTCTAAAATTATGACATGTCTGCTCACCAAAATAATCTTCCCAATAGGAATATTCATAATACTTACCATCTACACACTTATAGATATATCTCTTATGAGTATTAGTAGAATCGCAAACATCATCTTCAACTATAGTATCTACACACTTAACAAATAAATCATCTGGTGTACTAAACCATAAATCCCACACAACATTAGAAGTCTCAGCATTTAACAACTTCTGTATATATTCCTTATTCTTTAGACTTTGTAACATGACAATTACCTACTTAATTCCAAATAACAAGTTTTTAAGGTATTCTAAATTATTAGTAATCCAATAACTAATGCTAAATGCTTCTTCTGTATCTTCACTTTCAGTATTTTCTTGTGTAGCTTCAGTATTAACATTAGAACTACTGTTATCATTATTACCAAATAATGTATGATAGAACCACGTACCAGCAAAAGCACCTGTGAAACTATCAAAGAACCCACCACTCTTATTAGTAGTATAATAGTTATTTGTTACACTAGATGTCTTAGTCTCAGTAGAGGATTTAGTCTCTGATGTAGAACTCTTAGGAGTACTAGATTTAGTTACTGGTTTTGCTACTGGTGTAGATTTTACAACAGGTGGTCTACTAATGACTACAGGTCTAGCGGTACTAATAGCACCCACATATGTAGTACCCAACAAAGTTAACACAGATAACGCAACTACACCACGTTTAAACAATATACTCATTACACTTTAACTCCTCTGTCTGTTTCTTTAATTCATTAGTAGCTATGACACGCATATTTCTTTCTACATTATAATGTGCTTTAAACCCATTTAGATACACATCTGAATAATCTTTAAAGCTTTCATCATCTGAATCCTCAACTGACTTTTCCACAGACTTTAAAAACTTATCATAATTACCCTCATTCGCTCGCTCATATGCATCTAGAAACCTTAGTACCCCTTTATTAATACACTGTTGATATAAACCAGTGGAACTACCAATCAAACGATTTAATAGAAATACTTCCACCTTCAACTGTAGTACAAAATACGTGTATTTAAATATATCTAACCACCCACTTGATTCTTTCATATATCACTATACCTATCTGCTACAGTATCCCTAAATGTTTGATACTTACTATCCTCTAAATAGAATGGGTCAGATGTACCCAACACCTCAGATGCAATATAACATAGTAATTGCCCTAAACGTAACTCTGGGTAACAACCCCATATATACTCTAAATCTTTTAGCACTTCCTTATGAGTACTAATCACTTCATTATTATCCGTGTATGAACGTGTCCTATGTTCTACATCCCTATGAATACACACTATACAAACCCCTTATAATCTAAAATAAGTATTAAGCATATACAAAGAAGTATATCGAACCACTATCATCATAGCCACTATTAAAAGTACGTTTTGTAACTTCTAGCTCACTAAATACTTCTTGATTAATATCATTGTCATAGGAATAGAAGTTAATTGACACGATTAAGCAGAAATTATCTACCAATTCTACTGAGAAACCACACTTTTTAAAATCCTCTTGATAACCCCTAATAACAGGGAATAACAAGTCTACCCCCATTGCTACATTATAAGAAAATGCTTTAAACAACTCCTTAGATGCTTCTTTATCATTACCAATATATGTATCAGTTAGAGTATTGTACAAAGCGATACCTTCTACATCGCCATATACACCACCCTTAATATCACTAAAATACATCTCACCAGCATCAAAATCTAAACTTGTTGTAGCACTCCCATAGGAATCCGTATCATAATGACAAATATAAGAGATGCCTAAATTCTTTAAACAACCATCATATGTAAATGTGAATGTAATATATTCTTCCTTACCAATAGAATAAATCTGAATTAAACATTCTGCCTTCTTATCTTCTCGAACATCATTAATATGTTTTGCAATTAACTTATTTTTATTATTCTTACCTAACTTAGATTTATTGAATAATACTTTTAAATCTTTTGTATCTACACACGACTTATTAACCTTAGATAAATCATTATTTGAAATCCCTTTCAACAATGACTCAACTAATTTAACATTAGCACTAGCACCCTCATTTAAAGAATCAATGATTTTTGAATAACTCATATATACCCCCAATACAATTAATAATACGCAACCTCTGTATCTTTATCACTATGAATTATATCTGCATAATGACTGATAAGCTTAAAATTCTTAACATTAATATCATTTAATAAGTTAGTTTCTACTAAATGCTCTACAAAATATTTATTAACACTATATGCATTTCTATTGTTGAAATCTTTTGTATACACTGTAATAAAATCTGTATCAACATACCAATACACAATAGTATCTCTATTATCAAACTCACTACTAATAATAGTATCTACACTAGAACCCCTAGCTAAATACTTATCCAAAAAAGCCTTAGCCTTGGTATTATCAGTAAAAGATACTGTTACACAATCAATAACATCACTTATTAAATCAATAACCTCTTTAAGAATACCACTACAATCATGTAGACCACCATTAGCTGTACTTAAATCATAAGTCTCTAACAGACGTACATTCCCAACATAGTATTCAATAATAAAATATCTATCAATACTATACTGTACCTCATATAACCGAATATTACCAAAATTCCTAGTAGGTAATTCCACATTATCATAAACATATTTAAATACAAAGTTATCAGCACTATAACTTGTATGTGATGCTAATAATTCTAACTGTAATCTAAGCTTGGTAAATCTCTTATTATATATTATTCCCATAATTTAATCCCCTCAATCTAAACCCACTTCATACATCCTATACGCATATACCTAAGAACTTTGTCATCTGTTAACGGAAGTGCGTTTTTACGTCTTTTAGCTTTCTTTTTAAAACCACCAAATGTAAAATAAACACCATCCTTATCTTCTTTCCTATCAATTAAGATAAGTCCAGCATCCCCTAATTTAGAATCAATGAAATCCTTATGCTTTTCATATACATCACTAGGTAATGCATAATATAAATAAGACACATCTTCACTATCATGATATCTAGGTTTATTGAAATCGTTCTGAAAATCAATCTTATTGATTTTAATCTCAACCTCTGTTAGGCGTCTACTCTTTAAATTAAAATATAAGAAATCTGCCTCATATTCTCTCTTCTTAGGAGTATACATTGTAACATTAGGAATACAGATATTATTAAGATATAATTGTTTAGCTAGAATGTATTGAAATGTACTCTCACTCTTCCACCTACACAACTCGATGTTTATATTATTTCTTCCCATTTTGCTCCTACCTTAAAGCTATAAGTCTAATGTTTGTTATCTACATAATAATATGCTATAAACAACAAAAGAAATGCCACAGACTTAAAGATAACTTTCCCATCCATATATCTACTCCCTATAAATGACATGTATTACTGTATGTTTTTATCATTTCTTCCTATACGTCACAGTAACACCCTTATTAACATTACTATAAAAATACATTGTCTTAGAAACAAAGTATAAAGCAGTGTTATCATCTTGTTTAACAGTATCAACCCTATAACCTCGACTATCCATATATTCAATAGTCTTAGATAAAAATCCTTCTGTACCAACCTCGGTACCAGAGTATGTATGACTAAAAGTATCTGAATCTTTATACTGCTCAATCAATTTATCACTCTGTTCAGTAATATAGAGATTTAATCTATCTTCCATACTAATCGAAGCATTAGAATACTCTGTAACACCACAACCACTAACGAAAAATGAAGTTAATAAAATAACTATTAATAATACGTAACGCATATATCTCAATCCTCTCACATATCAAATATCTATGTCCACATAGAAAACCAATACTCTCTCACTTCAGATAAAGCCTCTAATACTAATTCCCTATCTTCTTGATTTAAATTGTCTCCACCATTATTAGCCTTATCAAAATAGTATTCTAATGATGTAACAGCATGTACTAAGGTATTATATCTTAACCTAGTATCCTCATCGTAATCAAAAGACTCGGGACTATCCTCTAAATACTTTCTAACAAAGAAAGCTATTACACCACATAACGTGATGTCTAAATTCCATATAGCCGAACCACGATACCTAGTATATATTGCCTCTAACTCATTACACAAATTCTCATGTAATCGCTCATAACACACTTCATGCTCTTCTACAAAAATAGAATTACTTTTATATGCTAGTATATCTTTTCTAAGACATACACACTCTTTTTCTATTGCTTTAAGTCTTAGATATTCATCCATATCAATCGATACCTTAACTACATTCTCAGGAAGATACCTAATCTCATCTTTAGTATTTGTATTACAACTATTACTACCCATAACCTTTATATTATATCTACTACAGATATCCTATTTATTTAAACTACCCCTATCAGCAAAAACAACTCTCCCATCTACTGTATTCCTTACACTCTCATATTTAACTGTAGTATTATTACAGTTACCACATCCATTATTACATGTATTAGTGTTACTTTGTGTAGTATCTGTATAACGCATATACTGATAATACTCTACATCAGCCATATCTCGTACAGTGTCTTTTGTACGTCCACCACCATACACACAATACTTAGTAGATAAATTAGGCTCAATCGATTTAAAATAACGCTTAAACCACGTAATACCATTATTAGATACTTCTACTATTGTACCATCTGTTAACGTCTTATTAGCTACATCATCCTCAATCGCTTGTGTAGTTAACTCTATAGCGGTACCCTCAGACAACTCAAACACACTAGAAATCAATGAATGTAAATAAAAAGACAAACCTTTTGGTTCATTCCCTTTATCTGTATACTCTACTATCTCACGTGTAGATGTTGCACCTAGAACAGTAGGTTGTATACCACCATCACTAGAAATGCTATGAGTATCCGCATTAACCACTTCTCTGTCATTACTATGAGTGTTAACCCCAACCCCATCAGAATGATTGTTACTACCATGTCCATTGTCATTTGTATTACCTCTCTCTACATCTTCCCTAATACTATCAACCACAGGAACAGTATTAGGAAGAACCTCACTGTTGACGTTTCCGACTTCAGCATGACTACCCCCATTACTATTACCACTATTGTTAACAACATCTCCATGAATATCACCCTCACCTGTATTATTCACTTCACCATTCGTACTACCTGTAGTATTACTTTCTACAGTCTTAACTACTTTAGTACCATACCATCTTTTAGTATTTACGTCATATACAGGTCTACCATGAAATAATTGTAACCCCATAGTAGCATCATATGTTAAATACTTAATACCCCAATGATAGAAAGTCCACATCAACCACTGAACACCCTCAATAGTTGTTATACTCTTAAATGTATCCTTCCTAACACTATCTTGTAACACATATTGTGTCTTGATATCTAAACTATAAAATCTTTCCATCTATTTATCAACTTCTGTAGCTGTATCACTAGCTACCTCAAATAATGTATCAACATCAACTTTAAGTGCTTCTGCTACCTTCCTACATGTACTAATACGAACATAATTTACATTTTCATTAATCAAGCTATACAAAGCTGGACGACTTACACCACTTAATCTAGATAACTCACTAATAGAAATCATACGTTTTTGTATGATTTTCTGTAAAGCACCACTCCGCAACTTGAATTGAATTAAACCCATAAATAAATCACCTTATCTCAATAATTATCTTTAGTACAGTAACACCTCTATATTAAATAAGTGTTACGTTAACCTCAATATCACTCTCACGTTGTAATACTTCTTCATAATGACAAATACCTTGAATAATAGTATCTAATGTAGAAGTATTATATCCATCTGTATAATTCCTAATATACAAGTTGCATGCCCTATCATTATAGTATAGAGTAGCATCCATTGTTACATTCCCATCAGTTAGTGTACACTTAGCACTCTCTAATGAATAATCAACGGACATAACATAATTACTACCACTTGTATCTGTACTTACACCATCAATTAGATTATCTTTATAGTAATAATCTAATGTATTGACTAGCATCTTAATTGTATTCTCTAACATACCACACTCACCTACCTATATCAATTAAAGCTTTTCTTTAATGCCTCTCGAATAGCCTCACCTAATGAAGTTGCATTAATATCAAAATCTTTCTTAACCCCATTATGTAATGTATAACCTTTATACTTACCACTATCAATGCTATCTTTATCAATAGACATCGCCATACCACTTACTTTATCTTTATATTTTTTATTAAGAATAGTAGCTGTATCACCCATATTCTCAACCTTATCAGATAAAGGTTTAAGTTTATCTTTAATGTTATAAGTAATACCATTATTAGTTACTGTACCACCTAATGTAGGAGTAGAAAAATCAGGAGTATCGTTATTACCTGTTGAAACTACATCCTTAGTATTAATCTCTCTACACTTATTAAGAATCTCTTCCTTATGATTATCTGCATCAAATCGTGTAGTAAATACATTACCCATACTTAATAAAGCATAATCATAAATGTTATCTCCCCATGTAGCTTTCTTAACATTGTATGCATCAGATACAAAATAATATGTATCACCACTTAGATACTTAGCATTATCCAACTCTACATGATACGCACCACTTAAAAGACTAAACACATCCCCTAATACCAATACTTCATCACTATCTACATACTTAAAAGAACCATCCTCATCTACTACCACTAAACGTCTAAGTTCCTTAACCTTAAATGGTACACCAGTCTCTAATTTATTAGTCTTTAAAAACTCTTTAATATAATAATCCATATGTTTATACCCCTCTATAAAAACTACTCTATCCTGTATCACTTTGTATTGTTTAGTAATACTGTGTAAAGTAATATTTGAAAACTAAATTAATAATATTCGATATAGTGAATGTATCATTTGATGTATTCTAATAGTGTTAGCTTTCTATGAAATAAAAAGACATAAATAAGTATGATGTAAAACATTACACAACCTTACACTAGAATAAGGTTAATCACCATCAAAATAAGTTATAAAAAACAAAGTTTGTAAAAAGTATAATGTATTGCTCGCTTAATATAACAAACCTATTCCCACTATAAAGTTGTACACTATAATACATTCATACATTGTTTTAGATACATTCACTATATCTTACTTAAATAATACCATATATGTATTGAATTGTAAAGTTTAATATTGTTATGTAATATTATTTAAGATATACCACACAGATAAACCATAAATAATATAAATAAAATCAAACTAATAGCAAAAAATTTACCTACAAAAGAATTAGATGCATCCTCTCTAACTTTATTATAGTTCTTAATACGATTATTAACATTATGTACTAATGTATTATAATATGCTCTATTCTCTTTAAAGTCATCTAGATAGAAAGTCTTAACGCTAATATCATCTCTATATCTACCATACACATTAACAATTAACATAGTCCCATAATCTTGTGTACATAATTGTACACAAGATATATCTCTCACATGATATACCCCTCTCAAAGAACGTGGTTCTGGTGAAACAAAACTACCACCTATATAACTAATGTAATAATAAAAATAATCATCTTCAAAACCAAAGTCATATCTATCAACATTCATAAAAACACACCTACTTAACCAATATAAGAACTAAATTAAGCATAATAGACATAACTAATAACATATAAATAGCGAATGAGCGGAAAAAACGCTCATATGCACAATCATCTTTAGAAGAATTAATTTTCTTAGCAATCTTAAACTCTTTAATAAAATCTAGTAACAAAGGAATATTACACATATTAACAACAATATCAAAATACTCCCTACTACCATCAGCCATTTCAACATACATAGCTTCATCTCTTAGATATATGTCTTTGACATCCTCTACATTGAAAACTTTATTACCAAAAATAATAAAATAACCATACTCACTATCAACATAAAAATCATCACGTTTATACATAATACATCTCCCTAATACCCATACAAATAAATTACATACAAATCAATTAAACAAAAAATAAGAAACATCAATACAAACACCAATGTAAATAAAATACTTTTAATATCCATCCCTACCACCATAATAATACATATACTTAGATATCTCATCATCACTCATACCATAGTACAACTGTAACAAGTACATATGAATACATGAATCTATGTAATCTACTGAGTAGCTTATATCCCTACCATCACTGTACAAATTATATGAATCTCTGTAAAACATATCAGTTAAAACACTCATACATGTATACCACAACTAACACCAATAACCATACCAACAAAGCAAGAAACAACAGCAACCATCAACATAATAAAGAAGAATATTCCCCACTCAACAACTAAATACTCTTTAGATTTAGCATCCTTAATAAGCTTATTAGTACTATCAACAAACCTAATTAATTCTGAGATATCACCATCAAAATCAACCAAATTAAACCACTCACCAATCCAAGACTCTTTATCTAATTTTAAGTAATTATCATCTAAACGAATACCACGTAAAGACGCTAATCCATAACAAAAAGTATCGTTAATAACAATGTAATCATCTAACACCTTATAACTTATCAATTTCATAATAATCTACCTCCAATAATTTCAATAGAATATCTACAACTAAATAATAACATATATGTAAAGAAGTGTAAAGTAAAATAAAAAGAGGTAGTACTAATACTACCTCTCTAAGAATACCTATGCTTTAATTGGAATAGAAACTGTTGTATCATATTCAATATCATAACCCCACACCCTATCAATAAGATTATGTTTAAATACCCAACCTCTAATAGCTTCATTAACAATTAATCCTAAATCTTTTTCTTCATCAGCTGTTGTATAATCATCAATACAACAACACTCCCTGTTATCATCTAAATCAACCTGCATATGATTTAAGATATCTTCATCCCACACATAAGGAATATATTCTTTACACTTAGAAACATAGAAAGTTGTCATTGTATCATCTACTAGATGCTCATAGCTTTGATATAAGAAATCTTCACATGCATTAATATCTTTATACTTTTTAAAGATATCTCTTCCCCATGAAACAGCATCTTCAAATGTATCAAAGAACATAGGTGAGAATACATCATGCTTTTCTAAATGTACAACATACTTAGTTACGATATCATCAGCATAATATGTTTTATAAAAAATATCTTTTCTACAAGAGTAGAACTCACCCTTAACACCTTTAATGATATAATCACCATCTCTAACAACCATAGCACCCTCTAAGGTACGTAGGTATAATTTACCATCACAATCATAGAAACAGTTATCAATACCAACTTCAGTTTTTAATATCTCAGTTGATGCATCATCATTATAAAAGAATTGAAATGCCTCTACAGTTACTGGTTTTTTAATGTACTTTCTCATTATTTACCTCTTGTAACCAAATACGCTGTTGTGAAATTAACAGCATCCTCTAAAGTCTGAACCTTAGTCTCACTACCATTACTACCTTTCATCTTAATAACAGTATATACACCACTCAATCTATCAGAATTATTTTCATTAAAATGTCTAATGATGACATAATGTTTAACATCAGTGACACCCTTAGTTAAAGATTCATCTACATCTGCAACATACACTTTTAAATCTACATCAGACTGAGATAATTGAGATTTAACTTCTCTAGGCAAATCTTTAGCATCAATCTTCTTCCAATCTAAATCAACATCCCTAAACTTAGATACACCCTTAGTAGTTGCATCCTTAGTGAAACCATAACTAGCATAATGTAAACTCTCATCTAATGTTAAATTTTTACCCAAAACATTTGTATACTGTTTAGATAAAATCTTATCAGATGGTGGGTTATCTGCTAACATACAGTACAAACCACCAATAATCAAAAAACCAATAACAAAAATAGATAAAAACGCAACCCAAGTCTTAATAGAACCATCTGCATCGTAAAATAAATTCTTTAACATAATAAAATCTCCTTTTAAATATCTACCTTTTAAAAACTAAACCACTACTATTTAATAAAATTCTTTATAGTTGTTGTATTAACCCTAACATCTTTAATGATGGCACCCAATGCATAAATAGAATCTTTTTCAAAGTATTCAAAACCATACCCAGCGTTAATATACCCCTCAAACTCAACAACTTCACCTTTATCATCAATCATAACTTCAATATAACGATAAGAATTATTGTTGTTAATAAAATTACCACTAGGAGACGGCATACCAGCATATAAACCTTCATCTCGTATTACAACTTTTAAATAGTCACCTACGATATGACAATCTAATGATGAAGTCGGCAAAGCAAAATAATTAACCATAGAAACTACTCTTACATCACAAAATTTATTCATAATAAAATCTCCTTTTAATCTACCTTTTAATAAAACTCTTAATCTTTACATTTATGTCTATCCACATAATAAACTATTGCTTTCTCCTTCATAGTATCTGATACAGTAAAGACATTATAGATACCATCAAACATAAAGTCTTTACCCATTAAAACACCATTCTCAGAAACAAAAAACTTAGTCTGTGGATAATACCACCTTAAAGCTTTCAATATAAAGTCATCATTATATTCACACACTACTCACCAACACCACCTCCAATAAAACAAACACAAACAGTAAAAAATTTATTATCACAATCAAATTCAACACCCATATAAGAACACTTACCATATTTTGTTAGCAACTTGATAGCCTTACGCACATTACACCATCTACTATTAAAATAATATAAACGAAAATACACCTCAATCACCTCACAATAGAAACATACTTTATCTGTTGACATCATATTAACACATGTGTAAAGTTTTGTAAAGAGGATTTTTAAAAATATACTATATTAAATCTTTTTTATCTTGATATTAATAGTATCATCTTCAAAAGATATGATATCTACCACATATTTATGACTCATCAAAACTAACATCAATGCTCTTAGCTTACTCCTATTTCTAGTATTCATATAATCCTCCAAAATAAAATAAGGATATAGAGAAACCTATACCCTTATCATACACTATATTCTATTCAATAACTACTCTTTAAATAAAACAAAGATTATTTACAAAGCTTCAATACCTCTTTCTGTATCATCTTAGAAATCTCTATATTATTCCCTATTAGTAATATTCTACCTTTATTTAATGCACCATCTTTAAGAGATAAAAGCATCCTCTTACCCTCTTCTGTAGTAAAGTATTGATGATACTTTGTCTTGATAACAGCAAAAGGAATTTCTTTATCAGAAATATAAGAATACAACTTAGTACACGAATCTAAATCAAAACCAACAGTATCAGAAATACATGGCTCAACTAAAAAACGATAACTAGCAATCTCTCCACTAGCATCAGCATATGTACAAGGAACTAACTGCTTTTCAACAACTTTATAATCTGTTGTCTTAACTTTCCTAGTCCGTTTCTTAGAACCACCCTTATATGCCCACAATAACTCGTCTTTAAGAACACGCAAATCGTTAGCATCTGACAATAACATGTCTTCAGAAAGAGGTATATCTTTACCAGCACCAACAGCACCCTTAACCATATTTAAGTTATTGTTGAACATACGATACTTATATTCGTCTATAGTTCGTTTAGTAACTAATAAAATAGCATACTGAACATCAAACTTAGAATCACGTCTACAAACCCTACCTACCGCTTGAATCATATTCTTAGTTGAGAAAGAAATGTCATAGAAAATAACTGTATTACACTTCTGTAAATTAACAGACTCAGTACCAGCTGATGTAATCAAAACCACATCCCTAGAACCAATATTCTCTTCAACAGCTTCTCTAACTTTAATATTAATAGAACCTGTTACTTTATGTATCTTACCAAGATTTAACTTTTTCTTATTCTTCTTTAGTATAGTCTCTAACCTAGAAATTGTTTCTTTGTATTCCGCATAGATGATAACACTATAACCATTGCTAAATGCACCCTCTAACGAATTAAGCAATAATTCCTCTTTAGGGGAGTACTCAGTATCACAATAATTAGATACCAAATCCTCCATTGTTTCATCAGTATATACCCTATCAACAAATCGCTGTAAATCATGCATCCTACGTGAAAAATTCCTAGCATCATCCTCAAAATTTAAGATACCACTAGAAACTCGTTTATATATCTCATAATCTTTATCAGACAAATCACACTCTAAAGCAGTGAATTTAAGATTATACTCTTTACCTCTAACAATAATAATATCATTAAGCTTCTCTCTAAGAATATCTAGATTTTTATAACCATATACATCCTTAACCTTAATCTTAGTAGCCTTACCACCACGTTTAATGTATTGGTCACGTAAATTCCATAAAGTAAAATTATTATCAAAAGCATCTTTCTTACCAAGAAAACCTGGTGATGAAAAGTTAACAATATTATACAAAGAATCTAAAGAATTAAGAATAGGTGTAGCTGTCATAAGCCATACAATAGAACACCTAGACCTAATACTAGACATAATCATAGAGAATTTACTTTTCTTATCTTGTAACTTATGTGCCTCATCCACATTTAGAATCATTGGAATATTTCTAGACTTCAATTCAGCAGTAATTCTATCTAACTTCTCTACCTGAGTATCTGTACATACAAAAATTCTATTTGTATCTAAATTATACAATGTATAGTCAGCAGATATAATACCAACCTCATCTTCTTTAAGAAGTAGCTTCTCAAATAGTTCTCTACGAAAGGCTTTAAGTGCCTTAACAGGACAAACTATAATAGAAACGACTGTACTATACTTATCTAATAGTACTTTATTAGCCACAGATGTAATCAAAGTCTTACCAAGACCACACTGACCACCCAATATGCACCCTTTTCTAGCTAACATATACTCCGCACACTCTATTTGGTCGCTACCCAATGTAATACCATTAAAAGAAATGTACTTATCCTCTAATTTATAATCGCTCAACCCATACCTCCACTAAACTAAATAAAAAGCGACTCATATAATCACAATGAAATATATGAGTCGCTTTTAAGGAGAAATTTATGCAACAACGTGGCAAACGTCATCTACGAATGTTTGATAGCTTAATGAGTTTGAGTGATTACAGAAGAAAAACTTCCATTGAAATTACGGAGATTATTTCTTATGTGAGAGTGATTGAGAGAGAATTTATATAATCACTCAAACTCATTAAACTATCAAACCTTTAAATAAATTGTACCACAGATTATAAATAAAAACAATACTTTACTTTATTTTAAACCAATTCTATTACACTCTTCCTCGATAATACTTTTCAGGTCTAATACCAACTTCTTATATAAATCATCTTGTAATGTTTTATTGTCAATATCGTTAAAATATGCACCAACATAAGAATAGATATACTTATCTATCCTACCATCTATAGTATCTCTAAGCTTAGATGCATCAGACATCTAATCATCACCAACTTCATCAAATAAATCAACTAAAACTCTAGGTGTATACCTTCGCTCATTAATATATAATTTACTATATGTCTTATTAATAGAATTAGATACCCTACCTAACTCATTCATATATGACGTATCTAGTTTTAGAATAGGCTCAACTAATTCCAATATATCCTTAGCCTTACGTCTAGTAGTCGATATATCACGAATAAGACTTACAACTTTAGTTTTACCACTTCTTGTTGTAGGATAATATAACTCACAATAGTGATATAAATCACCCAAGGCTTTATCACACTCATTAACGATAGAGCCATAATAAGTTTCATTATTTCTAAGATACTTAACCATATCTACGAAATCTTTAGTTATTCTATTGATATCCTCAGCAGAATAATCACTACTAAACTTAATGTCATCAAAACTCACAATGCATCACTCCCTACAAGTTATCTAATTCAGATAACTTATTATGAATATACAAGAAGAACTCCTGTAAAAACTCTACAGTCTCGGAATCTGTTTCAAACCCAAAACCTTTCCTAAACTCAACAATCTTACTAACATTAGAACTCATCTCTGAAAATGAAATATTGCAGTTATGAAGAAAAGCATAGAAGAAATCTAATATGCCATCAAACATAGTGTCATATCGATAAATATAATCATCATATTCTAGATAACACAATAAAAACTCGTCTGTAATACTATGTACCTCACCATTAATATTAATAGTAGCATTTTTTGTACGACTGTCAAACATAATACTAGAATCACCCAATGTAAACATATAATCTAAGCAATCCTGAGCATAATCAATATGACTTGACAAAGAATTAATTATATCACAAACCTTATAAAAATTAGTATACAAGAAAACTCACCTCACATTTAAATGTAATCACCCAAAGTATATCCATAAATAACACCATTGTCCATGAAGAATTTCATATAGTTCTGCACATCATCATATACTCGATTAGCTACAGCAACTGTACCGATATACATTTGAAAGTCATATGGCTGTAAAAACATCTCATCTAAAACGTCTATCTGAATGTCCTTAGTTTTCTTGAAGATAGTGATATTAAAACTGATATCACTATCCTTTCCACCAACTCTTCTACAGAAATACCATCTATCTTTTGCATAATCCGTAAAACCCAACTTACGCATTTCATCATCAGACAAGATATTAGCTTTTATATTAGCATTTTGTCCTTTAGAATTTAAAGGAACTTTGTCATTAATATTATACTTACCCATCATTTATTAGCCACCCACTGATTATACATATCTCTAACTTCTAAAATATTCTTATCTCTCAAATCACTAACAAAGTGAGTACGCAAGAAACTGTAGAAACTCTTTTCAAAATCATTTAAGGAATTAGTATTTATATCACTATTGCTAACATAATGACCTAATAATGTCCTACAATATTTCCATTCTAAATAGGAATCAGACTTAATCTTAGTCATATAACCTCTAGCATCTGTAAACACATAACCCTCAAAATCACAAGTTTTAGCTTTTTCAAGATATACATCTAAAGCATCTCTATCAGAAACAGTTGTTGACCACACAACTTTAAACACGTCATCAAATGCAAGCATAGGGTTTTCTTCATAAATCTTACTAAACTCTTTCCTACACATTTCAGAAAACTCATAATCAATATGGATACCATTATCCAAATGCAATTTATTAGGTACAAAATCCAACAAGAAAAGCTTATGAGATTTATTATAATTAATGATATGAACATCTTTAGGGTGAATCATCTCAAATACAGCAGAACAATTATACTTCATTAAAATTGTACGCAATGCATACTGAATATTGAAGTCAACCATTTCAAAGTTTTCTTTAACATAACCAGCATGCTCAGTCATTGTAGAATTCTTACTAGCGAAAATATATTCACCTTTTTGCCTATCCCAAGAAATGATACCTAAAGAACCATTCTCTTTCTTAGCAATCCTGACAGGGTAAACTAGTTTACCTAACTCTTCATTAGAATCTTCTCTCTGACCTAAATTAAAGAATTTATCATAAGAACGTGCTTTAACATTACCTGTAATTTTATCAACAAATAACCCACGTGCCTTAATTGTAACACTATCCCATAAATTATGCCTAAATGCCTTTTCAGTAAAGTTAAGACTAACCATATCACCACAGTTGCGAACATTAACTAACCTAGAATTAGCTATGACATTAACTTCAATAGAATCTGTATTTAGTACAACATTACCAAATTCTTGTTGAAATTTAAATTCTTCATCTAGATAATTCTTATTGTATACATAGTTTTTGTATTCAACAACTTTCTGACCACCTTTATCAACATTAAGAACTTTAAGATGACCACCAAATTCAACCCTACCCTCTAAAGAATAACTGAAACCTTTAGAAGAAGATACACCCCTATGCCCAAAAACTTGAACTTCAGTACCACTACGCTGTTGTTTAGTATACTCTAATGAAACCTCAAAATCATAACCACCCACACCCTTAATACATTGAGTAGATGATAACAATAATGCATTTTCAGGGAACTTTGTCAAACCAGCATGTGTAACCATATATCTAATATTACCACACTTAAAGAAATAACAAGAATGTAGTTTACGATATAATATACGTAATTCTTTCTTTAAATCCGATTCATTATCATAATGTAGTAGCCAATCTTTTAAGGTTGTTTCTCTAAAACGCTTGTAACCTAAATCATCACCATTCTCACTATGTGCATAACGAATCCAATGTGATTCATGATTACCCTCTAACAATATAACATTTTTACGCTTAGATAAATCTTGAATAGTCTTTAATGTATCATAATGCTCAATACCCCTATCAAAGTAATCCCCAACGAACACATATAATGTATTAATATCAAAGTCAGATAAAGCATTTTTGAGGACAGTATTACATGAATGAATATCACCAATAACCTTAACACTAGTGTATACATTAGCATCACACAGATAGTCTGTATTATAAGAAGAAATAAAATCTTCTAATGAAGCTATCTTAGTGATATCTCTATGTAGCTTAGGTGTATCTTTCATTACCTTATACATCTTATCGACAATATGATGTGGAACAAAAGAATATGTACCCCTACGGTACTCATTCTGCCTAGCTATCTTCAGTAAATCCATAGTCATATCATACTGATAGATTCTGTAGTTGTATCGTTTAGCCAACCTACGATACTCTTGAATCTGTTTATGTACAGTTTTAGTCGAGGAACAATGCGTTGCATCAATAATAGTAAACTCACCATTAGACATACGATATTCTAACATTTTATACAATGTATCAAATACATCACTATTGCAATCTTGACTAATCGTATAATTACACTCTTCATTTAAAACAGGTGAACTATACATTAATCGTAATTTATCGCTACTCAATGAGTAAATATCTAACCCTAAATCTTCTAAAAGAGTTGTCTTACCACTTCCAGGACAACCTCTCATTATTAATAAAGACTTCATATATTAATCCCCTATAATTACAGTACTAATAACACACTTATTAAGATACTCTTCAATATCTTTAATTCTTGTTTCAAGATAATAACCACTCAAAACGGAATTGAACGTATTGATTTTATTTCTTACATCAGAAAAATCTTCAATAGAAATAGACCTATATGTATTAAATAGTGATAAATCATCACCATCTAAAACAATATAAACTCTAAATGTTCTCTCATACTTATCAAATTTAACTATATCATGTAACCTAACATTATCTTTAAAATCATTAATCATTTCAAAGATAGCATATCTAGAACTAAACAAAGAATATACATCAAATACAGTATAATAATCTCCAAAATGTTTATTGAATTTACACAACATTGTTGGAAACAATTTTACGTCATCTCTAGAAACTTATTTAAAATGCTTAAATGTATCATACAAAGAATCAAAGAAAGTAAATGTATCATCAAGTATCAAGTATTTTTTATCAAGTTCAATAGTTTTAACACTTACACCATCACAACCACAACTCATATCATTAATGTCATCCATAGAATAGTATTCATTATGATATAACAACTTATCAACATCTAATCCATAATGTTTAAAAATAAACCTAAGATAATCAGAATCTACATCTGTAATGTCAAAAAATCTCATCGCCATAATATCAACACTCAACCACTTTATAAATACCAATATTAAAAAGACGAATTGCTTTTAACACTACATCAATATAAGATATATGAATCGTATCTGTAGTATCTCTAGTAATATCAATATCTAATTTACGATATTTAATATTAACCTTACCAATGTCAAAAGTAAGGTATACAGAATAATTATGCCAAAATACATGTACAGTCTTACCAACAAAATCATAAAAACCATTTTGATACTTATCTAATTGAATACCAATAGAAGTTCCGTTGCCAAATATATGTATGTTAAGATTTTTAGGAATTTCTTGGTAAAACTCCATCTCAGAAATCTGCTCAGAACATACAGAATCAGCCAACACTAACTCCCAAAGTAACGAATCTTTGTATGTATGAGTGTAGAAAAACCCATCTACCTTAAATGTACCTGTCTTAGGCAATGCTGACTTAACAACATCACCACAATATACTGGAATTCTTAGGAAAGCACGTCTATACAAATCTAACATTTTTAATCTCCTTTAAATAAAAATGGTTATGTAAACAATCATTTATCTACATAACCATTATAACACTATACCTATTAAGTTGTAAAGTTTTGTAATTAACGATAAAGAAATTCAATCTATTTCTTACTCAACCACATAAGCTTATTAGCCATGATATACTGAATATATCTTTCAAAAGGTAAACCACTCAATCTAATTTTATTATTGATAGTTGCATTACAATCCAATGTAAAACAATCCCTATCTACCATTTTTCTTTTTAAGTATTTCATTAGTCAAACACCCACAATATCAAAGCAATAATTAAAGAAATAACTGAAATTGCAGAAAAAATTGATGCTAAGGCATCATAAATGCGATAAACCCTAGAAAAAGGCTCACAACTACTTGTACTAAACACAAAAAGAAAAGTCATAACAAAAGATGTCACAAAAACCTTAAAGAAAAAGAAGTAATCCATTATATAATCAACCCCCACAGACTACTAAACCATTCAAAGATTGACGATATGCAGACACATCATCAATCACATCTTTAAAAACTTTAAAATCAGTAATCTTATCTAAATTTATTTTAGACACATCACCATTATAGCAATGAACATATAATATATTATCAAAGACATAAATATCCAAAATAGCCTTTAATGTAAATGCTCTATCCTTAATAATAACAACCCTATTACCATCAATTAAATTAGTACCACTCATGATAATATACCTCACTAATGATTAAAATCAATCTCTAAAACAATCCTACGTAACTCTTTCCATTCAAAATAATCTAAATACCCATCCTGATGAAAATCATCTACAAATTGTAACATATCATGTTTAGCAGAATCACCATTAATAATATAAGTCAGTTTAAGACTCCTATACATTGCATCAAAATGATGTCCACACACGAACTCTTTTGAAGTCTTAACAATCTCTTTTATAAAATCAAACTTTTTCATATCAAACCCCACATTAAAACAAAAGGTAGATATGAAAACACACCTACCTAAAATATTAGAAACCACAATTATACCCTGTATTAAGTCGCTCAGTAAATTCTTCAATTTCATCATCTGAGAACTCATAACCAATTAATTCATTATCTTCTATACAATATGGTGAATCACCATCATCAAAGTCAATGAAATCAAATGATAGTAGTGTAGATTTATCACCCCAAACTAACCACCACTCATATCTATCGTCAAAATCAATAGAATAATTGATTAAATTACCATTCTTATATGTAGTAATAGCACCCAACCCATACACAACAGTATAAGGATTAACTTGTACCATGCAACCCAACTTTTTAGAAATAGACTGGAAGTTACGTCCAATGCCAACTCGTAAATAAATGACTGCCACAACTTCATCATCATCAATCTTAACAGCATCATAACTCCAACGATAATGATTGAGTTGCTCAACAACATCATCTCTATCCATAAAATCTGTGATATGTACAACAACACCAATATTATCACCAGTGCTGGCAAACGTAGTATAATGCATAATTAAATCTCCTTTTTAACTACAGTATTTTTTATACATACAATATAACACAATATGTTAAGTTTTGTAAAGAACTAGTCATTACCAACTTTTAACAGATTTTTACGTGTATACACTTCAAACGTGTAATTTAATCGCTCACCACTCAACTCATCAATATCATTTTGTTGCATACCAATCTGACTCCAACTAAATTTATTACGATTAAATTTAAAATATGTATCAGCCTTTTTCTTTTTATCAACTTTTGTTACGTAAATAGAGGTTACATCATCAATAAACATATCATAAATAGAAGAACCACCAATAACAAATGCTCTTCTATCTCCAAGTTCCTCTAACACCTCTTCACGACTATGAAACACCTTAACACCATTAGGTACTTTATAGTCCTTATCTCGTGTAATAACCCAATGCTCACGATGTGGTAACAGACTAGGTAAACTTTCAAATGTTTTACGTCCCATAATGATAGTAGTACCCAATGTTTTTTGTCTAAAATGTTTTAAATCACCTTTAAGATGATACAACAGACCACCATTAACACCAATACCATCACCCTTATCCATACAAACAATCATATTAATCATTTTTAATCTCCTAATTTAACACACGAAATTGCACCTGTATGCTCGTTTTAAAGTTTTAACGATAGTTTACCTATGACAACCAACAAACTCACCAAATTCAAACACAGAACGCTCTAATATAGAAAAGAATTTATTAACATCAAAGAATGAAGTCCCCATTAATTTGTACAAAGAACTACTAGATTGAATCAAAAATTTAAATGTAATATAGTCATCAGCAATAGATGTTGAATATACACCAACTGTACTACCATCAGACAACACAATATCAGAAAAATCAAAACTCCCCCAAAAAACTGAAGTCATATAACTAAAAAATGATTCCTCTAAAATCTTACTAACTATAGCAGAAATTGACTCATAATCTACATTATTATTACTAAACAATGTATCAAGACAAGCAATATTATTAAATGAAATCTTACAAAATGAATCTACACCACTTTTACCACACTCAAATGAAACATTTCCAACCTTAGAAGAAAATGCCATACCAACATCAATGATACACCACGGAGTCTTATGAGCAACCATTAACACATCTCGATACTGAGCAATTAACTTACCCAACGAAGTACTCAACTCAGTAGCAGATAAATTATTCTTACCTCTAGATAGTATGTAACCATTACTACCTGTATCAAATGTAATTAACATACTATCACTCCCAACAACCAGCATACCGACCAAATAAATACAATGAAGTATACAATATCTCTTCTAACCGATTAGTATCAAAGAAAGCACTACCCATTACTTTACGTAGAAATGCATCAGATGAAACGTGAAAGTCTAATTTACAATCTAGGTAACTTCCTCTAAACGTCTGTGTACCATAAGACATCATAGCAGATATATTAGAATCTAATTCTATCTTCTTATAATACTCTAACCCTAAATCATTCTTATAATTAGCCACCCTTAGAATCTTACTAACACATTCCTTACCTTTAAAGTAATCTAAATCATCTGTATTGCCATATTGATTGATAAAATTATACATTGAATTTGAACGTATCATATCTCTCGTAAAAGAAATCATCTCTAAGATATCCAACACACTATCAATAGTTTTAATACCACTACAACAAATCCTAGCAGGACGAACATCAAAAGAATCTATGAAATCAACAGACGCAACTAAAGAATAAGTAAAATCAAAAGACACACACTTAGAGCAATCTAAATGTACCTTACCACTTAAAATGTTGTTAGCACCAACACGACTAACAATAGCCTCACACATACCTATGAATTTAGTCTTTCCCCAACTCGTGAATAGGTAATCAACAAATAATGCATACAACTGTGATAATGCATTATTAATAGAATCAACTATCTTTTTAACAATCTGATTATATGCAACAATGTTATCTAACTTCCCATTATAAGATAATCCTCTAGATTTAAAATCATATGACTGTAGCATATCACTTACAATAGTATCAGTTAAGTCAAAAGACACATGAGAATTGCCATCACCAAGATTAATATATACTTTAACCAATCCAATATCTAATTCATAGCTTTTCATATCCTGTACGTTGTTATTTAATCCCATAACACGATACAAACGATATGCATCCCTATAAATATCAATGACATGACTAATACCATCAACGATAGTAGATAAACATAAATCATTACTAACTCGTGTATGACTGGTATAGAAGTCAAACCCTACAAATGTTTTCATTTTTTATATCTCCTTATTACAGTCAATATCTTACATACTTATTATACCATAACTGTAATATATTGTAAAGTTTTGTATGTTTTGACTACCTACCTATATCAATACCATATACCTTTTTAGCATACAAATGCAACATATCTATGTACGTATCAAACCATAAAACACCACAAGATACCCTCGATGCCATCATTTTCCTTGACAACAATCTAACTGGTAATGAAAACCTAAACTGCCAACCTTCATGAAAGAATTCATCAATAGAACATACACTTACACCATCTGTAACACCACCTAAACCAACACGATATAAATCTCCCTCTACAAGTTCACTAAACCTATCAACAATATCACAAACACCTTTACGATACGGCATATACAGTGAACCACTAACCTCACGTCCCAACGATTCATAACTAATTTTAAGATATTGAATTAACGCATCATTACTATATGCCATCATCTCTAGAATATCTAAAAACATGTTAATATCACTATCAGAATGTATATCACGTATATTCATATGATTATCATCAATAGTACAATGACTGACATCGTCACCATCTACATCATAACCCATAACAGGGTCTACAAACAATGTATCAATACTACCACTGGCTACATACACAGTTGTCTTAACAAATAAACTATTCCCTAAATAATCATAATACCTAGACCTAACCACCCCATCACATCTACGTCCCAATGCATCCGCTACATCAGGATTTGTCATGAAATCTAAATAAATACGATATGCATTACCCAATAATCTCTTGATACCATCTACTACATTGTCTAACAACTGACACCAATCACCATAACCATCACACATACTAAATGGTACGATATCACCACTCTCATCTAACACAGCATCCTCTAACCTATCATGTATCTCCTTAGCATCAATGATATACCCCATATACTGCTTTGTAAATTCTTCTGTAAATTCGATACTAATAGAATTATTATCGTTAACACGAATCCTATTAACATTAGTTTTTAACTCATGAAACCATTCCTCTTTATGATAATTACGATATCGTTTTATAGTAGTGAAATCAATCTCTACACTCACAACATTATGTAAATCACTACACCGATTATGATACAATGCTAACTCACGATAGCGTGATGCTACCGATACAATAGCATCACATATATACTCAGTCTCTCTAAAGAAATAATAATCAAACCCTCTTAAACTACCATCCTCAAACTTCTTAGTATCTTCAAACATCAAACCACATCGATACAACTCATTAGGTATATCTAATTGTACCTTTACACCCTCTAAATCTTCTTTTGTAACTTTCATTTTTTAATACCCCACCATCAGCTAAGACTGTATATCCCTTTAGAATACTCCTCTACCATATCTACATATCTACGCATGAATTTACCAACATCAAATACCCTTGATGCCATAACTCTAGTGTTAAGATATCGTATTGGTATGTACATCTCAATAGATTCTAAACTATCATCATAACTAAATACACAACCATGATACTCAAAATAATCACCCAATTCAACAGAACCTATTACATCTGTAAAGCTATCAGCCATACAAGTATAACTATCAGCACCTAACTGAAGATTACCTAATACATGACTAACCAACACATAGCCTCGATACAAAGATATGCCATTAGATACATAATACCTTATCACAGCATCATGCACATATGCCATCATCTCCAATACACTACAAAAATCACCAGCTATATCCTCAGTTATGTATTTCAAATTATATAATGAATTAATAGGATTAAAATCTACAACACCATTCTCAACAGTAAATCCATATACTGCATCTACATCTATATCACGTAGTCTAAATAATCCTAAATCAATCGTTACATGTAACAAAGAATCAGACATAGATTGATGATACTGACCAACCATGTAACCATCTACGATACCACTATAGCGTTTCAACATATAATCTCTAAATTCATTATTAGTTAGCAACCCCACATAATTAACATAGAATCGTTTGAGTACATCAGACAATGTATCTACTACGTCAGATAACAAACTCTCCCAATATTCCACACAATCACTATATTCAACAACATTACTACCATCTATACATAACATACTCAAACCATACTCTCCTCTACAAGACTGATTTAATTTATATGCCTCTAATAACTTATCCATTACCTTGTTAGTTACATCTTTACTGAATTGTATTGATAAGCTATCTAAATCGATATACACCCTGTTTACATCTGTTACACCCACATCACGTAAACGATTAATACTTATATCTTTGATATATGAACCACCAAATCGTGAAGTAGATACGATTGAATACCTATATATCTCCCTATACCTTGATAATATGTTAGCTACCTTATCACTAACATACTCTAACTCTTCATTTAAAAAATCAGTATCCCTGTCAGTAACTAATGCACCTCTATCATACACATGTATCTCACTCCGATAGCCATCTTCAAATATCTCTATACTCATGTCATAGGATTTCTTTAAACACCCTGAGTATACTAAATTTGATATATCAATCAAACCCATCTCAATCACTCCCTAAAACACACCACAATAACCAACATTATCTAACAGATTGTATCTAACAGATTGTATCTAGCAGATTGTATCTAGCAGATTTTACCTCTTCTTATTCTCTCTCCGACTATCTATACCCTTTAATGAGTTTTCATACCTCTCCATCACTCTCTTACTCATACTCCTCAATAGAACCCTTAAATCATCACCTAGTACCATTGCATCTGTCCTAACTCGAACTCCCATTCGTCTCAATACATCCCTAACCACAGACACACTTACCTCATCGTACCCTACACTCTCTATCTCCCTCAACTCATCTATTAACCTTTTCTCTATTTTCATTTTATCGCCTATCTCTACTTTACACTATATTACAAAATATTACAATATGTCTGCACAAATTATTCTTATTCCCTATATGGTTCTTTTCTTTATGTGATTAAACCCATATACTCTAATCACATTTACGATACTCACTTATTGTTTATCTTCCCTATATTAATTGAAAATTCTTTTAATTAATTTCCTCAAATCAATCAACTCAATCTCCTATAATATATTCGCTCACTTAGTTATTAATTCAGTATCATCCTTAATCCCTAGTTTCCAGATATATCTCTATTAATTCTTAATTATTAATATCATACATCCCTCATTTATTGAATTCTTTTCTTCGTTAGAAGAAATTAATTCAATTCATTATTATATCTCTATGACTTATAATATTAGTTTGTATAATATTATGATTAATATAATTAGTAGTATCTATATCTTTATTATTATCTTTATTATTATCTTTATTATTATCTTTATTATTATCTTTATTATATGCTTGTTAGATGATAGTCTATTTTATCTTACTACAGAGTATCATCTATCTTATCTACTGTACGATACAAGCCTGACACCCTCTCTTGACTTAAAAGTCATCGAAGTTCCTACCCAATGGTCTGCTCTTTTAACATACCATTAAAAGAGTCTTACATCCAGACAGTAGGCTATCCCCATGTGTCCCACGGTTATAATTATATGTCTATATCTCTAAAAGTCTTAATCCCTCATTCAGAATATTAATTGCTGAGTTTATATCTCTATCATGATGAACCCCACACTTAGGACAAGTCCACTCACGAATTTTTAGATTCTTAACTTCAGAATTCTTATACCCACAACTAGAACATAACTGTGATGATGGATAAAATCTATCTACTTTAGAAATTGTTTTACTATACCACCTAGCTTTATATTCTAACTGTCTTATGAACTCTGAAAACGAAACATCTTGAAATGACTTAGCTAATTTATGACTTTTCATTAAACCACTAATGTTAAGATTTTCTATACAAATAATATCATAAGACTTAACTAAATTAGTAGATAACTTATGAAGAAAATCTTTACGTATATTTGAAATCTTCTCATGAAATCTAGCTAATTTTAATTTAGCCTTTTGATAATTAGCTGAACCCTTAACTTTTCTTGAAAGTGATTTAGCTAATTTCCTATACTTAACTTCAAGATGCTTTAATATTCTAGGATTCTTTACTTTTTCACCAATATTTAAAATTAAATAATCTTTTAAACCTAAATCTATACCCACATTTTGATTGGTTCTCTCAAAGCATGGAATATAGACCTCAGCTGACACACTGGCAAAATATTTCCCACTAACCGTTTTAGAAATAGTGATATTATATAGTTTAAGAATATTCTTATCCTCTAATTTATAATTATCCCTAAAACGCAACTTTCCTATCTTCGGGACTGTTATATATCGATTATCTATTTTAATATTGGAATTAGTACGATAAGAGTTTTTACCTTGTTTCTTTTTAAAGTTAGGATATTCAACTCGACCACTGAAAAAGTTTTGATACGCACTATCTAAATCTCTAAGAGTCTGCTGTAAAGATTTACTATCAACCTCTTTTAACCATGTTTTTTGTTTCTTTAACTCTGTCAAGACTTTAGAAGAATTATTGTAACTTAAATTTATCTTATAAAACTCATACAACTTACTCTTTAAGTTAAGAAAGTAATTATAAACAAACCTTGATGCACCAAATGTCTTTTCTAAAAGAACCTGTTGCTCTCTAGTCGGATATACCCTAACTTTAAAACTTTTATTCAAGACATCTCACCTCTTTTCTATATTCTCATACATGTGTATTATATTATAATGTATTATTTCTAACCTTAAAGAGTAAATCTATAGCATCTTCTTTAGTATATGTATCAGTATCATCTTCTAATATACTGATAACTGTATCTATAGTTGATACAATATCTTTACGTTTCATTCTTCTAGTATTAGGTAAATCCAATACATCATCTGTATTGTTAATACCCTCTATAATTTTAATAATCTTCTTTAATGCTTTTTTATCTTTCATTGTTATATCACCTCTACACAGCAATAGGTACGTTTTTAATTACATCACCATGTTTATAATCAACAAGTGATACATCATCTACTGTGAAATCATAGAAATCTGTAACACTCTTATTTAACTTAAAAGTAGGTGCTTCATATGTATCACGTTCTATCAACTCTCGAATAATAGGAATATGCCTATCATAGATATGAGCATCAGCAATCACATGTACCAACTCACCAACTCTCATACCAACATGATGTGCCACCATATGTAATAACACTGAATACTGTGCCACATTCCAAGCATTAGCGGCTAGAATATCTTGACTACGTTGATTTAATAATAGGTTTAATACTTTATTACCCCTACAATCAACTATAACATTAAATGTGCAAGAATACGCACAAGGATATAAATTCATTGTGCTTAACTCATCAAAATTATACATATGTGCAATAATCCTACGTGAGAAAGGTGTATGTACTAAATCAAACAATACTTTATCAATTTGATTCATTTCTAACAAATAAGTTCCATCCATACCACCATGAAGTACAATATGATGACGACTATCACCATCATAATAAACAGATTCTTGCTCGTCAAACCACATATTAGGGAATACCTTTAATATGTCCTCATGAATATCATCTGACTTAATGTGATAGAAAGATGTCTTCCCAATCTGATACCCATATGCAGTACCAATAGAGCCATCACTATCTGACCAACTATCCCAAATTCTAGTTTTTAAATCATTAACATTATTAGAGTGTAACTGCCAAATCCATAACATTTCTTCAACGCAAGACTTAAAAGCTAGAGGACGTTGAGTAGGAACTGGGAACTCTTTACCTACATCATATCGATTAACAACAGCAAATTTCTTAACTGTATGAGCATCAGAGCCATCTTCCCATTTAGGTCTAACTGTCTCACCATCAGAAACAATACCACTAGATAGAATATCCTCACACATAGATTTAAACGTATAATCAAACCTAGACATTTTTAATATATTCCCCCATACGAATGATAACATCTTCAGATGTGTACCCATCATAATCAGTTGCATTAGGAATCTCTTGAACTTCATTAAATAAATCCCAATGCTTATTCTTAATATGATATGAAATCTGCCCATTAGGTAAATCAATACCAACTAAAAACATATCATCATACATAGTTCCATCTTCATGTTTCTTAGTCTTCCATACATACACTGTAGGAATATAGAGTTTACAAATCATGGCAAAAAGATACGTCCTATGTTCATACAAATCACCTATAGTATGATAACCATCAGAAACAGACTTATAATCACCCATATCCATAAAAGATTTATTCTTATTAGCTAAATCTTTTATATCTTTAACACCCTCTAAAATATCTTGTATCATTTACAATACCTCAACAATCTTATTATTAACTAAGGCATATTCTCTTTCCATATTACATCCCTTAGATTGTTCCCACTCACCACATAAAAGTACAGTATCACACAAATCTAAAAGCTTAAAACAAAGATTTATACCTTTATCATAGTCTACTGATTCATACATAAACCCATAAGCATGAATAGGTGATACAAATGTCTTATCACTAAACTTATCACATAACACACGCATAATATCTGATGCTTTATCATAATTTGATGATAACCCACCATACGGATGAGCAACGTATACAATTTTAGAGTTTTCTAGCATAGTTTACACCTCATATTAAAATACGAAATTACATATACTTTTATTATACACCATATAATAAAAAAAGAGTACATGAATTACCATGTACTCATAAAAATCTATGTTATTTTGTAACCCTATGCAATATTGCCTTAACAACACAATAAAACGCATAGACTAAAATTGTAGCTAAAATACCTAAAATAAAAGGTAAACTAAACGCTAACACAATAAGATGTTCCATATTACCTCACTACTACAATACAATACAACAGATAAAGTGATACTCATTAAATTTGAAAACATTAAAAGAACTACCCATGTATACCACACAAATATGACTGTATTAATTGTAATTTATCTTTTCTAGATAGTTTATTTTTGATATACCACTCTCTACTCATTGCTTCTTGCTTAGATGCGTACACCTCAGAATAAACTAACTTACAAGGCAATCTTGCCCTAGTGTATTTAGCACCCTTACCACTGTTATGAACGTCCAACCTACGTTTAAGATTGTTTGTGTAGCCTGTGTATAATGTACCATCACTACACTCTAGAACATACACGTAAAAACTAGACACCACATAAATCCCTTACAACATCACTATACAAACTACGTCTCATACAATAGTGTAAAAACCAATCCATACGATATAAATTTATTAGTGATAATATAGACGAAACATCATCTCTTGATAAATTAATTGAAATAGGTGATATCTCAAAGTCAAATGACTTCATTTTCATAATCTTATAATTATTTTCAAAAATGTGAAACTTATCAAGAATTATTGGAAGATATTTATCTACTATATCGTCACTGACTAGCGAACCATTTTTCTGAATTAGTGTATTATTACACATATCATAATCATAGTTGTTAGCAATCTCACTGGCCTTAGCTTTTAAAAACCTATAGTACCCTTTTAGATTATCAGAACTATCACCAACAATGGCACGATATTTAACTAAATCACTAGGAGAAACACCATTAAATGTATCTCTTACAACACTTTCATCTACTATATCAGATGTTTCCTTCCACGAATTATTGTTACCTATTTTACGAATGATATTTACAGTAGCAAAATCATTATCTTTAACTAACTGATACATATCTTTATCATTAGATAAAATGTAAACATTCTTACGTACCTTATTCTTACTACAAAGACTAGATACACTCTCAATAATAGAGTGTATTGAATCATCAGCCTCATAACTAACATCATGACAACAATATGTGGAAGTTATCAAACTAGACATCCTAACAATGTCATTAATAGATGACTGAATCACAGCTTTAACGTCACTATGATTACCTCTATTCGCCTTATAACTAGGATTTATCTCTCTTCTTGTAATATCAGAACCATCCAAGCATAAAACGATTGACGGATTATTGAACGTACCCTCTAAACGTGTTAAGAATTTAAGAAAACCATGAATATGCCCTACAAAAGTATCTTGACCTTTAACATCAACATACATATCCTTATATGCCCAAGCATATCGATATAAAAAGTTAGACACATCCACAAGTAGTATCTCATCTGACCTAACAATCATCTGAAATAAACTTTCCTTTGTTAAAGTATTCATATGTTATCTCCTTATGAAATAAATTACACAAGTATTATAACACATACCAATCACTTTTAGAAAGAATCTACCATATCCTTAAACTCGCTAACAATAGATTTAATCTCTTTTAAATCTCGTCTAGTAATTGAATCAACAACACCATCAGTTAATGCACCCATAGTATACAATGTAAACAATGCATCTACGGCATTATAATACTCACCAGTATCAGATAAAGTCTCAACACACTTCTGTAGTTTATTAACTAATTTATCCTCAAAAGCATTAGTACTTAAAGAAACATTAGAAGTACTCTTAGTACCCACACTAGAAGTACTATTTCTAATTACTGGGTCAATCGTAGACTGAACTTGTGTATAAGAATTTGTAAAAGGAACTTGACTTGTATCAGAACTATTGGGAATATGACCAAAGGCTTCTTGAATACTATTCTTAACTGTAGCATCATCTACCAATTTCATATTAGCTATACCATTCTGCTCGCTTACGTGTTTAGCACCCTCACGAATAGCAGATAGTATAGACTTACCACCACGATTAATATAATTCATTATATGTTCCCCTACTATTTAACATGATTTAACTCTAATTCCTCAATAAATGAGAAAATAGTTGCACATGAAAAATTAAAATCCTTAGTACCTTGTTTGAAGTCAATTCCCAAGAATAAAGTTTTATTTGTATCTTTGTAACACTCTACATCAACAATTTTACTTTCCCTATTCTTAATGAAAGACTTAGCTAACTTTTCAATCTCGTTATCATTAATGTCATACCTAGACGTATTGTTAATATTAAGATTTACTCGTCTAGAATTACTTTCATCTGAAAATGATTCTAATTCTACAAACACATGTAAATCATCCAATACATCATATAAACGCTTAACGTAACTTTTTACAAAAGACGGAACTTCATCTTGTATCACACCCTCATATACAGGGTTACGATATGTATCTAAAAGATTAGATAATAATGACACGCATTCATTAAACAAATCTGTAGCCTCTACAAAGATAACAACATTAGAAGTATCTTCCTCTTCCTCAACTGTCAACATATCTAATACAGTAGATTTATTCCTCTTTTTAATTTTTAAAATACCACACTTAACAAATGTAGCTAAAGTAGATACAAAATCTAAACTAATACCACCACACCTACTCCAAATGTTACGGAAATTACCCATAGACATTGGTAACTGTGATTTAGTAATAGCTATGGAATAAATCATAAAAAGTATTCCATATACCTCATCATTATCAGATAGACCTAACTTCTGACATCCTCTCTTGACCTAAGTCTCAAGGTTCCTATTTACATCTAACTTAACTCTAATTACCATAATCAAAGCCATTGGACAGATAAATTTAATAGGCTATCCCCATGTGTCCCACGGTTATAATTATATATTTATATCTCTAAAAGTCGTAATCCCTCATTCAGAATATTTATTGCTGAGTTTATATCTCTATCATGATGAACTCCACACTCAGGACAAGTCCAATCACGAATATTGAGATTCTTAACTTTAGAATTCTTATATCCACAATTAGAGCATAATTGTGATGACGGATAAAATCTATCTACTTTAGAAATTATTTTACCATACCACTTAGCTTTATACTCTAACATTCGTATGAACTCAGACAAAGAAACATCTTGAAATGATTTAGCTAATCTATGATTTTTTATCATGTTTTTAACTTTAAGAGTCTCAACGCAAATAATATCATAATCTTTAACCAAGTTAGTTGATAATTTATGTAGAAAATCTAATCGTTGATTCTTTATTTTCTCATAAAACCTAGCTACTTTAATTTTATACTTTTGATATTTATTACTACCAAAAATCTTTTTAGACAACTTACGTTGCATCCTAGCTAATTTCTTTTGAGCATTAACAAAATATCTAGTGTTATCTACTTTATCACCATTACTAAGAATAGCAAAGTCTTTTAAGCCTAAGTCTATACCTATATTTTGATTGGTTTTCTCAGAATACTTGATATTGACCTCTGCTGATATACTAGCATAATATTTACCACTAGATGTCTTAGAAATAGTAATATTATTGATTTTAGTTAAACCATCAAACTTACTTTTATCTCTAAATCTAACACAACCTACTTTAGGAATCTTAATTGTACGATTATCAGTATTTAAACTAATTGTGCTACTAACAGTATGATACGAGTTTTTACTTCGCTTTTTAGACTTAAACTTAGGATATTTACCTCTACCATTAAAAAAGTTTTGATATGCACTATCTAAATCTCTAAGAGTTTGCTGTAAAGCAGTCGAGTCTACCAACTTTAACCATGTCTTGTGTTTCTTTAATTCAGTCATAACTCTAGAAGAATGATTATAACTTAAACTAATTCCAAAGAATTTATACAACTTATCTTTAAGATTAAGCATATAGTTATACAATTATCTTGTAGAATTCAATGTACCATTAATCACCCTAATCTGCTCTTTATTTGGATATATCCTAATTTTAAATGTCTTATTCAACGAAGTTACACCTCCCCTCATACTAATAATACTATTTATTATCTATTATTGTACTATAAGAAGTGTAAATTCTCAATATATAATTATAACTATGAAATTTTTGAGAAGATGTTCGTTCAACTAAGTACGCTACCACTTAACCAGCACCACTACGTGCATCTTGTACTTTCATACAAGCACAGACTATATCTTATCCATATCATACTAATATATGACTTAGGCGAAACCACTTCCACTATCAATCACTTATAGTGTACTTCCCTCACGAGGAATAGTCGTTGAATGTTCTCTTTCGAGCTTCACTGCTGATTGTCCATTATTACAGTACTTAGGATTTAACCTTATACCATCTAACTAATTTTTTCTGCTTTCGCCACTATCACGCTCATATCATTATTGGATATCACGTTGTAGTTTAGTTAGCTTTAGGAGTTCCCAGCAATTCAGTTTCTTTGTTGAGCAACTAACAGTTGCTACTACCTACAAGTTTCCCTATAGACTTACTATTTTGTTAAGACAACATTAAATGCTTTCTTAACATCCTTATAAAATGTACCTGACAACTTTTCAATCTCATTATCAGGTACATTCACTTTATCTGACAGGATAAGCTTCAATGTATCACTTAGATACGACCTACCCATAATCTATATCCTACCTATTAAAGAATAACTAATTGACCACTAGAAGCTTTGTCTAAATCTTCAGAAGAAACTTCAAAACCTTGATTCAAAAGCATTGCTCTTGCACGAATCCTGTTACCCATTTGTAACTCACGACCTTCAGACACTAAGCAATAACCTTTACCAGATTTAAATGTCAACATAGATTCAGAAACTTCTTTATCCTCAGACTCTTCGTCCTCGTCTTCATCATCCTCATCTTTGTCATCATCGTCATCATCGTCTTCGTCAGAATCCTCTTGAATTTCTTCTTCGTCTTCATCAGAATCTTCGTCTTCTTTAACTGTTTTGCGTTTTTTAGCCTCTTGAATTTCTTCCTCGTCATCGCAATCTTCACAATCTTCGACAACACCCTCAGCTACACAACGTGAAACGAAAGATTCAGAAACAGTTAAGTTAGAGAATACTTCAACACCATCACGTGTCACAGTCAAGAAACCATCTTCATAAGAAAGAACATCACCATCTTCTACATGGAAGATAGTACCATTAGCAGAAATATCGAAACCTTCAACAACTACAGACTCATTGGCTTTCATTGCTTTTTTGCGATTTTTCTTAGCTTTAGCTTTACCTTTTTTAGCTTTTTTGATATTTTTCTTAGATGCTTTAATTTCAGCGGCAGTCCTACGAACCAATTTATTGCCTTGAACTTTCCACTTTTCACCTTTTTCTTTAGATTTTAAAAGAAGTTTGGCTTTTTTTGCATTGATTTTACGCTTTTTACCACCTTTAAAGGAAACTTTTGCACCTTCCTCTACATCTTCTTCCTCATCATCGAAAAGTTCTTCTACATCTTCAACAACAACTTCATCAGCACTATCAACAAACGCTACGAAATCTTCAGCAGAAACCTCTACTTCTTCCTCACGCAACTCACCATCAGCATCGTAAATATTTACGATACAAGGTTCGCCATTTGTTACCAACTCTACAATCTCATCTTGATTAACTTCATAATCACCTAAAGTTGTATCCTCAGTAGCAAAATAGAAAGAACCCTCATCTACTTCCTCAAACACGTCTGTATTACCAGCGTCTTTTTTGTCAGCATCTTTCAAGGCTTCATTTACACTTTTAACAATGCTAGATACAGTAGATTCAAACAATGCAGAACCAACCTCAATACCTTGCATTTCTAATTCGTCAGCAATCAAATTGCTAAGTTTTCTTACTTGCCTCATTTATCTAGGAATCCCCTTATTAAAATAAATACTATATTAACTATCAATATTATGTCTGACACCCTCTTAGAAAAGAGGTTCCTATTTACATCCAACTTAGCTTCAATTAGAACAATTAAAGCCATTGGTCAAACAAATTTAATAGGCTATCCCTGTGTGTCCCACAGTTATGATTATATATACTATGAACTTAGTACCCTTAATCCTTCATTTAGAATATTAATTGATGCATTGATATCCCTATCATGATATGTACCACACTTAGGGCAAGTCCAATCACGAATACTAAGATTTTTTACCTCAGAATTCTTATATCCACAATTAGAACATAACTGTGATGATGGATAAAACGTATCTACTTTAGAAATAGTCTTACCATACCACTCTGCTTTATATTCTAACTGTCTTATGAACTCACTCAAAGAAGTGTCTAAAAACGATTTTGCTAATCTATGATTTTTCATCATATTTTTAACTTTAACTGTTTCACAACAAACAATATCATATTCTCTCACTAGTCTAAGTGATAATTTATGTAGAAAATCTAATCTCTTATTCTTTATTTTCTCATAGAATCTAGCCACTTTAATTTTGTACTTTTGATAGTTTTGACTACCAAAGACCTTCTTAGACAACTTGCGTTGCATCTTAGCTAACTTCTTTTGAGCATTAACCAAATATCTAGGATTACCTACTCTATCACCATCACTGAAAATCGCAAAATCTTTTAACCCTAAATCTATACCTATGTTTTGATTGGTTCTCTCAAAACATGGGATATAGACATCAGTAGATATACTAGCAAAATATTTTCCACTAGACGTTTTAGAAATTGTTACACTATAAATTTTAGTAATATTACTAAAATCATTTTTATCTCTAAACCTAATACTACCAACTTTAGGAATCTTAATTGTATAATTTTCAATAGATAGACTAATATTCATACTAGTACGATAAGAGTTTTTACTTCGTTTCTTAGATTTAAACTTGGGATAATTTACTTGACCACTAAAGAATCTTGTATAAGCATTATCTAAGTCTTTAAGACATTGTTGTAAAGCAGTTGAATCTACAGACTTTAACCAAATCTTATGCCTCTTTAACTCAGTTAGAACCTTAGAAGATTGATTATAACTTAAATTAATCCCAAAAAACTTATACAACTTTTCTCTAAGATTAAGCATATAATTATACAAATACCTTGTAGAATTAAACGTATCCTCAATCACCCTAATCTGCTCTTTATTAGGATATATCCTAACTTTAAAACATTTATTCAACGAAGTTACACCACCTCTTCTGTACTAATAATCTATCTTAATATCCATTATTGTACTATAAGAAGTATAAATGCTCAATATATAATTTAAACAACATAATTATATTTGTCAGAATGTACACAATACATAAAGTAATGTGTATTATGTATAATGCTATACTATTATAAACCTAAAGTCTTAGCATCTCGCCTAGCTTGAATAGATTTTCTACGTTTAGTACATGCTTCATCAGTATGTGCTTTCTTACGTGCTTCAGCCAAAGCTTTAAGCTGTGCAGATGTAACGTGTTTACGTTCACCCCTACCAACTTTCTCTACTAACTTACCATCTTTATAAGCAGTATACTTTTTACCCTTAGCATGAGCCTCAGAAACAATCGCAGAATGAGTATGACTACCATTACCACCACTAACAAGATTACTATATGTACGTAACCTCTCTTCCAACTCACTTAGGTCATCTTTAGCCAATAAACCATTACGCACGTAACTACGTAATGCATCTAACTTACTATCGATATCGTCTTTAGATTTTAAATTGAAAGTAACATTAACATTATTATTCTTTCCCCACACGTTAAGGAAATGCCCAAATTCGGAGTACAACCACCTAACTGGTTGACCACCACCAACACCACCTAATAATGTAGGAGTATCATCCCCATAAGGAGAATTTGTAAATCTCATTAATATTAACCTTTCTATCTATATAAGATATTAACCTCTCATGATATTCCAATAGCCAAAACCACCATCTTCCAATCGTTGCTCTAGCTCCTGTTTATCTGTATTACCCTCATTTATCAACTCATCAGATTCAATCTCAAATACACCACTACTGATTTTATACTTAGAACGTATACGTCCCTCTGTAATCTTAACCATAGCAAGTGTATAATCACGAATCCACTGTCTCCAAAACGAGTTCTTAGCTATATCTTCAAAAGTATTACTAGACTTAACATACTCTACTGTTACAAGTCCACTGAAACCATCAATATATAACTTATTATCTGTAGGGTCTAAGTACCAATCATTTGTCATCAACATATTCATCTCAGACATAGCACCAGAAAAGGCAACATAGTTGTAAATACCTTTAAGGTCTCCACCATTACCTAATGCTTGCATACCACGATACTGACACAGTTGATTACAAATATCACATCCACCAAGACTTAGGTTACATCCACCACCATCTCTATCAGGATTTGCAACCAACTCAGCATTACTGTTACTAGCACCACTACCAACACCATTATATATCTGCCTAACAGCTTCCATATCATACCCTGTAACATCAACTACACCATTAGCAACATTAAATGTCGCTAAATAAGGTAATGATACTTTACTCTCACATCTCCTAGTAGAAAAATCTATTAATCTATCAATTTGACGTTGAGTGATATATAGAGTGATTACAGGATAACCTAAAGCGACCATGCAATCCTCTATGATATCTCGTCTCTCTTTTGAAAGTGATTCCATGTAGTCATTGCTAAATGAACTACTATCTACAAGTAAATTATCATCAATTCTACTCATGACTACTCACCTTTCAAAATGTTATTTTTTGTTTTGAGCAGATAAAATCATTTCTTTAACATCTGCTTTTTTATTAACACTATCAGCATCTACACCAATTTCTTTTGCTGTAGCTTTTAACTCTTTAAGTGTTAATGTATCAAGAAAATCAGCTGTGAGTTTTTTTACCTTTTCTACTTTCTCAGTAACTTCATTCACAGTATCTTCTACAACGTCACTAGCAATCTTACCTGCATTATCAGATACTGATTTAACAGCATCTTGTGTTTTAGTAGAGATATTTTTAACACCATCTACAACACTATCAGCTACTTTAGAAACATGACCTTTTAATTCCTCTTTAGCTTTATTGATATCGTCCAAAGTTCGTTGAGATAAACCAAGTTCCTCAGAATTTTGAACGATAATACCAGCCCTAGCATATGGTCTAAAGAAACCAACTTTATCAATGCTATCCAAAGGTTTTGCTTCTTCAGGTTCAAAAACCAAAGTGCCATTATAATTATAATCAGGAATACGGATTGTGTTTTTAGTTGTATTTTTTAACTCTAATCCCATTATATCTCCCATTCTTCATCTAATGTAAAATAAAGGATATATAGGAATACTTACATAGAATTCTTCCCATACATCCTCAGTAAACATATACCAATCTACAAAAACTAAATTAATATACCCACTCTGTTATTTTACAAACTCTAAATTTAATATATCCACTACTATATATAGGTAACATTAAATTTATTCTATGTTTTTATGATTACACCACACATATGTAGCCTGACCGCAATCATATACAGGTAAATACCCTCTATTAAGAATTAATTCTTCATTAGAAGTTCCTTTACCATGACTTTCTTTAAATAGTCTATCATACCCTTGCATACGCAACAAGTTATCAGTAATATGTCTATTTTCTTTAACACTATACCAATGACAAGATGGACTATTTATAGTATCTATTTTAAACCCTAACATATCATACACTTTACCACTAAATTTAGATGTATCACAATATGAAACAATACTATTAGGTTTATAGTTATCTACAAAATACTTAAATAACTTCTCAGCACCACCTACTACGTTGTAATGTGAACAATAACGTAACAACTCATACTCACAGTTTTTATTGAAACGTGATTTACCAAATGTCATTAATGACACTAATTGATTATTATGATATAAACCTAAGCGAATTTTCTGCCATCTACAAGTCCCTTGTAAATGATACATATCTAAATATTTATTAGTATCTATATCGTTAACTACCCTAACATCACAATTTCTAGCATATACTGTATCCCTATGTTTTAATAGATTGATAACCTTATCAGTATCATCCCAATCAAACACATGTATTACATTATAACCACTATCTCTAGCTAACTCGGATTTATCTCTGTGATAATTAGTATCTATCCTATTTTTACCATAAGGATTGAAATGTGTATTATGCGTTGCTGTAGGATTTATCTCAATTAAAGTATTTCCTACTTTAAAATCATAGGAATATTTTTCTAATAAAAACTCACGCTCATAAACAATACCAACGTCATCTAGAAGTTTAGCAAAAGACCTATTATAACTACTATCATTACCTTTATATTTACCACTAAAAACTAAACAAGTATAGTCAACCCCATAGCGTTTCCTATTCGTCTCAATCGTCTTACGTTTTATTTCATCCGACTGTGCTGGACGCTCAACACCATATTTTTCAAGATTACTTTCTTTTATATGTTGTTTAACAATATCAGACTGATTAGGATATTCAGTACCATACTTTTCTAAAGAAGTAACCCTAGACTTATCCATTACCTCTTTAGACTGCATTGGGTAATCTACACCTAAATTTTTACGATTAGATTTAACAATCTTACTCTTAATAATAGTTGATTTAGATGGATTATCTACATCATATCGTTCTAAATTTGTAGCCTTAATCTTCTCCTTAACTACTTCAGCTTGAAAAGAACACTCAACACCATACTTTTTAAGATTTGTAGTTTTTATTTTTTCCTTAACAACATCTGCTTGTGCTGAATACTCTACCCCATACCTCTCTAAATTTGTTTTCTTTACTTTTTCATATATCTCTCTAGACTTAGCGGCATTGTCAACACCATATCTAGCTAACAAAGTCTCCTTACGTTTAGATAACTGTCGTAATTTCTCTTCATCTGACATTAACTTACCTTTTACAAACCCATCGGGTATAGCATCACCATCAATGAATTTTCTATTGATAACACCATTATTATAGAATGTACCTCTACCCCTAAGACTAACTTTACCTACACCACCAGTCCTACTGACTTTTACTTTTTTCTCTTTTTTAGGTTTATCTACCTTTGGTTTTAATATCTTACCATTAGTAGTACCATATCTCTCTAAATTGGTTTTCTTTACTTTTTCTTTTTGAGATTCAAGACTTTGTGGATGCTCAACACCATACTTTTTAAGATTAGTCTCTACAATCTTATCATACACATCTTTAGATTGTGCTACATTAGAAACACCATACTTCTCTAATGTAGTCTTAATTCTTTTAGCATTACTCTCAGCCTTTTGCTCAACAGTACGTGGTAACATACCTAATACAAACCCCTCAGGTTGCTCTCCCTCAAAATATCGTTTAGCTACAACACCATTATTATATGTTCTCTTACCTTTACCACCCCATAAAGATTTTTTATCTTTAGTATTGTCCTCACACATAATTTAATCACCTCTTAAATCTAACCTCTTTAATCTAACCTCTTTAATCTAACCTCTTTAATCTAATCGCCTCTTAAATCTAACACAAAATATAACACCTTATAACTAAATTATACACTATTCGCATAGCAAAATCAATAAAAAGAAAAGAGGTGCAGAATTAACTACACCTCTTTGAATGGATATATTATTTAGTTTTGTATTTATATACAGTCATGTTTACTGATGACTTATAGCTTAAACTATCGACTAGTTAGCGGCTACTTGTTTATTATCTACCAAAGTCAAACGATGATACATGTATTTATTTACAGCCTTTTTGGCATAAATTGTACAGAACCCCCTCTGACTTTTAAAATCTGCATCCACTAATAACTGTGAAGCGAAAAGCGGTAAATAAGGAGCGTAGACGTATCCCGCTTCTATAAACATCTCACCTTTAGCACCTACCAAGATTTCATTATCAGGGTAGTAAGGATTTTTATATACTTTATATTTTTCATCCAAGATACCTACCAAGTGTGGGCCACCAACGATACCATTTGTAGATACACGTTTGAAGATTTCACGTACTTGACCGATATTTGTGTTCAAGGATTCAATGTATGTAGCGGCATTTTTACCACAGATAATAAATGTAGCTTCATAGCGTTTAGTGTTACCAAGAATTGTATTGGACGCATCATTGATAGCATTAAACAATGTAGCTTCATGTGTTTTAACGTCTTGACCTTTATACTCAGGAAGTTTATTCCAAGTAGATTGGCTACCAGCAATTTTTAACAAGTCTTGCATACCTTTTGTTACGAGTATAATCGTTTCCATTATACCCTTCTATGACTTTCACCATAGAGCAGACTATATCTTTATGTACTTACTTAAACGATGCTTAAAATCATCTATAGAACATATCCAATCTTCATCAACATAAGTAATTATATTACCACTATCAATTACGGATTGTATTTTAGCTTTGTTTTTATCATCTGACTCAAAGTCTTTAGGTTTTACCTCTAAATAAACATCATGTAGAGGAAGATATAAATCAACAATGTAATTTCTAAATCTTCCTTCATAGTAATATTTGAATACTTTTGTTTCATACTCAAACTTAACACCTAAAGAATCTAAGAACTGACAAACTACCTTTTCATAAGAACTTCTAACATATAAAACATAACCATTTAATTCACATCTCACATTCCTATCCCTACGAGAATTAACCCACTCATGACAAGACCATAAACGTCTAGAAACTTCTGATTTACGTTTAAACTCAGCTTCAGTACTATTACCAATATGCTGTCTCTCACGCATCCAATCTCTTTTATTTTCCCACAAATAATTTAAAGTTTTAGACGGATTAAGATTTCCACTCTCATGCTGTTTCTTAGCTTTAGCACTTCTAAAAGATTTAACACTTTCTTTAGAACCTATTGCTAATCCAACATCCACTCTAACCTTTTGTAAATACTCACTCTCTGTAGGATAACCTTTATAAGTATTTCTAAACTCTTCTAATGTGATATTATGTTTTTTAACTAGATGATTATTTGTTATCATCTTATATTTCTTATGACATATAGGACATTCTATATGTAATTTTAAACCATCTTTTGTACACATCTACCATTTCCATTTAAGGGATTCTCACCCACTCACTAGAGCCGTACTCCTTTTGATAATTTTCATTATCTACTCACAAACTATGTTGCTTTCGGATAGTCGTTGAACTTTTCCCTATTAAGGACTTAGCGGCTGATTATCCATTATTACAGTACTTAGGACTATACACCCTTTGTATAGCTTTTATTTCACCTTATACTATCTAACTAATTTTTTCTGCTTTCGCAACTCTCACGCTTACCCATATTTCATGATTACGTTGTAGTTTAGTTAGCTTTAGGACTTTCCAGCAATTAAATAGATTAATTTTTCGCACATATCACTATGTACGGAGACTATGTATTACTAAGCTACTAACAACATAGTAGCATTATAACCTACGTTAATCTCATTGTCAATTTCGTAACCAATTTCACCACTCGTAGCTTTTAGGATAACTGTATCCATATCTAAGCCGAATGACATTTTTAACTTTAATATTACGTACTAATCGTTTCCATTAGTACTCTCATACTTTCATATGAGAATAGACTATATCATGTACCTAAAACAGGCACCCTAGCACTTCCATTTAAGGGATTCTCACCCACTCACTCGAGCCGTACTCCTTTTGACGAATTTCACGTCTATACACAATGATTTTATTTTCTGACGTATCATTGCTTCAGGATAGTCGTTGAAGTCCATATGATTTATATCTCATACAAACCTGCTGATTACCAATTATAAACAGTACTTAGGACATATTTCATCGATATGCTTTTATTTCACCTTATACCATCTGTGAACTTGTTTCTGACTTTCGTCTCCCATAATTAGGCATCACAGCTTTACAGCTTTTCAGCAATTCACTAGGTTATTCAAGACTCTATTACTAGAATCATGCGACTTAAAAATGTAATCTAAAAATTACATTTTATGCAATTTTATCGTATGCAACGTCAAACATATATCTTACATTACTTTACAACACGTTACATTGTAAATCTTATAATCTCTTACAAGAATAGACTATATCACTACCATATCTTTTAAAGACTTAGGTACTCTATTTTTCCATTTAAGGGATTCTCACCCACTCGTTTGAGCCGTACTCCTTTTGACGAATTTCACGTCTACTCATAGTTTACACTACTCTCGGATAGTCGTTGAAGTAGTAATTAAATCAAGTAATTTATCTTTATTATCTAAATAATCTTCACCTACATATAATATATTACAACCACTATCTAATACACTTTGAAACTTAGCCTTGTTTACATCTGTACCCTGTAATTTATCAGGCTTGATTTCTAAATATAAATCGTAATCTTTTAAGTATATATCAGGATAATAAGAATGATAACTCCCATTAAAATAATACCCAAATCTTTTAAATTCATACTCATAATTAATACCCAACTCACTAAGCAATGAACAGATACTAACTTCATATGAACTCTTTAGCTTTATTGTATTACCATAACAATCAATGTAATCAACCCACCTAGACTGACTATCAAATGCCTTACGTACAAACTCAGGGTCTTGCCACAAACGTAACATATTTTTAGACCTCTTAGCTTTAACATCTGGTCTCTTATTTGATTCTAACATTCTAGATACTTTTTCTTTTTTATAAGCATCATCCATCCAAACTTTCTTTGAATGTTCTCTACACAGTTCTCTAAAAGTCTCATCACTATGATGCTTACGAATAGCATTAACTCTCTTTTCTCTGATTTTTTGAATCTTTCCATTGCATCTTAGAACTCTCAGACCTATGTTTTCTGAAAGACTCATCACTCATTACTTTCTTTTCGTTAATGCTTTTTAATTTTATATGATTTTCACATTCAGTAGGAATATCACCAAACTTCTCCCTAAAGGAAGATATATTTAAACCATGTGTCATCATATGCCCACCTGTTATCTTTTTGTAATGTTTTCCACAAACAGGACAGACAACATAATCAACACCCTCTACTTTATCCATAATTACCACCTGCTGATAATCTATTTTAATACAAACCCTTAGCAATATGATACAAACTCTGTACCAAGTTATATTATACCATATCTTTTATTTCAGCATAGGTCATGTTTTACCTTGTTTCTGTTTTTCAACTCTTTATATTAATATAAAGCGTAAAACCTTTAAGACTTCCCAGCAATTAATAGAGTTATTCAACACAGAATTTCTTCTATGCAGCCGCATATATGTTTACGGATTTTAATTTACGTGGACGAGCAACTACAGGCTCAGAAACTACACGCACGTCAACTTGGTCTACAGGAGCATCGAAACTATTTTGGTCATAATCAAAATCAGCTTCCAAATGAGTAACTGTTACACCAGTCAATGTAATCTCACCAGTAACATAATCAACAGTACCAGCACCTAAACCAGTACTTGCTGTATCAGTGATAGTACCTTTTTTACCAGTAGCATCAGGAACATCAATCAACTCTGAACCGATTTTATCAGTAGAAGTCAAACGGAATGTACCAGGTTTAATAGGAGTATGCAATACTTTTTGAGATACTGCATTAGAAGTGATTGTCAATGATTCACCACTTACGTGTTCACCACTATAATCACCACCAACGAAACCACGTTGAGAAGAAATCATATCAGTACCAGCTTTAATAGCACCTTTATTATTACCATAAGTGAATTTCAAGAAGAATACTTGTCCATTCCTACGGTCAAGAGGTTGAACTGACACGATATCATTCGCACTTTAATATTACGTACTAATCGTTTCCATTAGTACTCTCATGCTTTCACATGAGAATAGACTATATCACACCCTATATTATAGGGGTACACTATTTCCATTTAAGGGATTCTCACCCACTCACTAGAGCCGTACTCCTTTTGACGAATCTCACGTCTATACACACATATTTATTTTAATGCCCTATGTGCTTCAGGATAGTCGTTGAATTACAATCTATTTATTAATGATTTTATGTAATCGATATTATTATATTCACCATCACCAACATAAAAGATTTGATATCCTTTATCTCTTACTGAATTAAGTTTTATAATATTAACCTCATCTGACTGAAAACATTTAGGTTTTACTTCTATAAAGGTATTGTAATCTATTAAGTAAAAATCAGGTACATATACTCTAACAATACCATCAAAGAAATATTTGAATTTTATATCCTCATACAAAAAATTAATATTTAAAGTATTAAGGACTTTAGCGAATTCCATTTCCCATGTACTCTTAAAAGTATAATCAATACCACCAACATTACAACTAATGCTCTTGCCAAGTTTACCATCTATAACCATGTTAGCGGCATTTAATGTCATCTTTAAACGATACTCAGGATTTTCCCACATCTTAACTAATCTATCATGATGTAACTTTCTAACCCTATCAGTATTCAAAGAATCCCTAATTAACTCAGACTGCTTAGACCTAAAATTAGAATCAGACCACATCTTTTTAGAACTAACTGAAACAGCTTTGTTATGTCTTATAACAAAATCCTCATCTAACCAAGCCTTAGCACCATTCCTACTTTGAGTTGCTTTACCCTCTTCAGAAGTATACCACTTTTTTCTTTTTTCTCTACATGAAGTTGTATTAACAGACTCTTTAGTTTTACTCTTTATCCTATCTCTAACAACCTTACATGTTGTTTCACAATTAGGATAATTAGTTTTAAAGTCTTCAAAAGACATACCATGTTTACCTTTAATATGTCTAACCAACCTCTGCCCCCTATGACCACATATAGGGCACTCTACAAAGTCAATATCTTTAATCATAATAAATATATTATAACTGCTAATTACCAATTATTGCAACACTTAGGACTATATTTTACTATAGCTTTTATTTCACCTTATGTCATCTAACTAATTTTTTCTGCTTTCGCCACATTCACACCTACCCTTTCGAGTTATGTTGTAGTTTAGTTAGCTTTACGGACTCCTAGCAATTAAGTGTATTTTCTTACTCTCATTACTGAAAATAAGGACTACGAACAAATATTTTTATTCACCAATCAAATTAGGCATTACTGCTGTGATAATATCAAACACGTTGGAAGTGAATGTATTAACCATAGAAATGTCAGTACCTTCGTGAATAGCTGTACCATTCATCATACGACCTTTGGTCATTTCTAATTCAGATTTTGTGTTTTCAAGCAACAAAGAAAGTTGAGTTGCTTCTACATCGGAGTAACCCTCTACATGTTCTTTAACTACATCTGTATATGCACTCCAAGATTCCAACAATGGACGATATTGTTCGTAAATATTTGTTTTCATATGTTAAATTATTTTCCCTTAAAATAAAATTTATACTAACTTATATAATAATGAATACTAACCCCTACGATTAGAGAATAACTCACCAACTCTAGGTTTAGTATTTACGATATTCTCTTTTCTAACACGGGAAGATTCATTAACAATTTGAGTATCTACAATAGAATTTTTAAATGTATTCATACTATTGTTATTACTCATAGATTCACATATAGAATACACATCAGATTTATTAAAACCTACAGGCAACTTTGATTGAACTGATTCTACTGTTAACCCATAATTACCAGCAATAACTGAAATTAAATCATGTTTGATTGATTTATTTACAGCTTTGATGGAATTATAAGATTCATCAAGTGAATCAACCTCACCACAAAGTTTTCTAATTTTTGCCTCTAAATCTTTAATCTTCTGTTCGTATTCTTCAATTTGGTTATCTCTCCTATCAATAGCAGATTGATAACCACCCTCAACACCATCTAACTCTTCAGTCAATGACTGTACATCTGTTTTTAAAGCTGTGATTGTATCTTGCTGTGCTTGAATTAATGCATCTTTCTTATTAATATCAGTAACAGCTAATGCAATCTCATCATAAGCTTCAGATAATTCATTTTCTAATTTGTCTTTATCTTGTGAAAGATTTTTATTATCCTCACCTAAAGACTTATTAGTTTTTAAACTCTCATCTAGCTTACGTTCTAACTCTCTATTAGATGTAGTCAAACCCTCTTGAATTAGAGAAGTATTTTGATACTTTAATGCCTTGCAGGCTTCCTCAATAGAATTTAACTCATCTAAATCAGACTGTAACTCATCAATCTCATTTTGCAACTCAATAATCTGTGCATCTTTCCTTGCAATAGTGTCTTTTAGGCTTTCAACTTCAGATTGTATCTCGACCTCTTTATTCTTAGAGTCTTGAAGTACATTTGAAATTTTATTTAGAGCATTGTCTAAACTTTGTTTCAAACCCTCATTCTCTTTTTCAAGAGATTGTTTTTGAGCCTTAATAGATTGAAGTGTTCGCTGTAAAGTATCAATTTGTGATTCACTATCATCAATAACCTCAATAGTGTCTCCGTCATCTACAACAGCTTCATCACGTTTAGCAACGATTATATCCTCAACACTTTCAAGCAATAACCTCTCAGGTGTTAAGTCATAACCATCAATGCTATATATAAAGGACTTAATATTTTTAAAGTCCTTTTCATCACACTCTTTAATAATTTTAAAAAGAGCGTTATGAACATTTGTCTCTAGTGCCTGTTTTTCAACTACACCCTCAGTTACAACATCATTAGGACGTGCAGACTGAACAGACGGAAATGGAACAGCATCAAAAGTAATAAAATTATATTGATTTTCATCTACCTCAATATAATCCTTACGTTGATGTAATGCACCACCAGCCCTAGAGGAGTAGCCGATAACACCACCAGCCTCATATAATGTATTAATGATTCTACCAAAAGGAGTATCAAGAATATGTATCTCACCAAAAATTTGATTAGATTGTGGCACTTTCCACATCTTAGCAATTCTGTGAGAAACCCTCTCAAAATCTACTTCCATCCTATCAGCGGGGTGATTAGCCTCACCATATAGAGTATTATACATTAACTGTTCTGTTACGTATGGACTAGCAAGAACATTATCCCATAACTTCTCAGAATACTTTCTACCATTCCTATTTAGAGAATCCCACTCAGCAAGCGGCCCTCTAATTACCCTTAGAACAGAATTAGAGGTAGAATCCGTAGGTACATTACTCTCATACACACTCCTATCAAATACAGAAATATCTGATAAGTATGTCTTTTCACTATTATTCATGCTTGTACCTTAATACCCCCAAAGTAACAATAAAACATTATCAACTAGCAACTTACTAGTTAACAATATGTATAAAATTGAAATACAAAATCTACTTTTAAGGTCTATAATGTACACCAATTTATATTACTTGAAAACATTATTACCATAAATATCTGCATGATAGACCATTAAAAGAAAAGGGAATATACAAAATGTGCATATTCCCTCATATTGTACATATTGATATATAATATGTACTAAAAATATTTATATGTTTAAGTGAAATTAATCACCATTACCCTTAAATACCACATACCTATCTTGTTTCTTAGCGAAAGAGTCAATAGCACTCATATATGAAATATCTCTCTTACTAGTCAATACCCAAATAATCCTATCTCTATACTTCTTTAACCATTTTTGATATGTAGGGTCTGATACAGTCCTACTAGCAGTAACAACACAGTCAGATAAGATAATAATAGAGTCTGGGTTTTTAACCTTCTTCATCATTGCATGGACACCAGGTACAATGTCTGTACCACCTTCAGCCTTAAACTTCATTAATTCAGCTTTAAGTTTAGTACCTTTACACTTAACCATACGCTTAACACACTCAGCGGCACTCCAAGCCTCAAAAGGTATGATGTAGAATAATACATTCCTCATCTGTTTATCAGCCTTAATCATTGCATCCATTTGCATGATAACCTTTTTGAACGCACCACTACCCATAGAACCTGAGCAGTCAATCAAAACAGCAACTTTAACCATCTGTGTTTCAATATCTTCCCTACCAGGAGGTGCGTCTTCGATACGTTTATTAATCATGTTAGGATTCATAGTAATACGTTGACCTAATGCTTTTCTGAAAAGTTTTTCTAATTTAGCTTTCCAATCAGCAACCATACTATTACCTTTAAATAGTGTAGTCATTGTACCAGCACCAAAGTCTTTATAGTTGTCTAAAGATTGTTGGTTAGTGTTAGCTAATGTCTCATCTTTATCTAACTCCTCTTGCATACGTTTAGCGGCTTCCCTAACAATCTTATCAACAACACCCTTACCATCAGTATCATCTAAATCATTGCCTTTAGTGTCATGTGCTTTCTTGAAATCATCATTAGGTTTATTGCCTTTTTCAGCTTTATCACCTCTACTACCACTACCA